GACCGTCTTGGCGTTGACTTTGACGACATTTGCCTCGACTCCGATGAGGTACTTCGGCCGAACCGCGTCAGTGAAGCGCACGCGGTCTCCGGGCTTGTAACTCGCAGCCGCGATCTGAGCGGCCACGCCTCGGCGCGTCTTGAAAGCGTCGTAGATCGCGCGCTCATCGCCGTCAAACTCACCGTTCAGGATTGCGGTGAGTACGGCCGTGAGTGAGGGAGTGGTAGCCATCGCGGCTACCACTCATCCTCTTCGTCGTACTCGCCGTCGCCCCATCCGTCGTACTCGTCGTACTCGTAGTCGTCGTAGACGACCGGGACGGTGTACGGAGCGTCGATCATCTTGATGACCGTGTAGCGACAGGTGCGCATCTTCTGCGCATCGCACTCGGTCGGGACCGACACCACGTCGCGGGGGTTGACGTGGACCTCCAGCAGCGCGCCCTGCGCGAAGCCGTTGGCGTAGGCGTAGGTGCCGACGTGGAGACCACGCGAGCAGCCGACAGCCGGATCGAACGTCACTTCGGAGCGGGGCATTTCGACCGTCGCGCCGAGGGGGTTCGGGACGTTGCCGTTGTGGACTTCGCCGTTCACGATCGCCTTGCCGCTCATGATCGAGAGCAGTCCTTCGTCCGTCTTGCGCACGCCCTTGTAGCCGACGATCATGCCGTCCGGCGTGATGGTGAAGCCCTCGCCGCGCTCGTTCTGGCGCTGCAACCACGCGAACAACTGCTCGCGGGAGTGCTCGGAGGGATTGGTCTGGACGTTCTCGAAGAACGCGACCAGCGGGCGATAGTCCTCGATGTCGCTCTCCATGAAGCGGAGAATCTGCTCCGTCAGAGGCGATGCGATTTCCTCGCCGTCGAAGTAGAGCCGTCCGTTCGCCATGGTGACACGCTCGGACAGCCGCTCGAACTTCTTGACAGCAGCCTCGGCCAGGTCAAACAGGTCGAGAATGCTCTCGTCGCCCTCGATCGCTCCCGCAACGATCTTGTCGAAGTTGGGATGCGAAGAGTGGGCGACTCTCACCGTGCTTGTGCCCGGAACGAAAACGACGATGTTCGACTCGTCCTCATCGCCCACGAGCGTGAAGGTGATGCCTGGGGTCATGCTTGTCCTTTCGTCGTCGGTGTCGCTCTCGAAGTCCGAGAAGCGATCTGACTCTCTGCTGTAGTTCGTTTCCATACCCTCATTATCGGTGAGGGACGCCGATTCATCAATCACCCTATCGGGGGATTCTGCTTCCGCGACCGCATCGAGCGTGTCGAGGAATCGGCCGAAGCCGAGTTTCTTCATCCAGCGCGGTCTCACGCTGCCACGTCCTTTCGGGCCTGCGCGACGGCCTGAGCCGCCGCGTAGACGGTGTTAAGGTATAGGTAGCTGTGTTCATCGTGTTTCGAGGGGGAGTAGCCGTAGCCGCTGAAAAGGATCAGGGGGTAGGCCACCAGCGGGTCGGGGGTCTTGGACTTGACATCGTTGTACCAGCCGTCAAGGTACACTCCGAATTTGTTGCGCGCCGTGCTGTAGGCAGTCACGTTGCGCTGAGACAACTCGATGCCACGTTTGACAGCGGGGTCCTTGACCCTGAGGGGATCGAGACCCTTCAACTTCGCTGCCGAGTCGCGGTGTGCATGCTGGAACGCAAACGCTTCCTTGTCCTCTTCGGACTGCGCCGCTTCCCACGCTTGAGCGTTTGCCTTGGCCTGCGCGTCAACTTCGACGGCCATGGGGAAGTCACGCTGGAACTTGGGGATACGGTTCTCGCTCAGGGCGACGATCGTGCCCACGTTGCGATTGACTACGCCGGTCTGTAGCGCCTTGTTGCCGCTCAGGTGATACTGATTGCCGTGCATCCAAATGACCGGCTTGGACGTGTCAATGTCCGCAGCCTGGACCTCCATCTGTGTGCCGTCCACGATCGCCGTGTAACTTCCGCGCGGTCGGCCGAGTCCAGGGACCTCGGGGCGATGATCCTTCGGAATCTCCATCGCCTCAACATCGTCCCACTGGTGGATCGAACCGTTGAGCCAGAAGCGCTCATCGGTTGAGAGCGTGTCCACGAACACCATTGAGCCGTGGTCGAGACCCTTCGAGTGGAGCCAGAGCGCGATCTTCTCGCGCTTGACCGGCGAGAGTTGCTTCGCCGTGAAGCCCTCAAACCACATCTTCGAGTCGGTGAAATCGATGGACCAGGAACGATCGCCGTTGACCTTGGCATAACGCCCACCTGAGTACAGGAAGCTGCGCTTGCTCTCTTTCGGATCGTTCATGCCATGGCGGTCAATGACCATCTGGCCGTCCGGTCCCTTGACCTTGGGCGTCCGGTCGAAGCGAAGCGGGACGACCTTGCCCTTGAAGTGAGCATCGCCCTTGAAGCCAAGGTCGCGGCCCATCTGCAATAGATTCACGGCCTCGGCGGCATCCTTCGCCGCTGCAACCTGCTTCACCACGGCCGCGTCCCTCGCCTTGGCAACGCCGTCGATGATCGTCCGCAGAGCCTCGCGGGTCTGCTTCGTCGCCTGCAAAGCCTCGCGGCTCGGCGTGAAGGCAACCTCACCGATGCCGACAAAGGCAACGATGTGATAGCGGTTCGAGTAGGAGCCGCCGTAGGTCGGCACTTCCACGTCGTCCAGGAACGGGTAGGCCACGTTGCCCATGACGACGACATTCTTGTCCGAGTCGCGCGTCAGGAGCAGGGTCTTGTCGTCATTGAGCCAGAGACCATCGATGCGCGACGGAGCCTCGCCGTTGACGAGAACCGTGCCGTCCTTCCAGAACCGGAAGAACGATGCGCTCTTGGTCTCGAATCCGTTGTGCCGCTTGACCGGCACGATGATTTCGGTGCCCTGCTCCCGATCGTCGGCTGTGTCGGACACGATGGTCATGCTGCCTGCTCCATCCTCGTCGCGCGAGACCAAGACCTGAATCGTCCGGCCTGCCTTCGTGGACGTGACCGTGAACTGGTCCGAGTAGGTCAGGGCAGACTTGCAGCCGAGACCAAGCATGCCGATAACATCGTTGCTCGCGCGCTTCGTGCTCGTGCCGTAGCGCGAGTAAATCTCGCGAATGTCCTCGGCGTTGAGACCTGTGCCGAAGTCGCGGATCTTGAAGAACGGAGAGAGTGCCGTGGGGAGACTAATTTCGATCGGTCGGCTCACGCCTGCCTCGACGTGGGCATCCAGCGCGTTGGTCGCATACTCGCGGATCACGGCCATTTCCGTGTCGGAGTAGAGGTCCGTCAGGACGCTCATGATGTGGGACAGCGCGGACTCGTCGATGGACATTTTCACGTCCTCGCCCTGTACGTTGCTCGCGTAGTCCCTCACGCGGGTCTGTGGCTTCATACGGTGGTGCCTCCTGTGTTTGTGGATGATTCCATACACTCATTATCGGCTATGGATCGGACGACTGCATCCCCCGAAAGGGTAGTCTTGTGCTCCTGCCAGATCCGATCGAACCATGCGCCGAACGAATCGCAGTCTGCCTCCATCCCTGTCCGGCGTCCGGTCTCGCGGCGCTGCCTCTCGTCCGTGCCGTCGCGGTAGCGCTGTACGTGCCGCGCTTCGTGCGCCAGCGTCCGAATGAACGAGGCATCCGTCACCACGATGAGGTACTGCCAGCGCCAGCGCTGTAGACCCTCGGTACTCGCGATGCTAGGGATGCCGTTGTACGCCCGTCCTAGCGTCCGCCTGTTGCCGTCGCGCTTGACGTGGACGATCACCCTATCCAGGTCCGTATGGCGCGCTAGGAGCCGCAGAGCGGCCACCACGGTATTGTCAGGGATGCGGCTTGTGTTTCGTGAAGGCAACCCTTCCGCCTGTCACGCGCACGACGCGATGCTTGCGCGACCGTCTAGCCAAGGTCACGCTTCCATGCTCGCTCGCCCTGTCGCTTCTGAGACCGCTTCGCCTTGTCCTCGGCCTTCGCCTGCGACCGTGAGCGGGAGCCTGCGGCCCATCACGTAGAACTTGCCGGGTTTCGTTCTCTTCTGCATGCCCTCAGTATCGGATTCCTGGCGACCAGCACCATCCCCCTTTCGAGGGGTCTCAACGGGGGTAACTAGATCGAGCGCTTCAAGGGGTCACCTAGTGGCCTCTCTCATCCTCGGCGTTGGTGCCGCTGCCCTGGGTGCTTTCGATTTTCTGGCTGATCTTCCCCTCACGGTTGGCCTTGCTTCTCTGGCGAGAGCCGCTTCGGTTGTGGTCTGGATCAACTCTGTACTCTCATTATCGGCAATTCCGTGGGCTTTTCAATCACCCGTTTGAGTGATTCTCGACGCAGGCGGTGAACGAGACCTAACTCGCGCTCAGTCCGCGCGTCGATAGCGCGGTGGCCGAGGATTGCCACATGCCACCCTGTGACCTGCGCCGAGGCAAGAGGCATCCTGGCGGGAAATCGTGGGCAGTCGTAACCTGCCGTGGATGCTCCCGGAGGACCCAGCGATGGCTGGTCAGTCTCCAAGCGATACGGTGATTCGCAACGCGCCAACGTCGCGCGCACGATCCTCGGATGCCTCTTGTCTCGGCTGAGCCCGAAGCTCATGGGAGTCGCTTGCGATCCCCGGTACCCGCAGGTCCGGGGCACGGTTTCACTAGTAACCGGCCGCTGTCCTAGGTGCTCAGCGTCCGCAAGCGCTCCCATCAGCCTCGGGGAAGGTTGTACGGCGATCCAGCCGCGTCCGCTGTGAGTGTTCCGGGCGCTTGCCCCACTCCTATCGCCGTGACTTATCGATCGGCTGCGGCGCTCTCGCGCGCAATCCCTTGATCGAGTGAAAGTTTGCGGAGGATCTGTGTGGGCCGTGTACGGTCCGCCACTGGCGTATCCACGGTCTCAGCCTCCGCAAAGCGACCGCCCTGTCCCAGGAGCGCGCGGACGGGCGCGCTCAGATCCCGGGCAAGATCGTTCCGGGACAGGGCTTCCTTGAAAGCTACGAGGGACGCGCAGGGGCATGCGATCGCACGTCTACGGCCCTCGAAGAGAGTGACGCGGCGTCCCGATGCCCATGGGAGCGACCCATAGAGACCGAGAACAGCCGCCGCGCTGCGCGCATGGCGAGGGGGATCTAGTATCGCGGGGCGAGCCGCCGTCAGAGGCTTACGAGGCATGACGCGCGTGGTACCCGGAGTGAGTAGAGTGCCCTCCGTAGCGCAGACTTGTTGGCCTACCGTGGCAACGGATCGATGCAACTCCGATGCGCCGCGTGTCCTGGTGTACTGTTGCCCACGCGCCAACGCTCATTAGGCCGTTGGTAGGCCGGAAATTTCGCGCGTTCGGGAATCGAACCCGACGAGAGCCAGTCGCGCGAGAGCCTGCTAGGGGTAGTAGATGACTGCGCCGCCGTACTGCGCAAGTTCGTTCGCCTTGCCGTCCAACTCGGTTGCACCGATGCCGTGATCCTTCGCAATCGCGAAGATCGCAGAAGTCAGCGCCGAATCGACTGCTGAGCGATTGTCGCTCAACTGCCGAAGTGCGTCCAGAAGCTCGAGCATGAATTTCCTTTCGTCGGCCGAGGCATGAGAGGCACGCGAGCGCGCGTCCGCCGTCGCCTACCATCCTCCGTTCGTGCGCACTCCCGGAATCCTCTCGGCTCAGACTCGCGCGTGTTACCGCTTCACTCGCCTTACCGTTCGCCCTCCACACTCGTTCATTCAGGGATCGCTTGACTCGGGGAGAATCGCTTTGGGTAGCGCAGGCATAGCGCAACAGAGCGTTACCTATGGCTTGCCCTGGGCAGGATTCGTTATCTCGGAAAAGTCGTGGTCGTTAGCCGTCAGCGGTGCTTCGTAGGGTTACTTGCGACGGTACTTCACGGTGCTCGCGTGTCTCTCATGCCTCGACTAATTAGGTTCGGTCGGAGCGGTGTCGCCGCTCTCTAAGGATCGTCCGCAACCGACTCGACGCGGGTATGTCGCGGAGTCTCGGCTGCCCGATGCGGGGTGGTCCGATCCTTGGAGAGCGGTCCGGGTAGGTTGAAGCGGTGTGACCTTAGGGGCAACAGCCGCGCATGCCCGGACGCTCAAAATCGAGGCATTCTCTTCCACCCGACCTCTCACTGAGTCTTGAACCCCGGCCTCGGTGGTGGCCGGTGAGACAGAGGGAGTTTCGCTTGACTCCGTATCTCGCTTACAGTCTCATTATCGTCATCCCATCGGACGATGCTATCCCCTAGAAGGGGGATTTACCGCGCTAGTTCGACCATGCTGACGTGTGCGCCGCAGTCGATGCAGCGGTCATTTTCCCAATACTTGCAGCCGCACTCGCAGCGGTCGCAGCCCTCGCGCGCCTGGACGTTGCCTGGGCGGTCCGGCCGTCGCCGCGTGACCCTGGGCGACTGCCCTTGGATCGTCTGCCACGGTGCGCGATTCTGCCTCATGCGTCCACCTGCGCCACGTACAGGTCAGGGTCATAGTCCGGGTCGTCTGAGTCCAGCAGAGGCGACAGCGGCGCGCGTGCGGCCGTAGAGGGGTCAACCAACTCCCCGAACCAGTACCGCTCGATCGTATGCAGGTACGGCTTGCCGTCAACCGCGCGAGCGCGCCATTCGTAGATCGTGGCTGAGTGGCTGCTATAGCCCTGCGGCGCGTCCATGCTCGCGATGCACTCGCGCGCCTGCGCGAGGGTCGCGCGCTTCGTGGAGAAGCGACAGCCGCCAAGGTCGAAAGCGATATGGAACATCAGCCCGTTAGGATCGTGCAGCACGCACGGCACGCCCGTATCGTCCGAGAACGCCTTGCAGCCGCACGGCGCAGTCTCGACTAGGACCCGCTCGCCCTCGAAGGGGAGCGTATCGTCCGCAAGCGTTCCGAAGGGGGTCTCGACCTTCACTTACCAGGACAGGAATCGTCTAGGGGTCTGAGTCTGTGCGATGTTCAGAACCTTCTCGAAACGAGCCAGGTCACGTCCGTTCGCGCGCATCGCCGTAGTTACTTTGACGATGCCGTTAGGCGTCCGCGCGTAGACGTTTCCGTTCTTTGCGAAGTATGTTGTAGTTGACCTCATACCCTGAGTATCGACGGAAACCGCCGACTACACAATCACCCGATTGAGGGTTTCATCCTCGGTGCCCGTCCAGCCGCACTCTTCGCAGACAAGCGGCGTATCCGGCTGCCCATCGCTCAGGTCGGCCAGGTAGCCCGGACCGTTGAAGCTAAGATCCTGCCCTCCGCACTCGGGGCATCCGTCGCGCGGTTCGCAACAGGGACAGATTCCGGCCGCGTGCATCACTGGCCGACGACTGCGCTCAGAGGTCCGGGAGTGAAGTAGCGATCCCGTTCGAGACCGATGCCCAGGCGACCCTTGACGGCCTCCAACTCGGAGAGGGAGGCATAGCCTAGTTCGTCGCAGTCAGCGCCGAGAGGCGAGACCGTCCAGCCGAACAGCGTATCCTCGCCGTCAAACTCGGTCACGTAGAACGTGAACCGGCCGCAGGGATCAAAAATCTTGACGTGGGCAATTGCGTCCATGCCCTTGCCGTCCTGCGAGTACAGCGCAGGCAGCGCGCGCCTGTTCTCCTGTGTGAGAAGCATGACGCGCCGCATCAGAACGCCAGCGCTTCCTGCGGGCGAAGGTCGCGCATGCCGATCAGCGAGACCCAATCGCCCTCAACGAGACCGCGCCGAACCTGCCAGTAAGCGGTCGCAAGCATTTCATCCTCGGGAGTCACATCCTCGACCGAGAATGTCCCGTCCGCGTAGTCGATGCGGAAGGTGTAGACCATGGTGCCCTCCTGTGTGAGTGTTCCGTCCATGCTCTAAGTATCGGCGTTTGGCCGTGCTTCTGCATCACCCGAACGGGTGATCTTCCACGCCTCGAACGCCGCGCGGTGTCGGCGCAGAGCGGCGACCATGCCGCGCGCACGTTCGCGCGAGTCAGCGCTATCGTTGCGCGCGGCGATGATCCTAGGCGCATGAAACTCGAACGCCTCATGAGCGCCACGGTTGTAGGTCGCGGCGACCCTGGCCGCAGCCTTGCCCTCTAGGTGGCAACGCATGCAATCCTCGCGGATAACCGTGAACCAGTTGGTCCAAGGCATGACCGTTCGAGTGTGTCCGCATGAGAGTCGGAAGTCCATGCCCTTAGTATCGACGTAAGGGCACGACAACGAAACCCTCGAACGGGTGATTATGCGCGCGATCGTTTCGGCCGATGATCTGAGCGTAAGGCGGAAAGCGGCCACCGAGAGCGCCGAGAGTGGGAGATGCCACTACCCGACCCCTTACATCGCTCAAACGGGGTAACTCGATCGAGCGAAACGACGGGTCGCCTAGTGGCCACTCCCGTCCTCCGGTGTCTCGGTACCGGCTGTCCGTTCTTCTCTTTCATCGGCGGGATTGCCCTCGCGGACAATCCCCCGATCGAGTGATCCTTACCAGCCGAGTCGCGCTGCCTCTTCCCGCTCGATTTCATCCTCGCGCGCTGCCTGGTCCTCGGCGTTCTCCGCGTTTCGGTAGGCCGCGTCGGTGGCGAGCCGTTGCATGGATCCGCGCGTCCAGCAGTTTCTCCCGCGCCGCCTCTGAGTGTGTGTCGATCATTTCCATGCCCTTAGTATCGGCGAGAGTCAGCCCGCGCACCATCCCCCGATCGGGTGAACTTCCGTAACGGTCTCGCTCCTGCGGAATCCGCCCGGCCGCGACCTCGGCGCGCGCCCACGCCTCGGACCCAATCTCAGGCCGCGCCACTGTGAAGCCTCTCGTTATGCGCGCGCCGCGCCTCGCCCCGCTCGCGCATGCGGCGCACGTCCGCGCCCGGATCGGTCACGGTCACGCTCAGACCCTCCCAGGCGAACGCATAGCCGTCGCGCACGCGCTCTAGGTTCGTGCTCCGGGGGTCCAGTCCCAACGCCTCAGCGGCGCTTAGAGCGGCGCTCAGGAGTACGTCAGTCACGCGACACCTTCGGCCGGATTGAAGTACGGTACGCGCGTCACGTCCAGCGCGTGCATCGCCCGCGTGCATGCGACGTAAAGCAGTCGCCTCTCTTCGTCGTGCGCCTTCTCGCGTGGAGGGAAGTCAGGGCCGAGTGTGACCTTGCTCCATTCGCGACCCTTGGACTTGTGAGCCGTGCTCACGATCAGGTCAGCATCGCTCTCGCGCACGGTGCCGCTGAGCGCCGCGATGATGACGGCCGTGCCGAACTCCGTCACGAGTTTGACGTTCAGCCGCAACTCTTCGCCCTGCTCGTCCGTCTGGACATACTCCAGGACCGCCGCCCATGAGTCGAAGCATGCGAGGTCCGGATGCTCAACGCGCTTGCCAGCCATGAGCTTTTCGGCCGCGCGTGCGAAGGCTAGAAACTCTTTGCCGTCGCCCACAAGGTGGACCTTCGTGCCTGCCTGTTGCGCGCTCAGGACTTGCATGATCGCCGCCGCGTTCGTGCGCGTGAGGAAGGCATTAGGCGAGTCGATCATGCCGACCGTACTCTCGATCGTAGGCGTGCCTTTCAACCTCAGGTCAGCGTTCAACTCGTCCAGGATCGTGTTCGCATGCTCAGCGATAGCAGGGCCGAAACGGAATGACTGAGTGAGGAAAGCCTGCCGATCGCGGGGCACATTGTCCAGCGCATTGATCGCGCCAGTGAAGGAGTAAATCTGCTGCTGCGAGTCGCCTACCCAAATGATCTGAGCGTGCGTCTGAGCGGCCACGATCGCGACCATGACGGGGTTCGCATCTTGCGCCTCATCGAAGAGGATCACGTCAGCGGGGATCGTCGGGCCGCTCAACTGCCACATTTTCAAGTAGTGCTCATGCTTGAAGGGGAGCCGTCCGCTCTCGCTGGTCAGGTCAGCCCACGTCCGCCGCGCGAAGGGGAGCAGGTAGGCGCGCGCCGCGTTGTTATTGCGGTAGGTGCGCTGCCCAAACTCGTCCGGCTCATCGATCCCATCGATGTAGGGGAAGTGGCGCTCAGTGATTTCGGGATCGCCCGACTGACAGAACTTCGTCACGGCGCGATTCACGATGCCCGCGAGTTGCGAATCGCGCAGATGCTTGTCGCCCACCTGAGTCCCGCCCTTCGGCAGTCCCATGATCTTCGCCTGGTCCCAAGACGGCATGCGCTCGCTTGACTGCAAGCGGCGCTGTAGCGTTCGGTTGCCCGCCACGATCGCGCGGTACGCGAGCGCGTGAGCCGTGGAACAATTCACGTTGTCGGGAAACTTGCCGCCCGCCTCGGTCACAATCGCCTTGTTGAAAGCGACGTACTGAATTCTCTTGGTCGGCATAGCCTCCGCGACGAGGATCAAGGTCGAGGTCTTGCCCGTGCCCGCGCCCGCCTGGATCGCGATGTTCGTGCCCTCGCCCGCGAGGTCGATCACGGCGCGCTGTTCGTCGGTCGGAGTGAACTTGCTCATGGTCACAGTATCGTCCTTTCGTCGGATGTTTGTCTCCCCCGTCCGAGGGATTCGCAGCTGGATTTAATTTCAAGCAGTCGGCAACTAATTCCGTCCGGTCGGCCGGTCACGCGGGACCGTAGGCGATAATAATTCAGGCGCTCGGGAAGGGGTACACGGCCCTCCCCCGCCTGGGGGATGCGGGCATCGCGTGATCGGGTGTCACTCGATCGAGGGGCGAACGGTCGTTCGTGACCCAGACGGGTGTCACCCGTCCGAGGTACCCCTTTCGGGGTTGTTGGCATCGGCCTACCGGCCGCGCGGCCTACCATCGGCAACCCTTCCGGCCGTCCGTCCTAGGCCGTATCCGGCCGCATAGCAGGGATGCCGCTAAACGGCCGTCTAAGCGGCCGTAAGCGGCCGTAAGCGCTAGGCCGTACCCTAGGACGCTGGACCGGGAGCGGCCGTTAGACGGCCGTACAGCGGCGCGCGCTGTAGGCCGTCCGTCCGGCGCGATCCTAGGCCGTCCTAGGCCGCGCGCCGGTAGCGTCCGGCCGTCCGGCCGTCCGATAGGCGCGCGTCCGTCAGCGGCCGTTAGACGGCCGCGCGGGTCCGGGTGAAGGGTTGCGCTAGGCATACCGTCAGCGGCGCGCGCAAGGTCCGGACGCGCGCCGCTCCCGGTAGGACTAGAACGGTAGGACAATACCGTCCGGGGTACCGTCTAGGCAGTCGTGGCACAGTAAACCGCCGCACCTGGTCCGGCCGTCCGCACGGCCGCACGAGTAGCAGCGGTCCGGCCGTCCGCTTGCGCAGGGGTCCGGGCCGGTCCAGTCCGGATACCATCCGGCCGCGTCATACGGCCGCGCGTCCGGGTCCGGGTCCGGGACCGTCAGCGCTTCCGGGTCCGGGGTCCAGTACGAATCGGCCGCGCGCTGGAAACTTTCGGCGCTCATTTTCCCTCGTTTCCGCCATGCTTTGCGCACGGCTTGTAGGTCCCGGTCCGCGCGTCATAGGTGCGCCATAGACAACGGGGGACCGGGCAATAGTAGGACGGGTTACGATCCTTGGATTCCCGCGCGGATTTAGCAGCGCGCGACATTAGCCGGTCTCGCATGCATCGCGAAGGTCCCGGACGAATCCGGACGCATCCTTTACCGCGCGACCCTTAGCGCGGAGTCCGACATAAACTCCGCCTTTCGGGTCCGTAAATCTAACGTCCGATTTATCTCCGTCAATCATCGGAAGATTGCGAAACGTAGCAGGCATCGGAACCTTAGACGCATAACGTGAGACTCCGTTAAAGTGTGCGATTTTCGGGGTCCGGATAACAACCGCAACATTTACCCCTGCCTTTATCATCTTGCGCGCGTCCGAATCGTTACCATCCGCAAGGCTAAAGGTTAGGTGATAGTTACGCGGGAGTTTCCCGTCCGAATCCCCTCGGTCCGTCCGCTTTGTGTAGTCATAGAACCGGACGCGCGGAAACGCGCGCATAAGGGAATCGTAGCGCTTTCCCTTATACGTAACCGGGACCCGCTCCCAGGGGATATCCGAGGTCCCGTTAAGCCGCACGGCCGGAAGGTATCCCTTAGCCTTAGCGCGCTTAACGTGAGACTCAATCTCCCGCGCGAGTTGCGACATAAACTCTTCGCGCCGCGCGAAGTATTGCAAGGTCTTTCGGCGTCTAGCGCGCTGAATTGCGTTTAGGCCGTCAGCGTCTAGCGCCATGCCTCCGCGTCCGGCCGTATTCAGACAAGCCGCTTTGCATCCGGCCGTAGCTTTGGGGCAGACTTGCAAGCCGCTCCCGTCAGCGGGGGACAAGTGAAGTATCGCGGTGGAAACCGGCCGCTTGAGCTTGAGACCCTTAGCCGTCTTAGGGTTAGTGTCCCCCGGAGTGAAAAGCGGATACCGGTCCAGCGGAGTTTCGTAAACGTCGGACCATTCCGCTTCCGTCAGCGTAACCCCTTTCCGCGCTATCAGTCTTTCCATGCGAGACCTATCCATACCGTTACCCTTTCGTCCGAGGTCCCGCGCCGATCGCGGGACCTTCCGTCAGCGGCGCGAGTCACCCCGCGCCGCTCCCGGAATGAGACTCTAGGCGGTCCTCCCGTCAGCGTAGATCGGACCTTCCGCGTAGGGAAGCAAACCGCGCTTTGCGCGCGCCGCGCGTAGCGCTTGCCCGGGTCCGACGTTTTCATTCCACGCGGTCCCGCACGGTACCCCTGCCTTGTCTTGCATCGGCGCGAGTTGAAACCGTGCCCCGTCTGGCGCACAGTCAAGGGTCCGCAAGACCCTTTCGCAATGGTCCGCGATTATGCGCGGGTCCACCGTGGCGAAGTGTGAAGGGTCCTCCGCGTTAGCGCGCATGCGCGCGGCCGTATCCGTGAGATACGCGCGGCATGCCTCCCGGTCCTGAGTATCGATCGCCATTAGGACCGCTCCCGATTCCGCGCGTAGCGTACCGCGCGCCGCTCCCGATTCGGAAGCTTCGTCATACGGCCGTTAGCGCGGACCACCCATCGGCCGCGCGGACTACCGGACCGGGACCACCCGGTAACAGTGTCGCCAGGGTCCGCCACGGCGCGCGCCTGCGCCAGTGTGCGCACAAAGTGAACGAGACCTAGGCGCGAGACCTTAGGCGCTCCCTCAGGGGTGAAAACGGTATACATGCGTCCTACCTTTCGCTAAGCGGTCCGCCCGTTGCGGACCGATCCGTCAGCGGTCCTCGCGCGCATGCGAGGACCGCTCCCGGATTTAGCGGACCTTGAACGTATCGCCCGACCGCGTAACGGTCCCGTAGAAACTTCGCTTTGTGTACGGGTCCGGTCCGACAAAGTGAATCGAGGACCCGTCCGCCATGCCGCTAATCGGTCCGCCGTACTCATTCCCGAAAAGGCTAGTAGCCTCAGCGGTTACGCTTGACGGGTCCGACTCGATCGCCTCGCGGACCGCTTTCTTACTCTTAGGCCGCGCGTACCCATTAACGAAAATCCCTTGCATTGTCCTATCCTTTCGTCCGGCGCTGGACCGATTCCAGCGCTTCCGTCAGCGGCCTAGGATCGCGCCTAGGCCGCTCCCGGAATCGACGCTATACGTCCCTCCCTACGATCGCGAGGGAAGCGCGCATACCCTCTAGGTAGGTCAGGACCTCGCGCTTAGTGCCGCAAGTTAGGGTCCGGACGCATCCGGCCGAATCGTAGAGGTCCAGTCCGATGTAACCGTTACGTCCCTGCGCGCGGACCTCTAGGCCGTTCAGCGCGGAGGATACGAAAGACGCGAGGCTATCGACGTTGGCGCGAGTCACCCTAGGCATTATGCGCAACCCCCTTAGCGGACCAGCAAGCGCGCAGGAAGCGCGATTTATCGAACCGTGGATTATCCCTCGCGAAGGTATCCGCTAGCGCGAGGGTTACGCGGTCCAGCGCGTTACGGTAGTCCGCATGGCGAGGGTTCGGCCGATCGTACTGCGCGCTAACGGCCGCTGCTATCGCTACGTAGTCTTTCCGCGACACTAGGACCGCCTCCCCTCAGGAACCGTAAACGCATCGCGCGCAGGGATGCCGCTAGACCCTAGGCGCACGGCCGCGCGGAAGATAGCCTCCCGCGATTCTCGTCTAGTCCATTCTGCCGATGCCGCGCGCCATAGCGCGCAGTCGCGAGGGATGCTAAGCGCAGCTGCGAGGGTTTCACTGTCAACCCTTACGGCCCATGCGCGCGCTTCCCGCGCTTCCCGGATTCTTTCGCATGCAGTCATACCGTCCTACCTTTCCGTCCGATTCGCGGGAGGATACCCGCATGCGCGTATACTCGGCGCTTTCCTGCCACCCCACATCCCTCGATCGAGGGGTCAAGCCCGAAAGATCCCCCAGAAGGGGTACAGGCCCCGCCGACACGAAAGATCCCCCTTCCGGGTGATGGCGAACGATCACGGCCCATCCCTCGAACGGGCTATACCCGAGGCACTAGCGATCCCTACACCTACCCCTTTAGAGGGACTGCACCGCCGACCGACTTAATCCCTAGATCGAGGGTTCATGCCCCTAGTGCAGCGCTCCCTCGGACGAGGGATGCCCCTTAGCATGTCATACCCTTACCTAGTGTCCGGCAGGCGCGCGCCCTAAATCCCTCGTTCGGGTATACTTGGCCGAGCCGACCTTAACCCCTCGAACGAGTGATCTTCCTGGCCGAAGATCCCTGGATCGAGGGAGAGAAATCACCCACATGAGGGATTGTGCTCGGCGAAACCCGCATGGATAGGCGCGAGGCGACCACAAAGATCCCTCGCCCCAGTGTCACTCATAAGGGGTAGGCCGGGGGGCCTAACTCCGATGGGGGATGCGGGATGCGCGGAACGCTGGAACTAGCCAGAAATGCAGTAGCTGTCCTGGAGGAATGCGGGTAGAGCGCCAGGGCCAGCCATACCCTCTATAGCGCGCGAGGCAGCCGGGAGTATCTGTGGTCGGGATTTTGGGTGGTGACACCCGGGTGGTGACACTTTCCAGTCTTTTCTGCTATGGTGCGATCTGTGGAACCCTTCACTCCTCCAGAGGAACAGCGGATCACGCCTCCCCATGATCGCATTGTGCGCATCAGAAACCATGACGGTTCTCCGCGCAACATCCGTCTGACAGAGTTCGTTCGCGACCTCAAGTCAACCACCTGGCGTCTCAACGACCCTGCCGCCTCTGACTCCGAGAAGGCCCTCATGAAGATGTGCTTCTCTGCCGCCGAGGCCATCGAGCAGATCTCGTGATCGAAGATCCGATCCGCCAATGCACGAAAGGACACACTTGGCGACTCTCCGAAGGGCGGTCCCGGGGATGGAAGGATGGTAAGCGAGACCTGCGCTGCCCTGAGTGCGAGCGCACCAGGGATGCCATCAGGTGCAGGACCCCTCGCGGCCGGGAGAGAAAGCGCAGCCGGAGCATCGCGTATTACTACCGCAACCAGGATCGGATGAAGGAGTACCTAGCTCGCTACTTCCAGACCGAGGCAGGGAAAGCGGCCAGGGCCAGGTACAACCAGAGCGAGAAGGGGCATGCATCGGACGCCAGATACTCGGCTTCATTGAAAGGACGAACTGCCCAAGACCGTGCTCTCGCAAAGCAGAGGATGATTCGAAAGCCGGTCATGAAAAGAGAGCGACCAAGGGATCCGATCAGATGAGCGGGTGGGAGGCTATGCAGCAGGGAGCGCCAGATCCGTTCTTCGTGGCGCCTCCTAAGGTCAAGATCTGCAAGTCCGGGCGTCATCACTATTACGGACTGAACCGATGCCCTCTCTGCAAGAAGGAGTACGACGCCCGATGGGAGCGCAGCGTGAAGGGCCGTCGAACCCGACGCGCCTATCGCCTCCGGAGACAGTACCTCGTTCGAGGGATTGACAGGGTGTCACCACCCTCCTAGGCTGAGAACGTGAGAGGCCCACGAATCCAGGTTCAGTGTCATCGCTGCGGCTACAAAGCGCCGCTGCTCAAGGACGGGACAGTAGGGACTCATCGGGCCTACAGGATCGGCGGTCTCTTTTCGGACGAGAACTGCGAAGGTTCGAGAGAGCCAGCCCGACACGCGGGGCATGTGTCAGAGGCTCACTGGAAGTTCAGCCTCGCATGAGCAAAATGCGAGTGAACCCAAGGACAGGAGAACTGGAGGCCGAGCCTCTGTCCAAAGCCCACGATCTCACTCGACAAGAACTGGACCAGACTCCGGCTTGGAGGATCTTCCGTCGTCGCAGGCTTAAGGAAGAGGCCAAGGTACTCGGCCTTGCATCAGTCATGAAGGACATGCCTGAGATCGGGAAATACTTGTGAGCATCGAGGGTCCTTGCCACGACTTCTGTTCGTGCCGGAACTGTTGGAATGGGTGGAAAGACATCCCTTTTCGGACACGATTCCGCTGGCGTCTCGCATACATCAAGAGGCATGGCTGGTGATCGAGCAACTGAAGTTGACAGCGAACCTCCTTCGACTCGCGCTGGTCTATTTGATCGACTCGTACAAGGTTCCGCACGCCATCAGCCGAGATGTCCTTTTGGAGGAGTCCGAGTCGATGCTCAGAGAAGCCAAGAGGCGACTGGCGTGAGCGACATTCCCGGAGTCCGGCTGTGCCTAAATTGTCTGAGCCTGGGCGCCAGGGGCGTACCTGTCGGTTCGGACAAAGGTTCTCAGAGAGATCCGTACCGAGAGTCGGTTTCGCTGTGCGACATATGCGAAGGCGCTCTCCTCGAAGGGAATTTTGCCGTCTTGCACGCTCGCTACGCCGAGTCCCGAGTCCTCGCTCGCGGACAAGAGGGTCATCCATCGTGAGCACCTTCTCGGACATTCGTTGTCCTCACGAGATCTACGACGGGCAGATGAACCAGCGCTGCATCCTCAACGAGGGCCACGAAGGTCAGTGCATACCAGCTGACCGCGACCCAAGATCCCTGGCATCCGAAGAGATCCTGGCCCGTCCTCCGATCAAGAATGTAGACGACTTTCTAGCGGACGTTCTAGGAGAGGAATGATGGGCCTGTTCAGACACTCACCCGAGCAGAAGATGGAGCGGATGCTCGACCGCCTCGACAAGGCCGCGCACCACTACGAGAAGTGGGTGTATCCATTCGACGCCTTCCACTCCGAGCGGGACAAGGACAAGGAGTTGGATCGGGTTCTCGACCTGCTTGTGGAGGCGATCGAGTTCTCGAAGGCCCATCCGGAACTGCGCGCGGAGCCTGCGGACGTTCTCTCCTTCAACATGGAGAAGTGGCTCGTCTGGAGAGCCGAAGAAAAGGGCTTGAAAATCGCGTTAAACAACGAGGGAGACAGATGAACGAGCCGAACGAAATCGAGATCGAGGCCGCGATTCTGCGGCTGGAGCGGCAGCATACGAAGTACGCTCTTGTCAGTAACGATGAGGGCGACTGGATCGGCCTGTACGAGGACGGGAAGTTGCTGTACGAGGGCCACTCGATCGACGAGAGCAAGATGCTCGATCTGCTCGGCATCAAGTACCGGCACATCGGGGAGATCGACTGCAACGAGTTCGGGTGTCGGATGCCCGCGACTTTCGCCGAGTTGGAGGGCAGGGGCCAGGAGTGGACGCGATGACTAGCACCGTCACGAAGATGACGTACAGGGAGTTGACGGACGAACTCCAGAACCGGCCCCCTCGCGAGCGCTCGGTCGGATACCTGACTGCTCTCCGGGAGGAACGTGATCGTAGAGACGAAGAGATCCGCTTGGGTTCCGTCTCGCCCGACCAGCGGCAGATCCTCGATCTGATTTCCGACGACGAGCGAAGCCTGATCCGTTTGGAGAGTATCGTCGCCGCGCGCGAGTTGGCACTCGATGAAGCTGAAGCCGATCATGCGCGAGTGCAGACCCACAAGCGAGAACTAGAGGCCCAATTGGCCGTGCTGCGCGGAGAAGCAGCAGAGGCGTTCGAACTGCACAGGGAGCGCAGAGAGCGCGAGCGCGGTGGCGTGGCATGGAAGGAATAGCGTGAAGATCTTCGCGACCACACCGGAGGATAACAAGCGAAACGTCATGCGCCTCGAACTGGATGGCGCGGACGTGGAACTTCTCGAAGAACTTGTCGATCGAGTTGAGCGCCTGGTGAAGGTCGAGGAGGCTCTTGATGTGGTCGGGATTCAATCCGTGGGAATGTTCGGTCAGGATCTTCCGACAGTTTCGGCTGAAGGGGCGAAGTTCCTCAAGAGGATTGTAGACGGATGGGATGCGGACGAGGACATCGAGGAGGTCACTCACGATGTGTGACATCGGAGAGCCGGTCGAGCAGATCCACATCGTCATCGTTCGCCACAAGGGCGAGTACATGTACTGCAAGGCGAGCGACTTTCGCAAGCACCTGATCGGCCTGGCGCGCAAGGTGGACACGGCGCGCTACCCGGAGGATCTCAATCAAGAAGAGTTGGCGGAGGCGCTGGAGAACAGCGCGATCGTGATCTCGCAACTGGAGAACCAGTTCCCGTGAACATGGCCGACGCTCGCTGCATGGCCTGCGGCATCGACTCCCAGCGCGCGAACCTCACGATGGAGTGGGGAAGTTGGCAGGAGTTCGAGTGCCTGTGCTCTGTCTGCGAGGGCTTCGTTCGATCCGGACTCCTTCGGCGCGAGCACGATAGCGCCGGAAACCTTCGCTACCGCCAGTACCACTATCAGCCGATGGTGGCGGGGAAGTTGCTGCCGCTCGTGGAGAGTCCCATTGGCCGGTAAGGGCAACCCGCGCCTCACGATTCGAGTTCCTGCCGAGAACCTGGCGGCGTATCAGCGCATGGCCGACTTCTACGAGATGGATGTCACGGATTGGGCGCGATACGTGCTCGACAACGCGGCGATCTCGTTGCTCAAAGAACCAACGAAGCCCCCTCCTAAGCCTGCCGATGCGAAACAATCAGTTACGGCTCCCGTTGTTGAGGTTCGGCTCACCCAGCTCGAGCAAGAAGCCGCCGACTTGGAGCGCGAGAGTCCGTTCAAGCGATGATACTTCGTATCACCCAATCTGCCGCTTTGGTTCTGGGGATCGAGGCGATCATCGTGTTCTTCCTGTTCCCGAGCGTGATCTTCTACGCATTCGGAATTGCAGCGGGAGTGATCATTCTCGGCTTCGCTTTGTTGATCGTCAGCCTGATTCTCCTCGGACCACTGATTGCGCTGCTGAACCTAGCGAACTGGATTTCGAATCGGCCTGCTAGCCTTTCTGGATTGCAGCGTCGAGCAGAGGCCGACGCGCCATCCAAAGGAGGCAAGCATGACGAGGTACCTAATTCTCAACACAGAGCGGATCCCGGCTGGCAAGGGACTCAAGACGGGGACGAAGACACTCTTCATCACCATTGATGGCAAGCCAGCCTGTCTGCCTTGGAAACTGGGCACAGGGTTCGCCATTCGCATTCCGCACCTTCTCGCCAAGACGCTCTGGCGGCTACGGATCGTGAACTTCGAGAACACGAAGCGCACGACGGTCGCCGAGACGGTCGAAATCATGGGAGACGGGCACGGAGCCTACGAGAAGTTCCTCGCTGGCGCCGAAAAGGCTTGACAAATCGTTCGATTTGATCTAGTCTCAGAACCTGCAAGCGAGAGACCTCCTCTCTCTGGGGCGGGTGTCAGCATCCGCCCCACTCCCCCTTCGTGATTGATACCCCAAACTTCACAGTCTTCCACCCCGAGGGCATCGAGCCTTACGAGAACGCCATCGATCAGATGGCGAACTGTCTGAGCCACCCGGGGGCGGTCAAGGGCGCCTTGATGGCCGACCACCATCTCGGCTACGCGATGCCCATCGGCGGCGTCGTGGCCTACGAGGACCACATCAGCCCGACTGGCGTCGGATACGACATCGCGTGCGGGAACATGGCCGTGCGCACGGACCTCACCGTCAACGAACTCGTGGACGTGACCGATGTCGAGGACTACGCGAAGCCTGACCTGTTCGTCGAACGGCTCAAGCCAATCATGCGCGAGATCCAGAAGAAGGTCGAGTTCGGTGTTGGCGGAAAGAGCAAAACGCCTGTTGAACATGAACTTTTCGACTCCGCAATTTGGAGCGAAATCAACCGACAGTTTGGAACGGACCTGAAGGAGAAGGCTCGCGCCCAACTCGGCACGGTCGGTTCCGGCAATCACTACGTGGACTTGCTCTACGACGACGAAGGCAACGTCTGGATCGCGAACCACTTCGGCTCGCGCGGACTTGGACACTCGATCGCTTCCGGGTTCATGGCCGCAGCTGAAGGTCTCGATTTCACCGATCGAACGAAAGAGAGCGAGAACGGGGTCGTGTTCAGCACGAAAGAAGAACTCGGAACATTCTATGTTGCTGCGATGCAACTCGCGGGCGAGTACGCATATGCAGGTCGCGAGTTCGTAATCGAGCAGGTGCTTGGCATCCTCGGAAATCCCGAAGTGACAGCGACCGTCCACAACCATCACAATTACGCGTGGTTCGAGAACGGGCTATGGGTTGTGCGCAAGGGGGCGACTCCGCTGACAACAGAACCCGCCTTCATCGGCGGAAGCATGGGAGACATCAGCGTGATCGTGAAGGGAAAGGTTTCTTGGCCTCCGTCAGAGATCGAACTCGATGCCTATGAGGACTGGTCTCGAAACGGAAAAACTGTCGTGGACATTGGCGCGATCGGCAGCGCCCCTCATGGGGCCGGTCGCGTCATGTCCCGCACTGCTGCGGCGGGCAAGTTGCGCAAGATGTGGGTATGTAGTGAGCGCGACTGTGACTTCCAGGTTCGCTCGGAGGGAAACAAGCCGCCGCCCGAGCACGAGCACAAAATGCGCAAGGTGCGCACGCGCGACAAGAGCACGGCCGCGATCGACTGGGATTTCGCGCGCGACGACCTCAAGGGTCGCGGAATCTGCGTGCTCGGAGCGGGGGCGGACGAAAGCCCGGGCGTGTACAAGCCGCTGGCTGACGTGATCGAGGCGCACTCGAACATCGAAGTGCTCGAAGTGCTGCGACCTCTCGGCGTCGTGATGGCGTCGCCCGACACCTTCGATCCGTACAAAGACTGATGAAGATCCGCATCGCATACTTCGAGGCCCTGAACGGGGCCGACGACACCACGAAGGACTACGACGTGGAACTGAACGAGGGCGAGACGATCGTGTCGGTCGAGGCTGTCCTAGACGGCGGTTATCACACCAACTGGCACCGCGTGTACATTCAGGTGCCCGAGTGATCGCCGTCCACATCCTCTCGTACCACGACGGAGAGGTCTATCTGCATCATGGGATGCTCATCATTTTCGTCCTGCTGTTCGTAGCCAGCGCGGCCAGCCCGTCTTTGTACGGAGTCAAGGACATGCTCAAGGACATCCGTGACGAACTGCGGAAGAGAAACTCATGAGAGAGATGTCTCGCTTCGCGCTCTGGCGTCTCCGCTGGAGGTTGGCGGGCCAGGCGAAGAAGGTCTCGAAGGACTGGACGCGCCAGATCTACGAGATTCTGTGCGCAGATCAGAGCATCGAGCCGTGACCGACCACTCTCGCTACGAGAACTACATGGACGATGACACGATCGAGATCGGTTGTCACTACTGCAAGTGGTTCAGCGGCGGGCATGAGGACGAAGATGCTGCCGATCGGGCCTGGGATCATCACGTCGAAGTGACGGCGGACGAAGATCGGGAGACCGACGAAGATGGAGGCTGGTGGTGAGACTACGACTCGCTCGCTGGCTCTGTCGCCTACTCACCAACGATCTCGCGTCGTACCACGAGGAAGAGAACGACTACCACGCTTGGCTTGTCCCCGACAACCGAGCGCACAGATGATTCCCGGCGAACTGATCGCACTCTTCGAGCGAATCGTCCGGTGGGCCGTGATCCTCTGGGGCGGAGCGCTGCTCGGCGGAACCATCTACCTCCTGACACGATGAGCGACATTCACTACAGCGAAGAGGTACCGGCCGTCGTCTGGAAGTTCCCGATCGAGCGCCCCGACTCGCGCGGGCGTTCCTATGTGGAGATCCCGCCGCGCTCCGAGATTCTCAGCGTCGGTTTTCAGGGAGACGAGATGGTTCTGTGGGTCATGCTCGTAGCTGACCGAATCTCAAGCATCCACGACGAACGCCGACGCCTGATCGTCGTCAACACTGGCGAGAAGTTCGACGCGCCGCGCTACGGGCACGGACGGTTCATCGGAACAGCAGTCCACGACAACGGCACAGTGTGGCACGTCTTCGATGGCGATGCCTGAGAGCGTTCAGGACTGGGAGCGCAACTGGTGGGGTAAGTGCCAGTGGACGCTCAACGAGGAACTCAAGCAACTCGTCTACGCGCGCAAGATGGGCCTGGGCGATCCGTACCAGGACCCAGAGGGCCACTGGCCGGTGTTCGACGCCATGGATCGTCGCATCGTGGACATCGGCGGTGGACCGGCCTCGCTGCTCCTCAAGTGCAAGAACCTGCGAGAGGGTCTGATCATCGATCCTTGCCGCTTCCCGGGATGGGTTGACCATCGCTACGAGACTTGCGGAATCGCGGTCAATCACTTGCCCGCCGAGGAGTTCAACTCGAAGGTCAAGCGGACCAAGCATTTCTGGGACGAGGCGTGGATCTACAACGTCTTGCAGCACGTCGAGAACCCAGCGAAGGTGATCGCCAACGCCCGCCGCATGGCGAAGCGAGTGCGCATCTTCGACTGGATCGAGACACCGCCCCATACCGGCCACCCGCACACCCTCACGGCCGACGAACTGAACGAGTGGTTCGGGTCTCGCGGATTCGTCGAGTACATGAACGAGGGCGGCTGCGTCGGCAAGGCTTACTACGGCGTCTTTGACCAAGTGTAGAATTTGAGAATGAGCCTGGACCGCGCACGTCGTGAGTTCTACGGAGCGACAGTGATCGCTCTTGGTGCGTGGGAAGCGCTGGCTTATCGAGGGATGCTGCCGAAGATCACGAGCGTCACTCGCATGCATCGAAGACATCAGGCCATCGCGGTCATATACTTGATCGGCGCGGCAATGCATCTCTGTCGAGGGAAGAATGACTAACCTCGTTCAGTATCGAGAGATTAGGTTGCCGAAGGTGACCCGCGACTGCTTGATTCCTAAAGGAGCAACCCTCTTGAATCAGGGATGGTACGGGCCGACATGGTGCGTAGAATTCTTGCTCGATGGCCTGCGCTGTAGGGTCGCGGTAACGCTCGAAGTTATGGACGACTCGCAGTACACAGCAGAGGATGTCGATGTTGGATCCTGAGCGAGACGTTCGGCCACGCATCGTCGGAGACTTCAACTTCGGCGGGATTGACTACATCGTCGTGTTTTGGCCGGAAAAGATCTACTACGAGCAAGAGCCCAACGGGGACCTTTTGGAGATCGATCGAGACGAAGAAGACTTCCAGGTCTACCGCACGGACGTTCCCTGGCGGTGGTTCCCCGAAGCTGTGGATATGAGGTCAGGTGCCACTCGTACCTCCTGAGACAGACGCGCAGCGTGCGGTTCGCGAGAAAATCGAGCGCGGTGAGATCGAACTGATCCCGATGACGATCGATTTCAAGGACTTGAAGTTCGAGACTCTTTCCTGGTCGCGGCCAGACGCTGATCCGATTCAGGACATCAGGGATATGGCGAAACGAGTCTTGGAAGAGCCTATGCGCGGACCGGCTGTGCCTCTTCACAATCCGAAGTGTCGAGCGGTCAAGACTCAAAACAGCGCGGACTGTAACTGCATCCCCGCCTGGGCATGAGTCTCTGGATCGCGTACAACGACCAGCGGCGCACACAAGAGCGGGCTTCGGTGATTGTCGAGGCTCAGGACGAACTCGACGCAACGATTATCGCGAACGGAGCGCTGCTTGACTACTCTGTGGCGCTTTTTCCGGGATGCTGGGGGCAGCGGCGCCGTTTCGCGATCATTGACTGGGTGGACAAATACGACGGCCCTGAACCGCCAGAGACGCCTTACGTGATCTTAGGTCCCTAGCGCCCGCTGCATTCTGCGAGGAGTTCCTCGCGGTGATACGTGATGACGAGCGAAGCGTCGGCAAGATCCTTGGGGACGCCGACGAGGTAGAGGACAGAGCGCGCCTCGGTCTCCGTCCACTCTAGATCTTCCTTCATGCGCTTCGTCAGACACTTGAGCTGTTCGGCGAGTTGCGCATAGCCGCTTGAAATGAGGCCAGCCTGGAAATATGGATCGCTCAGGTCTGGTTGCATGTTCTGATCATAGTCTTGCACAAGGGAAACGCAAGATGATACTCTGACAACAGCACAGGGCCACGAACACTCGTCCTACGGCCGGTTTGGTCACCGGGTCATGCAGAGCCGCGCTTTCTGAGGGCAGCCGAGGCAGAGGAATCTCGTAGGCGCACCAGAGAAGGTTCGTCAGCCAGTGTCGAGGGGCCGCTCTTAGCGGGGTGGCCCCTCTTTACGCCCGCGAGTTCTAAGGAGGTGAGCCACATATGCGTGTTGTTGAGCGCCTAGCGACGACCAGAAGTCGCTAGGAAGGAGGTGAACACGCATGGCTCAGTCCAGTCAGGGCGGCGCCGCCGCGCGTCGAAGCGCGAAGGACAAGGCGCGCGCCGCCTACATGAAGAGGCTCGGAATCGAGCGCACAACCGGCCGTTGCGCACAGTGCTACCGGATCATCACAATCAACAGCAGCAAGAGCCGGTACACCCACATCTGTCGCGGATAGTGCAGACAAGTAAACCTTCGTGTAGTATTCCGGACGAGGGGACAGCGCCCCGGGGTTGCAGTCCGGCTTTCGAGCTGTTGACGCCCCCGGGGCGATTACTTTTCGCCCCTTTTCTGCTAAGGTAAGCGCATGGACGAAGACGATGATGTGATCCCGGTTATCGGAGCGAACGAGGCACTGTTTGATGAAGAGGAGCGCTTGCTCAGCACCCCCATCACCGGTCGGGGATCGGCAGATGTGGGCGGGCCTCCTGATGTCATCGAGATCGATCCTCCTCAGTCGAAGGGAAAAGTGACCTCCGCCAGCATGGCGCGTGCGATGCAACAAATGAAGCGCGAGCAGCAAAGGATTAAGCCTGCTTACGATCACATCGAAGCTCTGATCGGTCGAGCAATCATCGACGACGGAGAGGCGAGCGTGATCGTTGATCTTCTTCGGTTCATGCTCGAAGACGACGACATCGGAAAGATCAAGGATTCGTACGCGAGTGCGGGCTGGAAGATCGAAGTTGGTCCCGAGCCATACGCCCTGACCTTCTCGCTCCCCTCCTAATCGTCTATACTGATCGCATGGCAAAAGTCACCTTCACCTTCGAAGATTCCGATGCGGGCGTAGAGTTCCACGCTGATTTTGATCCGAAGATCGAGGATCTCGAAGAGGACGAAGAGGGCTATGTTATCTTGACGCCCGCGCAAAATATCGCTGATCAGGTTTTCTCTCTGATCGTCGGAACGAAGTCGCTTCCCGGCTCGTGTGTTGGCGGTTGCGGCGATTGTGCCTGCGGGTAATGAGAAGACTCTGCCAGAGCACGCGCTACACCGAGACTGTTCACGCGCAGGTATGCGGTCGCGAGGAGGGTCATCTTGGACCGTGCTCGTTCGCTGACGGGAACGGAGCGCACGTTTGGCTCGACGGGTACGAGATCGCGAACCTGAAGGCGGCACTCGACGCGATTCGAGAAGCCAGACTTTACCCGCTGATGAATGGAGATTGGTTCGAGCAACTGCGATCGAAACTTCAGCAGCACTACCTCCCTTTCAATCAGCCGAACATGAGTGCAGCAGACCTGGCCGACAAGTTGCAAGGGATGCTTCGAGAGCGGGATGACTGAGTACAGCGAGAGCAAGCGCGGCTTTGGAGGCAACATGATCCAGAAGAAGAAGATGAAGCCAGCCCCTCAGCCCTGGTGCTGCCCGGAACATGGCCCCCAGCCTGGCTATCGAAGCCAGTGTGCAACTTGCCTTCGTCCTCGACTCAACGAGTACGAACCCGGGACGACGATCTTGCCGCCCGCCTCTTGACTTTCCGGGCCTTTCTGCTAACCTCCGTTCGATGGTCTCCTCAAGACCTGTGGCGAACCCAACCGTAGAGAAACTCGGCACGGATGACTGCCCGAACTGCAATGCAGCCGGGGCGCTCATTCAGGTCGAGCGGCGGAAGCCTACGGGAGTGTTGTGGGAGATGTACATCGTCTGCTCGAAGTGCCGTGGCAAGTTCCCTGTCGGCCTGATGCACGACGAGCAGAAGAAGCTGATCGATCGTCGAACTGAGTTGATGAAGAAGTACGACAAAGCCAAGACGCCTAGGCAGCGCGGCATCATCTGGGCCGAGATCAAGCGACTAGAGAAGAGGGAAGAGGAGTGGAATCAGAGCCTCTGAAAGACACGCCGATCTCTGGCTTCACGCTGGAACTGGACGGCAGTTACGAAGAGATCGGCCGCATCCTCGGAGCGGTCTATCGAGAGATGTCTCAGATCCAGTTCGACAACTTGAAGCGAGAGGATGAACTCAACATCGGGCGCAACCTGAAGTACAGACCTTACCTTCTCGGCAGACTCAACGTTCACGGAACGCTCCACTACAGAAAGGCAATCTGATGTTCGGATTCGTACGCAAGAGTCTCCTCATCGACTTGGAGGATCAACTCAACGTCGTGGCGGCAGATCGGGACCACCTCTACGAGATGGTCGATTACGAACAGGAGCGAGCGATCTCGCTGATCAAGCAACGCGAAGAGGCGTACGACGCCGCGAGCTTTCTCGACGAGGGTCTGAATCAGACCAAGACTCGCCTGAGCCTCATCAACTTCCTCGCCCACCCCGGCACGTCGTACTTCGTCGTAGCGGTCAACGGCGAGGACATCATCAGCGGTGCAGAGATCAAGGAGCCGATCGATGGCATGGACATCGCTGTCGGGATCGAAGAACTCCTGGATCGATCGGCACAAGAGATCGCCGACGCATACGGCCTCGACCTCGACGAGATCCGCGAGGAACTAGAAGCAGAGGAGATGGTGGGCTGATGGAGCGCAAGGTCACCATCAGCGACCCGGCTCTGGACCAGATCATCGACGCGGTGGTAGTGCTCTCAAGCCTCGTCGGCAACCTTCATGACATGGTCTATCGCCACCGCCACTTCACCCTCGAAGAGGGCAACCCGGACGGTGGCGTCTGGACCAAGATGAACGATTCGATCCGAGAGGCAGACCTGGCGAGCGTTCAGCAGACGCTCTCGGACATTCGAATCGACCTCGAAGATCTCAAGCAGTCATGAAGCGGCTGCTGCTTCTCGTTCCGATCACCTTCCTGTTCGCCGGGTGCGGCGGTAGCAACGATAACGGCAGACCCGAGAGGGACATTCGGAGTCCGAACTACACTCCGCACTACGTCGGCATCGTCACCGCGCGGATCGCTCCTGAGGGCTCGCATGAGGAATGCACGATGCTCTCTGCCGTTCCATACGTAGAGCAGTGCTCGGAGGCGGGCAACTACGACTATGCCCTCTACATCGAGCCGCTGCCAGGTAATCGTTACACGTACGACGGGTGGTACGAGACGTACTCCCTAGTCTGCGTGGCGCCGTCCTACTGGCGCACCCTGAGCATCGGAAGCAGACTCGACTCTCATCGAGCCGACCTTCACTGTGACGGCTGAGATGAAGAAGAAGCCGAAGCCTATGTTGGGGAGATGGATTCACGGAGTCTGGATCGGCCCTCCCCTCTTCCCGAAGATGGGTCCGTGATGCAGTACATCCTTAAGCGCACGATCACCGAGGAGTACGAATACGACCGGGACAAGGTGTTGGTGTTCGTCAACGACAATCCTGACGTGATCGACATCAAGGAATGGATGGACCTCGATGACATCATCATCGAACTGTTCGAGGCCACCGAAGGATCGATCTTCGCCGATCGCGAGTTGTTCGGACAGATCGATCAGGACTCATCGACAACACTCCTGCTCAGAAGGGACGACGAATGAAGCGCAAGTTCATCATCGAAGACGCCGGAGAGGGGTTCGAGTTTTACGAACTGCTCGAAGGCAAGGAGATCGTCGGCCTCGTAATCGAGGGTGAATTCGATCTCGAAGAAGAGGACCTCGGCACGTATGTCCGCGTCGAGTTCATCGGGGGCAGTTATTCCTCGTCTCTCTACTGCTACGAGGATCCCGGTCTCGATCTCAAAATCGGTGATCTCGTAGACGTGCCTACGCAGTACGAGGAACACAACGTGGCGCAGGTCAAGGCTCTCGGTCGCGGCTCGTGGATCAGATCCTGTCTCCCCGTTACAGCTCGCTACGAGCGCATCGAAGGAACAATTCCCTTCTGAAACCCCTCGACGAAAGGAATCAAATGAGAAAGCGCATCACCGTCATCCTTGTCGCCCTCGCAGCACTGGCGACATCACTCGTGATTTCCGGTTGCGGTCCGTCCGACGCAGACGTGGCGGCACACAACCTCTCGGTCGCGGCTGAGCAGTTCGAAATTCCGCGTCACATCGTCGGCATCAACGGCATCACGGACAAGTACCTGTTCGAGGTTGTCGGATACTGCTCCGTCGAGACGACGGACTCAGGACTCGCCGGTGCTCTCGAAGTGACCTGCCGAGTGGTGGACGCCAAGACCGGCAAGGTCGGCTACAAAAAGACCTTCCTCGGCCTCTCCGACAACGTGTCTTTCGTCGTGGAGCAGCTCGAACCCGTCCAGGTCTCAACATCGCGCTATCGCGTGATTTTCAAGCCCGAGGCGCTCATTCCGAACTTCGATCGTCCGTAAGGATCGCGCCGCGCGCGAGGAGAGGGGCCGGGACCGCCACCCTGGCCCTTCTCCACTTTGACAAACGCCCACAAAATCGATAAGGTAGGAGAATCATGAGCATGTTCAACGGGAACCTCTCATTCGCCGCGCCCGTCTACGTCACACGCAAGAACGCGAGCGGCGAGACCGGCACGTACAGCCTTTCGATCTGGATGACTCTGCTCGCGATGATGCTCATCTGGATCAACGTCGTGTTCTGGGGCATCGTCGGTGTCGTCAAGGCTGTCGAGGTGCTGGTGTGACGGAGTACGGCAAGACCGAGAACCTCTTCACTCGCAACGAAGAGACGCACAAGTTGAACATCGGCGACTTCCGCAACCCCTACGTGCGCCAGATCAAGGACTGGCTTGTCACCGAGAAGATCGATGGGACGAACATGCGGATCATCCTCGACTGGGCCTACGACGAGGAAGAGGATCGTTGGCGTCCAATCGTGGATGTTCGCGGGCGGAGCGACAAGGCGACGGTCCCTAAGGGATTCTTGCAGGAGGCGTTCGGTGTCGAAGAGGCATATGAACTGACCGATCGCGTATTTCGCGCTCTCAAGGTGATCATCCACGGCGGTGAGTCCGACGAGGAACTCACCGACAAGATCACGCGCGATCCGACGATGCTGGTTATCTACGGAGAGGGATACGGCGCTGGCATCCAGAAGGGTGGCTACTACTCACCGACCAAGCAGTTTCGCGCATTCGACGCGACGACCTATCGCGGCCAGGCCGAGCACGGACACTGGGGTTCGCCGATGTGGCGTCGGTGGGATGATGTCGCCGACGCAGCCGAAGTCATCGGAATCAAGACCGTTCCCGTTCTGTCATCGACGGCTCCCCTCGAAGAGATCGTCGAACGAGTACCCGAATTGCGCTCCGCTGTAGCGGCTGAGGATTCGGGTGTCGAATTCGAGAACGCAAACGATCTTCCGTACGCAGAAGGAGTGATCGCGCGCACCGATCCCTATCTATTCGATCACAACCGCAGCCGCGTATTCTTCAAACTCAAGCGAGAGGATCTGTAATGACAGAGATCAGCACCCGGCCGGTTAGCGAGATGACGCTCGACGAGCTCGAGCGTGAGTACGACTCGCTCCCGCGCAACGTCGAGAACCTTGACGAGTGGAAGCCCGTCAAGGCCCGTCGCAAGGCTCTGGCCCAGGAGTTCAACGGCCGCAACGAACTTCCTATCGAGGTCAAAGCAGGCATCCGTAAGAAGCGTGTTCTGACCGAAACATGACCCTCGAAGAGAGAATAGAGGCTCTGGAGGAACGAGTGGCTGCGCTCGAACCTCCGAAGTTCAAGAAGCCGTTTCCGCAGTCGATCCACGTTCCTTGCGACTGCGACAACTACGGAGTCGTCCACGTCATGCAGCCCCACTGTCCGTTCTGGAGGTCAGATGAAGAGATTGGCGCATAGGTTCTACTGCACGAAGCACGGCAAGATCTGCTTTCGCTGCGTCCTGTTCACCCTTGGCTTCCCTGTCGAGCACGTCATCTGGGAGAAGGCTCCGGTGTTCAGTCTTGTGACCAAGGCTCTCGGCTTATGAGGCATACGAGCACGGACCGCTCTCCCGATTCGTTGTACGCCTTGACAGAGGAAGAGACGCGAACGATCGTCAGTTCGTACAACTTTCTCTTCGAGTTGGCCCTGGAACACGACCTTGAATTGCGTCAAGAAGAGTTGGCGATCTACGACAAGTTGAACGGCCATCTTGAAGTGCTGGAAAACCAGCGCGCGATTGGCGGGGTGCCGAAGAACGCAGCGCCGACTTCTCTGGTCACGGCCAGGCAACTCGAACTAGCGCGCCGAGACCTTCCGGAACCTCCGCCGTCTCGATTCGAGGAGGACGAGTATGAGCCAAACATCCCGAACTGACACGCTGCCGAGTGACTCGCAAGCCCGAAAGGACACTCCGATCGTTTCGGGAGTGATCGACTACTTCCCGGCGGCTCTTGCGGAAGTTGCGCGTGTCTCGAAGGCGGGAAACGACAAGCACAATCCCGGCGAGCCGATTCATTGGGCGCGCGGAAAGTCCACCGATCAGGCAGACGCCATCGGTCGCCATCTGATCGATCGTGGTGGTATTGACCCCGACACCGGACTACGGCATTCGGCTGAGTTGGCGTGGCGAGCGCTGGCGTTGCTTCAACTCGAACTCGAAGACGCCGGGTTGGCTCCAGTGCCACGAGGCGCAACAGAGCCGGAATCCGAATACGAGATGCCCCATCCAATCCCTCCGGAGGACAAATGAACATCATCTACACCATCGTGATTGTCGTCGCTCTATTCGAGTTGATCGGCATCCGAGTGTCACTGGGACAGATCGCCGCCGCTTATGTCATTTGGGCGAAATCGATTCAGGACGAGGCTCCTGGCCCGACTGTAACGAAAGAAGAGGCCGAGGAAATCAAACGTGTCTGACGTTGCGATTGATTCGGTAGACCAGCAGGAGTATCTGCGCCGCCAGCGACGCTCTTTCAATCTCGTCGCGAACCTGATCACGGCCTTTACATTCCCGATGGTGTTCTTGTTCTACCTCCATCAGGGACGTTCCGCCACCGGGTCTTTGGCGCTGGCCTCTTGCGTGCTCGTTCTGCGTGGATTTCTCGATCTGGTGTACCGCAAGTTGGTCCCCTTTGCGAGCCTGTATGGAACGAACTCGGACGAATTGAGAGCCGAGGATGCGCTCAACCGCAGACGCATTCACTTCTGGTCCAAGAAGTTGCGCTGGATCGTCATCGTGCTGTCCTTGATCACGCTGACCTGGCTCAAGCGTGGCGGGACGTGGGGAAGCAACGCCGAGTGGCTATGGAGCGGCCTTTCTCTGCTCTCCAATCCGCAGGTCCTGATGCAGCTGATCATCCTGCCGATCTTCTTCCTCGCGAACTTTCTCCTGTTCTTCGGCCCCATGATGATGATGGGTGTGTCGCAGATCCGAGGCTTTGAGCCGGGTGACGCAGACTGGGGCGTGCGTCTTGAGGACGTGCGCGGCCAGAAGGAAGCGAAGGAAGAGATCCACAAGGTCATCACGCTCTGGCAGTCCGGCGAGAAGTTCGTGAGCGCTGGCGGCAAGCGCGAGCGCGGCATCCTCTTCCTCGGCGCCCCTGGCGTCGGTAAGACGATGCTCGCCAAGGCCATCGCGACCGGGTTCAACTGCCCGCTCGTGACGATCCCCGGCTCTGGCTTCGCGCAGACCTTCATCGGCATGGATGTCATCATCGTCCGCTACATGGCGCGCAAGGCGCGCAAGTTGGCCGCGAAGTGGGGTGGACAGTGCATCGTTTTCATCGACGAAATCGACGCCGTGGGAATGCGAAGAGGTAGCCTGGGCGGCGGCGGATTGGGAGGGTTTACGAAGCCTCAGATCCCCGGTGGTGCCATGGGCGGCATGTACGGAGGCGGCATGGCGATCAACCAGCTCCTCGTCGTCATGGACGGTATCGATTCGCCCCCGTTCATGAAGCGGGTCATGACGAACAAGGTCAACACTTGGCTCGATGCCAGTTACATCGTCCCGCGTCGTCTGGGCGACGTACCCCTACGTCTTCCGCACGCCAAGCCCACTGGGAATCAGATCTACTTTGTCGGCGCGACGAACGTTCCACTGAGCGCACTCGACCCGGCGCTCGTTCGTCCCGGACGCATGGGACGCCACATTCATTTCCGAACTCCGACCAAGAAAGACCGCATCGACATCCTGGATCTGTACCTCGGCAAGGTCGCACACGAGGACTCTCTGGACTCATCAGAGGCCCGCGACGAACTCGCACGCATGATGGAAGGGTATTCCCCTGCTCAGATCGAGCAGGCGTGCTCGTTGGCTCTAACGTATGCGCACCACGACGGTCGCCACGCCTTCTCGCGGGAAGATCTGACAGAAGCGATGGTCACGAACGAGGCCGGAACCGCTCTCGGATGGGGATACGAGTCTGAAATGGAGGAGCGTTCGACGGCGATCCACGAAGCCGGTCACGCAGTTTGTTCTTACCTCTTCATGGAGGATCACGAGAGTACACGGCTGAGTATCAGGAGACGAGGCGAGACTGGCGGTCACCACCAGGCGATCGGAACCGAGGAGCGCACGTTCCGTACGCGAGACGAACTTTTCTCGAATCTGATCTGGGGCCTGGGCGCCTACGCAGCTGAGATCGTCTTCTACGGTCACAACACGCAGGGAGTTGGAGGAGACCTGGGCAGCGCCTCGGCGCTTGCCGGAACAATGGTAGGTCGGTGGGGCATGGCTCCGATCCTCCCGCCCAACTTGTCGCGAGACGATCTGCGCAGCATGGAGAAACTCGGCAAGCAACTCCTTACGATCGGAAATCCCGGCGACATCCCACTACCTCCTGACAAGCGCAGAGATGAGGCTCTTCTGCTCGGTCACGCTTTCCTGATCGCGTACAACACGATCCTTCAGAACAAGAACGCCGTGGGGGAGATTGCTTCACGCATGGTCGAGGAGAAGGAAGTGTTTGGAGATGATGTGATGGATCTGCTCAAAGGCGCCGGACTGAAGAAGCCAGAAGGGACGCATCAGTGGCCGAATCTGTAAGCAAACCCCATCTTCTGATCATCACCGAACTGGAAGCAAGAGATCCGGAGACTCACATTCCGTACCGCGAGTGGGAGGTTGTTCATCCGGACGACTGCCCGAAGTTCGAGGAAGAGGATCCGTTGATTCCCGGAACGAAGACAGAAGCGTACGACTGCATGGTCGCGCACGAGGTTTACCACGTTGGACTCGATGGTCTCTATCCGGATTGGACAACACTAGCGGCCGGAGAGTTCCAGATTGAAGCATTCAGCAACTACGATCCCTACAGCATGGAGTGGGACGGAGGGCTGCGGCTCCTGGAGGACGAAGAGTGAGCGTCAGGAAGGTAATCCTCGAAGGAGTTGACGAACGCTACGAGCCGCCCGATCGAGAGATAGAAGTGTCGATCGTTGGTGACTCGCTCTACATCAGCGTTTTCGACGGAAGTGTGGACGATCTGTCCAAGAGCAGGAAGAAGGAAATCGAAGTGCCGGAACTGAGTCTCAAGGAGTTCAGAGCGGCCCTCGATTACCTCGAAAAATGGGAAGATACAAGGAGGAAATACTGATGGCTGTTTCAACCAAGTACGGAAAGCTAGACATCGGCAAGATCGCAGATGACGAGCCGGTGTTCGTTCTGAGAGCGCGCGACGAAACCGCACTCCTGGCGATCAAGGACTATCGCTCTCGTGCGCTCGCACTCGGCCTGGATTCCATCGTCGCGAGCGTCGATGCAGAGATCGAAGCGTTCGAGACGTTTCGGTCAGAGAACGAGACCAAACTACCCGACTGATGTCGTCGATCTACGACAGCAAATATATCGAGAGCGACGCCTTTCTGATGGCGTGCGAGTCCGACACTCTCGCCCTGGAGGATCATCTTCGGCAGTTCACGAAGGACGAACTGAAGCAACTTCGCGACGGCGCGGTGTTCCTGAAAGATCGCGCCGCTCGCGCGCTGGAAGAGCGCGAATGACGGCGTGGCTTTCGGACTGGATCTGCTCTAGGCGAGGGCATGTCGTTCGTTACGACTGCGGCGGCAACTACTGTGGCTGCCGCTGCGGTCGTGTTTCAGGACCGTGCCCTTCGTGCGGAAGCCTGGTGATCATTCCATACCAGGGAATCGGCAATGATGACGAGAGATTCCTCTGTACGAACTGCGGAACGGCCTTCTGATGTGATGGCCGTCAAAGAGCGCTACTACGAGCCGGAGGCGGGAGAGTGGGTTCGTCCCGTTATGGAGGGATACAAGATGTCCTGCTGTGATTGTGGACTGGTCCACACCTTCAACTTCTCCGTGAAACGCGTCGATGGAAAGTACCGGGTATTCTTTCAGGTCTTCCGTGACAATCGTGCAACCGCAGCCATTCGGCGCTGGCGTAAGAAACGCGGAGAACCAATTACATGAAGAAACTCAGCACACTTTTGATCGCTTCGCTCGTTGTGATGGGCGCAGCCTGGCGAGACCTCAAGTGGTGGTTCTCCGGTGAGTAATGTCTTCGTCGTACCTGACATTCATGGCATGCACCTGAACCTGCGTGCCTTGCTGGAAGACGCGGGAATCGTTGACCCCAAAACCGGCCAACGCAAGGATTGGGACATCGATGTCATCAGTCTTGGAGACCTTGCCAACTGCGCGGAGGATCCCTACCGTGATGGAACCGAGAATGATTTCGAATGTCTCAAGCGCGTTGGAGACTGGATCGATCTGCTGATCGTCGGAAATCACGAGCACCCATACTGGGGAGGACACCCATTCGGAGGGTTCTTTCACGACGATCGCATCGCCTCAATGATGTTCGATCTCGAACAGTCCGGGTACATTGCAGCCTCGGCGTCAATCGACGGAATTCTGGTCTCTCATGCGGGACTCAGCCACTACTTCGGAACCCTTCTTGGTTCGAATGACTCAGATGAGGCGTGCGCCCTGATCGAGGAGCGCTGGCGCCGGGACGCTACTGGAGAACTGTTCGACGCATGCGGCCCAATCAGGGGAGGGAATTATCCTCAGGGTGGAATTCTCTGGTCGGATTACAGCGAACCCAAGTACCAGAAGATACGTCAACTGATCGGTCATTCTGTGGGTGATACAGTTAGACAGTTCGGAACGCATGGCTCACCGGCTGCTGGCTCGTATTGCATCGACCTCGGGAGCGGTCGCCATTCGAATCGAATTGCGGGTGCATTCATCCGCGACGGCGAAATCGACATCCTGGAGGTGGAGTTGAATGGCTAGGGGAAGACCGAAGGAGTGGACGAAGGACCGCATCAAGGAGGCGCTCAAGGCCGAGGCTGACGAGAACGGTTTCGTCGGCTACAAGACGGTCGGGGGCGGACTCCGAGGCGCGGCCGAGCGTGAGTTTGGTTCGTGGCGCGCAGCATGCAAGGCAGCTGGCGTGAAGGCCAAGCCTCGCGGTCGTCCGAAGAAAACCGCGTAAGCGTTGCGCTTCACGATCTACACGGATGGCTCGTGCCCGAAACCGGGAGGTCCCGGCGGTTGGGCGTCTGTGTGCATCGAAGATGACTCCTTGACTTCGGTCGGTTACGAGACCGAAACGAAGAACGGGCGCATGGAGTTGACTGCCGTCATCGGTGGTCTTAATGCACTTCCGGAGGGATCGATCGTTACCGTAGTTTCAGACGCACAGTACGTCGTCCTCGGATACACCCAGTGGATGCAACGTCTTTGGATCCCGAACGGGTGGCCGAGTCACGTCAAGAACCAGGACCTGTGGAAAGAACTCATTGAAGCCGCCGATCGTCACAAGTCGGTGGCGTTCATCCACGTTCGCGGCCACAAGAAGAACGACGACCCCGCGAAGGCTCATCACGTCGAGCACAACGAAAAGGCTGATAAACTAGCGGGAGAACAAACCCTACTCGCGAAGGAGCAAGTAGCATGAGCGACGGCAGACCATTCTGGGAGCGCGATCCGAAAGAGAACGAGAAGTCGTTCCTCGATCGCGTGATGGGCAGCAAGGCGTTCGATATCATCTCTCGCGCCAAAGAGGTGCGGAAGGAGCAAGAGGCCAGAGGCCCGCTGGCCCAGGTCGAGCCAGGAGACAAGATCCCTCTCGAACTTCTCAACGCAGCAATCGGGTACTCGCCAGAGTTCGCGGCCTTGCTTCGCAGCGCTCGTCGTGCGTCAACTCCGGAAGCAGAGAGACAACGAAGACGGGCAAAGAACAAGAGAGCGCGTGCCTCTCGTCGCAGAAACCAGCAGATCGCGGCGCAGGCTCGTCGCCGACGCCAGAAGATCAACAACCGGAGAGCGGCGTGATGGAGCGACTCAAGACGACCAAGAGAACGTGGTGGACGCGCCAGGTAGGTCCATTCACGTTGCTCTGCTACTACGCGAATGTGCGGACTCCGCTCACTAGCCAGAATGTCCTGCACGAAACCGTCATCGGCAAGAGGAAGGTTCGACTCGTCGGATGAAGATCGCGCAGGCACTCTCTGGATCTGACGCCTGGGGAGAGATCAACAACGAGACGCTCGAACGCGGAGTCGGCGGTCGCGAAGGTGCCCTAATTCGTCTTTCCCGGGAGTGGGCGAAACTAGGGCACGAGGTCACAAATTTCGTTCCTACCACGACCCCTTCTCGTGTCTACGACGATAGCGGCGGGTTCTTCGAGTTCGTGCCGTACAAATTGGCGATGACCTGTATGGCTACGTTCGAGTACGACTCTTGCGTCGCGTGGGAATGCCCGGACGTATTTGCCGACCCTCGCGTTGTCGAGAGAAACCCCATCCGTCTCGTAGAGATGCAATGCGCGCACCTTCCCGGCATGCGGAAAGAGGCCGCGCAGGAGTTCGCAACGGGCATCATCGGACTCAGTCAGTGGCATGTTGACTTCTTGGCTCACGAGGGAAATGACGGTCCGTTTTATGTCCTTCCGAACGGGGTCGATCTGGAGCACTTCCCTTGGCCCAAGACCCTGACGTTGCCTCGCAAAAAGCGCTTCGTCTATACGTCAAGTCCCGATCGTGGACTGATCCATCTCCTGCGTATCTGGCCCAAGGTCAGAGAGCGCTGGCCGGGAGCGGAATTGAAGGTGGCGTATGGAGTGTCCAATTGGGTCGCGGCGAATATCTGGGGACACTCGCAGGGAGGAGCAATGGCTGTCGAGATCGGGCACCGACTTCGACAAGATGGAGTCGAGGATGTTGGTCGTCTCCCACAGTCAGAGATCGCACGTTTGCATCGACAGAGCAGCGCTCTTGCGTATCCGTGTGACACTATGTCTCCGACCGAGACTGGATGCATTACAGTCATCGAAGCCATGGCAGCGGGCAAGCCGGTAGTTACAACGAACTGCGATTGTCTTGAAGAAGAGTTTTCGGAAGCGGCGGTAATCGTTCCACTTCCATTCCGAGACGACGACTATCTTGGAGCGCTTACGGACGTGCTGGAAGATCGCGACACATACATGGCTCTCGCGACGGCGGGCAGATCATTCGCAGAAAGGAGACAATGGCGCCTGATCGCACCACAGTGGATCGAGCTGTTCGAAAGCCTACGTTGACGGTCCTTCAAACTCGCATCCTCGCGCGCACAGCGTCAGGGGTGAAGTTGAAGGAAATCGCCAAGGAGGAGTATCTCTCGCTCAGCGAGATCAATCGAGTGACCCGCGATCTTAAGGATCGACTCGGAGCGCGGAATCTGGCCCAGGCCGTTCTCCTGGCCTGTCAGAACGGCTTGATTACGCCCGTTGACGAGAAAGGAATCTCCCAACCGCAGTCGATGCTTCCGAAAATTGACTAGTCGGGTCATTCTGGTAAGGTGAGTAAATGAGGGTTCGTGACAGGAAACTCTTCCTCCGTTGGGCACTGATCAACGTGCTCTTCGTAGCAAGCCTTGTCACAGCAGACATTTCCTATTCGGGCAGCATCCCCACTCCGGCCAAACTGGCGATTGGCGCTGTTTTCAGTGTGTTCGCTGTTGCTAGCGCATACGCGGGGAAGTTGGCATGGGACGAGCAGAAGGACGAGAAGCATCATCTCTCTGAGGCGATCGGTCTCTGCCCGATGGTGGCGATGCTCGGGACGGTCGCTGGATTCCTCATGGCGCTCAGCAGCGATTCGAGTGACGTGACGAATTTCCAGCAGAAGGTCGCGGGCGCTTCAAGCGGATTGCTTGCGACGTTCGTGGGAATCTCTTGCGCGGTCGTGCTCGTGTTGCTTCAGCTTCCCCTCAAAGATCATGCCACACCGCGACAGCGCTAGGGCGGCGGTCGCATGGGCAGCGATCGATACGCTGTTCTGTCTCCTTCTCATCATCCTCGTTCTTCTTCAGCCGCCACCCAAGAAGACGACGGCCGTGGACACGCTGGGTGTGTACGCGGTCACGATCTCATGGAAGGACGGATCGAATGATGACGTGGATCTTTACGTCGAGGATCCCGAAGGAAACGTCGTTTACTTCGGTTCCGACAGCGTCGGTCTCATGCACCTTGAGCACGACGACCTCGGAACCGCAGCGTCCGAGACCGAAGGATCCGTCAGGGTGGTTCAGAACGGAGAACGAGTCGTCATCAGGGGAGCGGTCGTGGGTGAGTATTCGGTCAACGTTCATCTCTACATGAAGAGTGATCGAGGAAGCATCAAGGTACATGTCGAACTGTGGCGATTGCGTGGCAACGACAAGTCTCTGATCTCTCGCAACGTAGTCCTTGTCCGAGAGGGACAGGCGCTGACTCCTTTCCGTTTCACTCTCGATGCCAAGGGGAGAATGACGGGACACAACGAACTTCCCAAGAACGTCGTTTACTCCGCTGATCCAAGTGCAGGAGTGTCTTATGACTCCTCCGGCGGAAACGGTACGCGCGCTCCTGACTACTACGGCGGGGGCGCCCCGTGATCTCTAGCCTCTTTCTCTCCCTGACGATCCTAGACGCGATTCTGCTCTGGGCGATTTGTGCAAAGGGATGGGGGTACTGGGGGCTGAAACTTGCCGCCATCCTGGTCGTCGTCGGCCTCAATTTCACTGTGATCCACTATAGAGTCACTGGCACGGGATGGCCGACTCCGAACGAGCCGCCAAGGAAGAGCATTTTCGCGGGTTGTCATGTCGTCGAACCACAGGACCAATCCGATCCCAGCACCGGAGCGATCTATCTCTGGCTCATTCCGCAGAAGCATTACGCAAGTCCGTTTGGGTATTCGTCGATCCCGGACGAGCCGCGAGGGTACAAATTGCCGTACGACCGTGACTTGCATAAGCAGTGTGTCGAAGCAACCACGCAGAGTCGGCAACAAGGAGCCGCTCCGGTAGCGGTTCATAGATCGGGACGGTCGAACAAGCCCGGTAAGTTCGTCTTTTACGCATTGCCGCCACCTATCCCTCAAGAGAAAGGAAAGCCATGAAGCGCAACCAGATCGTCAGTTACGCCGTACTCGCCGTGGTCGTAGTAGCTGCCGTTGTTGCCGCGATCGTCTTGACGACGGGCGGTGACTCGAAGCCCAAGCCGAAACCCCTGACGGTGACGCAGAAAGCCGGGATCGCGCTGAAGCGAGACTTCAACAAGGCCGAGGCAGCCGAAGGAATCCAGATCGCGCGCATCGTGAAGTGTGCTCAGGATCCCAAGAACTCCATTCGCTTCGAGTGCCTGGCCGTCGTGTCGAACGCAGACGGAAGTCAGTCGGCCTGTGGAGACTTCCTGTTTCAGATCCCCAACGGAGTCGTGAAGCCGGAGAACGTCCAGGCGGTCGATCCACAGAACTGCAAGTAAGCCCTTGACATGCCATCTCCGGCATGTATACTCCGACGAGCGGGGGAGTGAAACGGCTTCCACAGCGGCCTCATAAGCCGAAGACAGCGGGTTCGACTCCCGTACCCGCTACTCGAAGGGGAAACCCGGAGACAGTGGCCTCTCGCGTTTCCGTCCCGGCGGTTGTCCGGGCCGAGGGGTGCTCGACGGAGCAACACTGAAATCCTGGCGACGGCCAGGTCGGGAGGGAGTCATGACCCTCCCGAATTGACATCCCAGGCGCGATCGACTCTCCACCGCTCGCAGCCTCATGGATTCTCCGGAGGGCGCAGGGAGGCACGGCCCGCAGGTGCCTCAATCATTGCCCGGTCGGCCCCCGGTAGAGGGCAAGCGGACTGGGCGCTCCCCGCAAGGGGACTTGCCAACGTCGTCTAATGGCTTAGGATGCGAGCCTTTCAAGCTCGGCGATGCGGGTTCGAATCCCGCCGGTGGCACTGGGGTAGCACTCGCTTCGGGTTCAGGCCCGGAGATGAAGAACCCCGATACGTCCTGATCGTCTAGTTGGTCTAGGATACCGCCCTCTCACGGCGGCGACCCGGGTTCGAATCCCGGTCGGGACACTCAGTAGGACGCTGCTGACCTGAGCCGGGGATGCATCCGGACAGGAGTTGCTGATGAGGGTGGTCGATTTGCACCGCTCACTCCTCATCCTTGGGTCTGTCGTTCAATGGCTAGGACGGTGCCCTGTCGAGGCACAGATCGGAGTTCGATCCTCCGTAGACCCGCTCTCGTTTCAGGTACCATGGCAAGCACGCGCCCGTAGTGTTTAACGGTCAGCACGCCAGCCTTCCAAGCTGGCAGTCTCGGTTCGAATCCGAGCAGGCGCTCTGGAAAAACCAAAGACCGTGGGTCTCCCAGGAGAGTTGACATCGGAGACATCTGGCCCGCCACTCTTAGGAGTGATGCCGTGGAGTCCTCCCCGGCGGGGAATAACTGAGGACCTAGGCTCTCCATTTGCCACCGTAGTGTCTAGCGGTAGCACGCAACGTTGCCAACGTTGTAGGATCGGTTCAAATCCGATCGGTGGCTCTTGACTTTTTCTCGAAACCTGCTAAGGTCACGATCATGAACTTCACGCGGACAGCACAGAGGAAACTCAAGCGAACGACGAGAACCGTCGTCCGCACCGTGCTGGCCGCGACGCGCATTACCGTCGCATAGCCGCAGTCCAGCACGGAACATGGACTGGTAGCTCAGACGGCAGAGCGCTCCTCTGATAAAGGAGAGGCGGGAGATTCGATCGCTCCCCGGTCCACTCGAAACAACATAGGCGTCTCGTCCAATGGGAGGACACCTGGCCTACACCCAGGAGATCGGAGTTCAAGTCTCTGGATGCCTACTACATATGGCGCTCTAACTCAACGAGCCAGAGTCCGGCCTCTTAAGCCGCGCGAACGGGGTGCAAGTCCTCGGGGCGCCACTGCAAGACTGTCACGTTGTACATGAAAAACGTGTATTGCATGACACGCGCGACGATAGCTCAGAGGACAGAGCGCCGGGTTGCGAACCCGGAGGACGCAAGTTCGACTCTTGCTCGCCGCACTACATAACGGCTGGTAGCTCAGTGGACAGAGCGGCGGGCTTCGAACCCGTGTCAGTCGGAGGTTCGAATCCTCCTCGGCCGATAGCAACACCTGGGCTGGTGGGCGTAATGGGAACCTGCCGCGCTTGCACCGCGTGCGATCCGAGTTCGAATCTCGGCCGGTCCACTCGAAGACGGTTGGCCGCATCCCCTTCCAATTGCGGCACATGGATCTCTAACTCAACAGGCAGAGTCTGGCCTTTTAAGCCATGAGATCGGGGTTCGAGTCCTCGGGGATCCACTTCAGGAGACGGCCGGTTCGATTCCGGCGTGCGCTCGCGAGCGGGTACCAGCGGACGAGAGGCAGGAGTGGTCAAGGGAGACTAGCGCCTGACAGATACATCGTACGTGTAATGACTACCAAGGCCCTGTAGCTCAGGGGACAGAGCTGCGCGTTTCTACCGCGTGAGTCGGGGGTTCGAATCCTCCTAGGGCCTCTACTGGTGCGGAAAACTAAGTCATAACGTAGTTTCTTGCACCAGTGAACGATCGAGCCGGGGTGGTGTTAATGGCTAGCATGCACCCTTTGTACGGTTGCGGTGGGGGTTCGACTCCTCTCCCCGGCTCCTGATTTTGCATGGTACACTCGCACCATGACTGCTCCCCTTTCAGAGATTTACGCCCTGATGAAGGGTGGACAAACCTCAAAGGTCGCCACCTTCGATGCTCGCCCCGGTCTTTCTGCCGGAACCTACGAATTCGGAGATCTGATTCCGAAGGGCTGGGCAATCGTCAGCACCGTAGTCGTCCTGAAAGCGTTCTCTGGATCTGGATCGTTGGGTGTAGGGATCGGAGCCGACAACTCGATCACATCCGGCTCTTCCATTCCGGCCACGTCTTACGCGGTTTTGGCGGAACTCGGATCCGGGATCAAATCCATTGCCAGCGAGGATGGAAAGATCAGTGCTCATGTGACGGGAGGATCGGTAGCCAGCGGGATTCTGGTGGTCCTGTACAACATCGTTCCTTACCCGGCCTGAGTCATGATCCTCACGAACCACACGGATAACTGCTTTGTCTTCGCGGTTGGGTATGTGCTGCTTCCGGGAGAAGGAGAGACCCTAGAAATCGACAACGATGTCTACTCGAACGACTTTCGCGTCCGATACAACGTGAACAGGATTGTAGAAAACGGGACAGGAGACATCAGCATCTCGGGCCAGCCGGTGGATTACCCAGAGGACGAGGGAGACCCTAAGCCAGAGACGCGACCTCGGCTGAAGCCGATGTTCCAGGCGAAGTAAGTGCCCGACGATCGAGACGAACTGGGTCGTCCCCTCTTTCCGGATCCTCCTCTTGGAAAGATCATCTCGGCGTGGGCGCTGGAGCAAGAAGATCGCGAGGAAAATACCCTCGATTCTGGCCTACCAAGGTGACGAACTTGGAATGTTCCTCTTCGATGGCACCCTCCCCTTCGGCGGAACTCTTCACGTCGAGTACCTCTGATTGCTCAAGTAGAGAAGATACTTGCGAAATCAGCAATCTTCGTCTATACTCCGGCACGTTATGTTCGCGCACCAGTTGTATTGCCTAAGTCTTAGCCAGTCCGCCTCGGCGGACTGACCTACTTGGGCGTCTGGTGTAGTTAGAGCATTCCGGGCCGTAACCCCGCAGGACTAGGTGCAAATCCTAGGGCGCCCACCAAGCCGATGTGGCCGAGTGGTCCCAGGCGACGGATTGCAACCCCGTCCACGCAGGTTCGATTCCTGCCATCGGCTCTCGACATACGGGAGTGGCTGGAATCTCGGTAGACGCGCCGGTCTCAGAAATCGGTGTCCGAAAGGACGTGCGGGTTCGACTCCCGCCTCCCGTACTCGACATAGCCCCGCGTGGCGCAATCCGGCAGACGCACTCCGCTCAAACCGGAGGGATCCAGGTTCGAATCCTGGCGTGGGGACTACGGAAGGTCAACCTGGGATGGCCCGGGGACCGGTTGCTAGCCGGATCGCGCCGAAAGGCGTGGGGATCGTGACCTCGGCCTTCCGCTTTGTCAAGTTTTCTTGCCATAAAACTTGACACTTGCGCGCCTGGTGGAACGGTAGACACGCCAGTCTGAGAGGCTGGTGCCGCGAGGCGTCCGGGTTCGAATCCCGGGGTGCGCATTTCATAATTGTTCCGATTGCGGAATGGTTTGAATGGACAGAGTGACGCAAAATGCGTTACATCGTCCACTCGGCGGGTCGCATGGCTGGCGTGCTTATCCGGCTTGAACCCGGTGATGGGGTAACACCTGTGGGGGTTCGATCCCCTCACCCGCCGCTTAGATCTTGCCGAAAACTCTGAGCAGAACGAAGATCGTTCCAACCGCAGACACGCACGAGGCAACGGTTCGAACCGCCTCAAACTTCGATCGATAGCGCGGCGTCCAGTAGCGTCCAGTTTCGGGGTCGATTGGCATCCCTTTAGCGTACCACTGCAATGTTTTGTGCCCAAAAACTTTGCGGTAGACTCACCTTGTTGGAGGAAGGAGGTGGTCTACGTGGCAAGACTCAACGGCCTCCCCGTAGCGGTGGCCGTACAGGAAGAGTGGCCCTTCTAACGGGGAGGTGATCCTGAGTCTCGCGACGACCCGCCTTGCGCGGGTCGTCTGCGGTAAACACATGAAAGGACGACGACGCCCAGATAACACGCTGCCGTGGGAACTCGAAGCGGGCGACTACTGTTTCCGAGGCCCATCGAGATTCCTGTGGGTTTGCCTCCCGAACGGATCTGGCCCCGCACGTCTCGAAGAATGGGACGTGACCGAGCACCAGGACGGCACCGTGACCGTCTCTCCATCGATCCTGGAGAAGTTGGCCGATAACAAGGATGGCTGGCACGGGTACCTCGAACGAGGGATATGGCGCGAGGTGGGTTGACAAAACGCCCGGAATGTGTATAGTCCCGTGTGGGGCCGAATTGGATTCGACGCCTCGAAAACGGCAAGGAGATCGCAGCGGGTTGCGGCCTACCGCACCGGCCCGGAGGGCAAACGAAACGACGAAGCATACGTGCTTCCTCTCGCGGCTTAACGGCCACGAGCGCCGCCCCGGCCGGTAGGAACAGAAGTCCGGGATGATGTACCAGTAGGACGGGACACCGACCCCATTCAACGGTGACGCGGAGACCAAAGGTCTGCCCTGGTGGAGGTGGCGTATACCACCCCGAAGCTGCTAGAAGATCTGTTTGTACGGACGAGACGGACCCGGGTTCGATACCCGGCGGCTCCACTGAAATGCCCTTCGGGGCCGCGCGGGGCGCACGCTGGCGTGGGAACAGAACCAGTGCGTAAGGTCGCTGGCAGGCCGCTAAGCGGAGGCATCACATGAGCCGTTCAAATAGTCTGCCACCCCACATCATGAAGATCCCCGACAGAACACGAGAGTACGCAGCGGACGAGATGAACCATGCCCTTGCTGCTCTGATCCCTCGCGCCAGCGAAGAAGAGATTCGGGAGTTTTTCGAGGAACGCTTGGCCGACATGCAGGAGAGTTACCAGGACTTCCTCTCGATGCCAGACGTTTGAAGCGTGTCCGAGGCGCAAGCGCCCGCTCGGCTCTCCGGCTGACACCGGATCCGAGGCAGTCAGGAGCCGTGTCAGCGGCGACTGGGAATATCGGCCTTGTGTTGGGCCGCTTCGCTGAGCCGCTTGGGAAACTGGCGGTTGAGCAAGCGGCCTCGGCTTGACAGACCACGACCATTCATGTAACGTTGGTGGCGCAATGAAGATCGAGATGACATCGCAACAGCATCAGCCGAATACCCCCTGGTTTCCAGGGGTCTAATTCGCTGTCTGCGCGTCTCTCTTCAAGCACCATCACATAAGCACCGAAGTTCGAGCCGCGAAGACAGTCACAACAGGCTGTAGTGTTCAACGGCAGCACGGTCGCTTTGGGAGCGAGCGGTAGAGGTTCGAATCCTCTCAGCCTGATCGGACGACGCGCGCACTGGGCACCGGTGATAAGAGCATTCCCCCGGTGCGCACGATCGTCCAACTTGGGCGAGAGGACATGGTGTCCAAAACGGCTCCAACCCGTTAGGAGAGGGTTCGATTCCTTCCTGGCCCGCTAGCAAGACATGGACTGGTAGCTCAGAGGTAGAGCGCCCGCTTGAAGCGCGGGAGGTGAAGGTTCAACTCCTTCTCGGTCCACTGGGAGACGGACAAGGCTAAGGCCCGTGAGGATAAACCCCCATCAAACCGGGGTCTCCAAGCCGGGGTGGGAAGCGAGTGGTCTCCCTACATTGGAGGGTGTTAATGGTAGACAGCGAGGCTCTGAACCTCGTAGCGCAGGTTCGACCCCTGCCTCTCCAGCTGGGTCGTAAATCTAGGCAGCGAGATCCCAGACTGTGACTCTGGTTGAGCAGGGTGCAAGTCCCTGGCGACCCCCCATTTGAACGGAAACGTTGCACGAAGGCTAATTTCCTGGACCAGGGAATTGGCCGGTTTGACGAAATAACTACTGCGACAGCAGTAAATCGATGGCGTGTAGTTTAACGGTAAAACCCTCGGCTGTTAACCGAGTGATGAAGGTTCGATTCCTTCCGTGCCAGCCTAAACAGCGATGCGAATCCCATGCTCTCCGCACACGCGGAGAATGCGGGCCGCGTTGCGCCGCTGGATACGTCTGCGGCGCTTGCTCATCCATCCGGCCAATTGGCCTTTCCAGACGCCGAGGGCTTCGGCTGCACCGGTGAAGCCGAGTTTCTCGACGAGAGCGCGCAGCCACGGCCGGACTCTATTCATGTAGACATACCCGTTGTATTCGAGATGTCGATTGCGTGCATCTTTCAATTTCTGGCACGCCTTGCACGTCCGACGAAATCCTGCTTTCGTGTTCGAGGCGACATAGAAGTGCTGGCGGTCCATCAACTTCCAGGTCTCACAGCAAGGACACCACCTTTCGGTGGCATCCTCACTGAGAATCCGGTCGGGGATGGATAGACCGCCCACTACGCAGCCTTGCGGCCGGAACGGCTCTTTCCTTTGCCCATGCGTCGGCCCGCGTAGAACGGGAACCACTCGTGCTTGAAGCGGACGAGTGATCCGTCATCGCCGAGAGTTGCTTCGGCGATCGTGAAGCCGACAGCGGGCGCTCCGAGAGGAACGCGGAGACCCAAGGTCCCGCCGTATCCCTCGAAGGTGCCGCAGTTGATCATGTACACGTTGCGGTGGAAACCGACCTCGAAGTTGTGCCAGTGGCCGAAGAGGACGATCGCGGGCTTCGTGCCGCCCTCGAACGATTCAGCGAACTTCTGAGGTTTGTACGACTTCGCGTAGGACGATCCGCCCATCGGGTGCCGCATCGTCATCACGGCTCCGTTCGGGAGAACATAGTCGGCGGCATACATTCCGCCCCAGATCAGGTCCTCGCGCTCGTTTGCCACTCCGAGGCAGGCATCGGCTCCGGCCTTGCCGAAGTCGCCTTCGCAGTCGTGGTTCCCGGAGATGATGTAGGTCGTGACCCCATCACGCACCGGGTAGTTCTCGATCGCAAACGATTTCTGTGCCTCGAACGTGTGGTTGATGATCTCGTGGTCCTGGCCCTTGAAGATGCCGCGACCGGCCACGATGTCTCCCGGGTTGTACACGTCGGAGATTCCTTCGGAGGCCACCATGTCATACGCGATGTGGAGTTCATCGAGTCGGCAGTGCTTCGAGTTGAGGTGTACGTCGGAGATGATGGCGAACCGATAGGTCTCGCCCTTGAACAGCACCTTGTGCTCCATGGTGCTCGGTCGGGGGACTTTCTGGAGGGTAACCTTGTGATCTCCCTCGTGCTCCAGACGGAATCCTTGATGCCCAAGGGATTCCAGAGCCTCGCGCACTCGCTTCGGCGCGATGTCGGCGTAGTCGGCGATCTCTTCGATTGACGCCGTATCTCCCAGCTTCTTGAGGGCTTCGAGAGTTGACTTCTCGATCTCGCTTGGCTCGGCGACGTTCGGTCGTCGGCCTCTGCCCTCTGCTTCGTAGCAAGCCTCACACTTGCGACTGACTCCGTTGGACACTCGCGTGTCGTCGAAGTCGGTCACGGGCTTGTCTTCTCGACACTTACCGCACTGTCTTGTTTCAGCCACTAGACCTCCTTACTTGTGTCGATTTCGAGCGGCGATGTTTCGCCCCCGCTCAGACTGTTGAAATCTGCTTGCCGTCGCGTGTCCCTTATCGCTGTGTTGGTAGCGCGCCCTGCGAGCATGCCCTTTCTCGGAATGACTGTACCGGGACTGGATGACGGCATTGGTCTCGGTAGATCGAAAACGAGCCTTGCGAGTCTTCCCCGTCTCGCTTTGTTCGTAGACAGCCCTCTGCGCCCTACCTTTCTCGGAATGGCGATAGCGAAGGTCGGCTTCTCGCTTGCACTGACGACACCGACCGCTTGTTTGAGCCTTGCGATGACCTTTGCGGCATCGCGTCAGATCCTTAGGGGGCACGTCGATCATTTTACCACTTCGAATCGTAGGTGAAATTGTCCGGGTTGACAAGATAAGCAGGAAACTGTCTGTTACCTGCGCGAACCCTTGCCAAATCCAGCCAGAAATACCCTCTAATGGTTACATTGGGCTAGTGGCGACGGACGGCCAGTCACCAGCACGCCCCCGCCGCCCACTGATCGAAGGGCGAATGATGCGCTGCCCTCGATGCAAGCAGCAGCACGATGTTCTTCAGTACACCCGCATGCGAATGATCGAAGAATACGCGAGGGAGACAACTCCCATCTACAAGTGCCCACACTGTCGTTGGCAGTTTGCGCCTTGCATCGATGAAGAGATCATCAAGGAATGGCTCCTAGGAAGGGAGGCGCTCTGATGGCAGTAGGCAGTCTCGCCAAAGCCACGATCCACGAGCCAGTAGGCACCAAGCCCCTGTGGAAGCACAAAGGTTGGCAACTTCCTGCCTACATTCAGCACATCGCCAACGAGCTGAAGAAGAAGGGTATGACGGAATCGCGAGCCATCGCTACGGCGATCAACACCGTGAAGCGATGGGCGCGCGGCGGAGGAAACGTCAAGCCCGAGACTCGCGCGGCGGCACTCAAGGCTGTCGCTGAGTGGGAGGCGCTGAAGGCGAAGGCCGCAGCAAGTCGCGCGGCAAAGGCCCGCCTCTCGGAGATCGAAGACCCGATCGTGTCTCTCGAAGTGGATCTGAGCGATGAAGACTTCCAGAAGTACAGCGCCGAGAACCTCCAGGGCGGCTTCAGTCCCGGAACGGCGAACGTGAGCGCGGAGGACTACCAGAAATTGCTCCCGCTGCTCCGTTACTACGCTAAGTTCTCGCACCCATTTGCTCAGTGCTTCGCCGACTACAAGGAAGAGTTCGGAGAGGAGAATGCTCAGCGGTATGCCGGAATCATCAAGGATCTCATCTACCACTCGACCGCTTGGCGCAAGAGCGCGGAGGCGGAGTCCAAGATGAAGCCGGTTGTTCTGAGCGAATATTTCGACTGGACAGAAGAGGAGTACACCGACCTCGCAAAGTTCGTCGAGTCGCTCGACGAGGAGAAGGTCGAAACGCTGCTCTCCGAATCTGCCGAGCGTGTGAATCTCGCTGCCGAGACGAACATCCAGATCCTTCAGCACGTCGCCGACGCGGCTTTGTCCTACTTGAAGGTCGAGACCGATGACAGCGATCGGTTCGAGATGAAGGACATTTTCCGCCGCATCCACGGTCTCATTGCCAAGGATCGAGCGGACAAGGCGCTCGACAAGGCTCCCCACCCGGCACGCGCGATGGGAATGAGCCTGTCGGACGACGAGCCATGGATGGGAGAGTTCTTCTTCGATGATAAGACCGCGCGCGGAGAAATCGAACTCGCTGCGGACAAGGATGGGTACATCTGGAAGACGATCATGCGCGAGGGCAGGTGGAAGTTGTCTCCTGGCCCTGGACAGCGCCCGGTTTCGAAGCCGATCACGGTAATTGCGAAGGGCAAGTCTGATCCCGCGAAGCTCGTCATCTCGATGAGCGAGTTGCTCAAGAATTACGAGGACGGGGCGGTTGAGCATGTCACGATCCCGACATCGCACGACAACAAAGTTCTCGAAAATACAGGTTTCATCCGAGGGCTGCGGCTCAAGAAGGATGGAAAGGGTCGTGTGACGCTTCAGGCGGCGCATGACTTCACGGAGCCTGACGTGAAGGGCAAGGCACAGAACGGAACGATCGCCAACACCAGCGCAGGAGTCCTCTTCGACTACCCGCGTAAGGAAGACGGCAAGCGTTTCAACGCCGTGCTCGAACACGTCGCGCTCACGAACCGGCCGTGGCTGAGTGGGATGAAGCCCTTCGGTATGGCCGCAACTGATGAGGAGGTGAAGACAGTCGTGACGTTCTCAGAGGAAGTGACCGAAATCTCCGACGAGGAATTGGAGGCGATGCTCGCCGAAGAGAAGCCCGAGGAGAAGGAGGTCGAGAAGACGGACGACGGGGCCGCTGAGGGTAAGGCGGATGTCGAACTCTCTGACGAAGAGAAGGCCCCGGAGGGCGAGGAAGTTGTCGCTGAGGAGACTGAGGTGACCGAAGCAGAGGAAGAGGCCGCTGCTGAGGAGACCGAGGAATCCGAAGAGAAGGCTGATCTCGCCGCCGACCCGAAGAAACCGTACGGCGACGTGAAGTACGCCGACCCCGGTTACCAGAAGGACGGCAAGAAGCGATACCCGCTCGACACCGAGCAGCACTGTCGAGCCGCCTGGTCGTACATCAACCAGGCACAGAACGCTGCGCAGTACAGCAGCGGGCAACTCAGCAAGATCAAGGCTCGCATCCGCGCCGCGCTGAAGAAGTACGGCGTCAAGGTGAACATGAGCGACGCAAGACTGACCCGCGAGAACCTTCTGGTTCTACTGAGTCAGGAGGTGACATCGACTGCATCGGAGGGAGGTAACGAAATGCCAGACGAAGCAACGGTGGACTACGTGGAGACGTTCGGACTCTCGGAGGACGAGATCCGCGCGGCTCTGGAAGAGCGCGAGGCGCTCAAGGAGTCCCAGAAGAAGGCGAAGGTGGAGGCGAAGCTGAGCGAGTGGGCAGAGGAGAAGAAGGCTCCTGCCATTCTCGCAGCGGCCGAGGCGTTCATGCTCGCCGACGACGGAACGGTGATCGCCGAGGTTCCGGGATCGAAGTCCGAGGGCAAGATCACGCTCTCCGACGATCCGAAGTCCAAGACGACCGGACTCACGCTGTCCGATGTGGTCGAGGCTCTCGTCGATCTCAGTGGGGCCGTGAACCTGGAAGACAAGCAGGTCACGGACAAGGACACGACCGAGGGAACGAAGCCCGAGGAGACGACCGAAGAGGTCGAACTTTCGGCTGACGTTCAGCGTCGGGCACGCCAGCTCTTCCTGGAGGAGGGCCTGTCGTCCGACGAGGCTGTCGCCAAGGCCGAGGCCGAGGCGAAGGCAGAGAAGAAGTCCGAGTAATCGAAAGGAGGTAAGTCCAAATGCCAGCAAACATCGTGAAGAAGGCAAGCTACGGCAGCGTTTCGCCGCTGCGTTTCGCGGCGCCGGTGGGCACGCCTCGCAAGAACGTCGTGCTCGACGCCACGGACGACGGTGCGTTCGCGTCGCCGACTGACGGCTCGCGCTTCTTCGCTCCGGCAGGCACGATCCTCGTCAACTCGACACGGGATGGCAAGGTGACGGCCTACGGCGGAGACAACTCCGCTGGAGACAGCGCTGCCGAGATCGTCGGCGTGCTGATCGAGAACGTGGACCTTGCAGGGAACGTCACGGAGGGCGACGAGCCTTTCGGAGCGTTCTACCGTCTGGTCTCGTTCGACGTGTCGAAGCTCAAGATCGCAGGTGGAGTCGAAGTGTCGGAGAACAGCCCCGCTGTGACCCGCGCTGCCACCGCGCTCCCAACGTGCGAGTTCCTCGCACATGACCCGAGCGGTTCGCCGCTCTCGTAACCCGAAAGGAGGTGTGAACAACCATGCCTATGCAAGTGTTTGACGTATGGGATCAGGCAGCGCTGACGGAGGAGATCACTCGTCCGGCGGCTGGCCGCGATCCCGGGGCGGCGGAGGATGCCGAGACTCGTCTCGGTGAGACCCTCGCTCCCAACAAGAGCGTCACGACGCGGACGGTCAAGCAGCGCGTGCGCGAGCTGAAGCCGTTCGGCGTTGGGCAGTTCCGCGCTCCCGACGGTTCGCCTGCCGTGTACAGCCCCGAGCTGTCGTGGCAGGAGAAGATCATCGGACTCGTCATCCTCGAAGAGATCCACCCCATCGAGGAGGAAGAGTGGATGAAGCTCGAGAGCGACGACGAGAACGTTCTGCGGTCGGCCGGTGTCGAACTGGTCGAGCGTGGGCGCATTCTCCGGCTCCGCAACGAGCGCCTCACAGAGGCGATGCGTTGGGACATGCTGCTCAACGGCAAGCTCACGATCACGTACCCCGGAGGTAACACTCTCCAGGTGGACTACGACGTGGCCGCTGACCACCTGCCAACCCTGACGGCAGGTGCTCGATGGAGTCAGGTCGCGACGGCCGATCCGGTCGCCGACATCCAGACGTGGTCGGAACTCATGGCAGACGACGCGGGCTTCTACGCGCGCCATCTGTACATGACCTCGAAGACGTTCGACTACCTGATCCGCAACACGAAGATCATCAACACGATCAACTTCTTCGCGCAGGGCGCGGCACCGATCCAGCGCCCACGCAAGCAGGACATCCTGGAGATGTTCACGTCGTTCGCGGTCAACCAGGACATCACGATCTACGACAACGGATACCGAGCAGAGGGCGAGGCTGGCGTCGGTCGGCCGTCGCTCACGAAGTACCTGCCCGACAACAAGGTGCTCGTGCTCGGCCCGCTGGCAATCGAGGGTGTGCCGATCGCGCAGACCCTGGACGGCCAGGTCATGGTCCTGACGGACTGGAACAAGACAGAGAATCGCCAGGGCTTCCAGGCCGAGGTGCTTCTCGACGGAATGTCGCGGACTCACTACCTTCGGGCGTCCAGCGCGCGCATCCCGCGCCTGAACTACCCGGACGCAGTGATCGCTGCGACAGTCGCGTAAGGGGGCGGTCTGAATGACTGACTTCCATCGAGTAGAGCTCAACGAGGACAACTTCATCCGTGGCGCCGCCCGCTTCTTGTGGGCTGGCGCTACGGTGGCGTTCCCGAGTGAGATCGAGGACATCATCGATACGACGGTCTACAACGCCAAGACTGCTTGGCATGACCTCGGAGCGACGAAGACCGGAATCACCATCACCGTGAACAACACGGAGGAGACGTTCGACGTGGACCAGGTCTACGGCGACATCGACTCGCGGCCTACGGGCTGGACGTGTGAAGTCTCGACCGCACTGGCCGAGATGAGCCTGAAGCACCTCGCGCTGGCTTGGGAAGGTTCGACTCCTGTCGTAGACGCGGCAGCGGGTCAGACCACGATGGGTGTCGGTAACCCACTCACGTACACGCGGCGTCGCCTCGCGGTGCTGTTCCAGAAGGAGAACGGAAACATTCGTGCGTACGTTTTCCGGAAGACACAGCGCACTCCGCAGGAGTCGTCAATCGTGTACGCGAAGACCGGGGAGCAGCAGACCGTGCCAGTTCGCTTCAAGGCACTGGCCGACACCAGCATCCCGGACCAGCTCCAGCGGTACTTCATGATCTTCGACACGGACGTGACGAACGAGGTCTAAGCCAGGCCGAAGAAGTGAAGAAAATCGTCATCAGTGAGGCCACCCCTTCGGGGGTGGCTTCACCCCAATGAAAAGGAGACACAGTGCCCAAGAGCACCGATACGAAGAAGACAGCCGAGACGACGGCAGCAGAAGTCCCCGAACAGGATTCGCAGACACAGCCCGAAGTCACATCGACGACGGGTTTTCTCGTCTGCACGAAGAAAGACGGATCGATTCAGATCCATCTGATCAAGGACGAGGACGAGGAAAGAGAAAAGGATGCTCGTGACGCGGAAGCACCTCGCGTCGATGAGGTTCGATCGAAGGTTCTCGCTCTCGGCCAGTATGTCGCGGTCGCCGAAGTCCAGCCTGAACTGGTCGAAGCGGTCCAGGCGGGAGAGGTCGAGGAACTCGTGTATGCCGAGGACGAGCGTGACGTGAAGATCGTCACCATGGAGGCTCAGACTCAGCAGGAGTTCGTCACTCCGAGTCGCGTGTACTACACAGCGGAGAAGCAGATCGGCAAGACAGGCGCCAACACCTTTCTCGTCGGCGCGGCAGCAAGGTCCTAACAGCACGGATTCGTAAGCGGAAAGGAGGGTAGATGGGAGCAATCACAGAATCCGTGCGTCGGCACGTCCCGGCGACCTACAAGGCCATGATCGGGCCGTCCGAAACGACGGACTACTACTCCCTGAACGACCTTCAGACCTTGGCTAACTACGTCATCTTCCGGCTGTTCAGCACGGAATTGGCAAATCCAACTGAGGAAGCCGAGTTCAACCCGCGACAAATCGAGTTCATCGGGAAGGTCACAACCCTCAAGTTCATCCCTGCTGCGATCGACTACTGGATGGATCAGTCTGAGACCGTGGAAACTCATGGACCGGAGGAGTCGGAAGATTTCCCGAGCCGACTGGCCCACCTTCAGGAACTCTTCAAGCGCCTCAGCGCAGAAGTCGCGGACGAGTGGGACGAGGTTCTCGGCATCTCTGGCAAGACCAGTTGGGCGCCAGGAGTTTCATACGGAGACAACGGTCGCGGCATCCTCATCACCCCGGATCCCCAGGAGTTCGGACCGGTCATCAAGAGTAGACCTCGTGTCCCTGGTGTCATCCCCTCGCTGGACCATTTCCTCGGAGAGGAGTTGGTGTAATTGGGGCGGATCATCACTGATCAGATCGAGTTCGAGCGAATCCAGCGTGGAGCGCTGCGGTTTCTCCTTGCCTACCTTAACGACCAGGTCATCAGTGACGCTGCCAACTGGGCGGAAGAGGACGCCGACTTCGAGGCGTTTACTGGTCGTGCTCTCCCGACAATCGAGGTGGAGGAGATCGAGGCTCGGAATTTCTATCCGGGGATCCAGCCTTCGCTACTGGACGCTCCGATCGAGCGCTACCCGAACGTTTCCGCGTTTGCTTGGAGAGCCGATGCTCAGGCGACTAACAGCGACCACCAGGACAGGTATCTCGTGAACCTGGCGATCGAGATCATGGTGAAGGCTGTCGGAACGGATGACCGACTGGACGTTGACGAAAACGTCAATGCCTGTATCCTTGTTGGCAGCCGTCTTGACCGCACGATCGCAGCAGCTCACAAAGTGCTCATGAGCGACGATGCTCGCTCCCTTGGAAAGATCGTGCCGCGCATCGGTAACCAACCGAACATCATCAAGACTGACGTTTTTGTTCGTCGTCAGGAGAAAGGACACGGACCCCGCTGGTTCTGGCAGGGAGCGCGTCTTGATTACAGGATCGATCAGTGGGTCACGTATCCGGGGTCGATCGCGACAACGTAAGGAAGGAGGCAAGCCATGGCGAAAGTGATTCCGCATAACGCCGACAACGATGACAGTTATGAGGCGGAGCCGAACATGACCGACTCGGACGGAGACGACTTCTACGAGCGGATCGTTCCCGCTTCTCCCGTTGTCATCAATCGAGGCAAGGTCACGTACAAGCGTCCCGACAGTACGACAGCCAACGAAGGGACATCGGCGGCGTGATCCAAGTCAAGGTCGTCGGGGAACAGAGGTTCTACCGTGACGTTGATGCGACCATCGCTCGAACGGGGCACTACCTCATGGAAGCGATGGATGACATCAGCGGAACCATCGGGAGGCTGGCTCGCGCTGCGGCTCCGGGAGCACTTGGAGAGGCAGTCGGGGAGACACCGGCCCATCCGATGGGCGGAGGACACTACCGAGGCGGCGTTGGCGTTCGGAGATTTCCAAAGCACGCGAAGTTCGTTCATGGCGGAACCGGTATCTACGGCCCGCTTCATCGGCCGTTCGTGATCGAGAAGCAGCAGACGAACTTCCCGCCGAACTGGGGAATCGATCGACTAGGACGAAGAAATCCAGCGGTCGGCAACGTCCTCAAACTGACGGCGGGAGATGGAGAGGTGTACTTCCGAAAGAGGGTTGAGAACAAGGGACAGAGACCACAGCCCTTCTTGACTGAAGCGTTCGAAATCGCGAAGCGCTCAGAAATTCCGCTTCGCATTCATAGACTGGCTCGTCAGATTGCCAGGTAAACAGAAAGGAGTCACAAAGTGACCGCAGTAGCATCAGCAGTAGAAACCAAAGACCAGGAGACAGAGGCTGTGGATCCCGCAGAGATTCTCGTGCCGAGTGTCGCCACGCGTGTTCAGGTCGTCGGTAAAGACGACTACGAGTTCACGTTTCAGCAGAAGCCACTGACCTTCTTCGGCAAGCTCGATTTCTTCGCCGTCCTGGGTCGTGCGCTCGACCGTGCGATGACCGGACCGACCGGCATCTCGGTCGGAGACCTTCTCGATACTCCGGAGCGATCCGGAAATCTGATCGAGGACGTAAAGGACGCCGACACGTTCGTTCGCGGTGTCGCCAAACTGATCTCGTATGCCCCAGAGATCGTCGGAGATCTGTACTGCACGATCCTGAACGTTCCGCGCGGACAGCGCGAGATCGTGAAGGAGATCTTCGAACTGGACGAAGAGAAAGGCGGGCTGAGTGACGCCGATGGCGCCGCGATCCTCGACACCTTCTTCGATCAGAACTGGGAAGTGCTGCGGGATTTTTTCAAGGAGCAGATCGCGCCACTAGCGGAGAAGGCGGGAAGCAAGATGAAGTCCCCGCCATCACAGTCGTAGAGGCTCTGGAGGAGTACAGCAGCGAACACCCCGAGACAATCGAACAACTGAAGGAGACCTACTGGAAACTGTTCGAGAAAATGTTCGAGGCTCACGCGAAGCGCAAAGCAATCGCACAACTCATCGAAGTGAAGAACATGATGATCGCTGGAGTCTGGGGCAACTCGAACTACGACCCCCAGGAGGAAGGCAAGGAGGGATCAAGGACAGGAATGCTGCAACAGATTGAAGATGGATTCAATAGAGCGGTCGTCGAAATCCGTACCGGCGTTAAGCCAGAGGATAACGAGATCGACTGGACAGATCCGTTTTTCGCAGCCATCAAATCGCCGCGCATCGGCACAGAAGACGCGATCATCGCAGGGATGATGGAAGAGGCAGCAGTCCGACAAGATCGCTCGGAGAGACTCATGAAGGATTTCAAGAAGGAGATCGACCAGACGTGAGCAAATCAGGCGTGCATGACGAGTGTCGGAGACGAGAGCGAGAACTCGAATCTCTAGTCTCTGGTCTGTCCAAAGAGGTCAGCCGACTCGGAGATGAGTTGGATGCCGCTGAGGATCTTTTGATCCATGCCAAAGACCTGGCGAAGGGTCAGAACGGATACGCCGAATTGCAAGCAGAGGAAGCCCTTCGGAGAGCATCAGAACAGATCGAAGCAGCACGCAGATACATCCGTAAGCACAAGCGCCGCAAGGCGTTCACCACGGGACTCGGTATGTCGGGTCTCGACTAGTAACGAAGGAGGTGCCCGAATGACCACAGGAACCGCAAGGGGCCTGAAGAAGACGAAGCGCGTCGTGTACAGCGACTGGAAGAAGTTCAAGTCGCTTAACCACGCGCAGCTCTCGGCGGACGCGGTGCGCGAGCTGGAGACGACGAAGGCTGTCACGCCGATGGACGGCATCGACACCGTTCAGGTGGACGCCGACATCTTGCTTGAACTCAAGACCAAGATGCAGGCGAACAAAACCATCGTCGGTCTCAGCGAAGCGAAGGAGCGTCAGATCGCAGAGATCAAGCGCCTGGAACTGCGCAAGAAGAACATCGGGGCGCTCGGCATGTCCCAGGATTTCCTGGACACCGTCGCCGCTCTCGACCCGGCCCGTAAGGGTCTGGAGACAATCGATGCCGCTCTGGTCGTCGCTTACAAAGCGGCTGGCCGGGAAGGGGAACTCGACTCAGAGTGAACCGGAAGGAGCGCATCGACAGAGTGCGGGAGGAGATCCGCTTGCTGGAGGCGCAGCATCAGGCGCTAGCAGCAGAGGCAGATCTCCTCCCAAGACGAGCGCAGATCGAAGGAGAGATCGCAGCGAAGCGAAGGGAGTTGGAACGCCTAAGGGCTAAGCAGTAATGGACGCAGAATACTTCATTGAAATTATTCTCCAGGGGCGCGACAACCTCACGGCCACGCTTGCCAAGGCGAGCGCGGAATTGAGGGCGTTCAAGGCCGAAGCCGAAGGGCTGTCCAGTGCCACGGACCGGGTGACGGTTTCGCAGACCAGACAGGCCGGAGCCTCCAGAAATTCGTCTCAGGCTGCGGAGCGAGCGGTCATTGCGGCCAACAGAGAAGTGGCCGTGATCAAAGACAAGGTGCATACGATGCACATGCTCGACTTGGAGACTCAGCGCCTCCTGAGAAGCAACAATGCTCTCGAAAAGGGATTTGGACGAGTTCGCCAGGCAGCGCTCGGTATCCAGCGTCAGTTTTTCGATCTGAGGCGAGGCGTCCGCGATATGGACTACGCGACTCGTCAGGCGCAGGGAGCATTCTTCAACTTCGCCTACAACGCTTCGAGAGGATTTGACAACGCCGTCAAGAGCCTGACGCGAATGAACACGGTAGCAGCCCTTCTGGCTCCCGTGATCTTCTCGCTGGTCACGGCGGTATTGAACCTAGCCGCAGCGCTGATTTCTGTGGCCTCGGCGGCAACACTGGCAGCGGCGGCGATCGGCGGTGCCCTCGTCGCAGGCGTGATGCAGGCTATCCCCGTGGTCGGTCTGCTCGTCGCCGCTGTCGGTCGCCTCAAGGCTGTTCTGAACGCTTCGACCTTGCTCCAGAAGGAACACATCAGATCCACTCGCGATCTTGCTGGCGAGGAACGCAAGAATGCGCGCGATTTGGTTGACATTCAGAACCAGAAGATCGATGCGATCCTTGCAGAGAAGAGCGCACGCCTGTCGTTGCTCGAAGCCAAGCAGCGGCTCCGCGACATGGCTAGAGCAGAGGCTCAGGATCAGCGTGAACTGGGTGTCCTCAAGGGAAACGTCACCCAGGCGCAGCAGGCTCTGGCTTTGGCACAGGCCACCGGAGATCCTGCGGCAATCTCCGCAGCGCTATCCCAACTCGCCACAGCCCAACAGCAGTTCAACGCGGCCAAAAACGCAGCAGCGGCCAACACTCAGGATCTCGAAAAGCGTCGAGCACAATTGGCTGTTCAGGAGGCAGCGCAGCGTCAGAAAGAGGCGACGATTGCGAGGCAGCGCGCTGTTGAGGATGCGGCGCGAGCAAAGAGAACAGGGTACGTCACGAAACCTCAGGGAGCAGCCGGAGAAGACGCGGCTCAGCAGGCACTCAAGGGGCTGGACCCGACCGAGCGTCGGCTCCTGGCAATCGTAGACAGATTCAAGGCTCTGTGGAAGAAAGCAACTCGTCCCCTGACAGACGCGATCCTTGACGCGATCGGGGATGCGATTCAAACCCTGGAGAAGTTGTTCGCAGACAAGAACTTCATGGCGGCGTGGAGAGGACTCGCGACGACGATTGGTAACTCTATCCGAGAACTGGCGCGATTTTTCACGAGTCCAGAACAGAGAGCCTTCTTCACGAGCTTCATCAACCTCGCGAACAAAAATCTGCCGACGATCGTCCGCATCTTCGAGCAGATCTTCACTCTGGTCGAAAAGATCGCATTGGCGTTCGCACCAGTATTCTCTCACATCCTTGGCGGAGTGAGTGGTTTCCTGGGTCGTCAGAATGAGCGCGCAGGTCAGCCAGCCCGGGCAGGTGCCGGGTTCCAGCAGAATCGTCTCGGAGCATTCGCCGAACGATCGCAGGGCTTCCTGGACCAGTTCATGAAGTTCCTGGGGGCGTTCTTCCACTTCCTCGGAGCCGTGATCGGGGTCGCTGCTGGTCCGGGAGGTACGGCTCTGGAGAGAATGACGGCAGCATTCCAGAGATGGGCTGACGAACTCAACGGACCGAAACACCAGGCGGCTCGCGAATTCTTCTTGAAGTCAATCGAAATTTCGGGTCAGATTCTCGAATTCTTCGGAAAGTTGATCAAGGTACTGTTCGATCTGTCGCAGAACTCGGCCTTCACGACATTCCTGACTGACCTGGAGACGATTGGCCTTCCTGCGCTCAAGCACGTTGGAGAGGCTTACGGAGGATTGTTCCGCATTCTGGCAGTCGCTGCTTCACAGCCAGGTCTCAAGCAAATCACAGAGATCTTTGTCGCTCTGGTCCTCGCTTCCAAGATCGTTCCGGGCGTGGGATTCGCGCTGCGACAGATCATCAGAGGACTGGCTAGAGGAACAGCCGCTCTTGCCGCTCGTGTAGGCGCTTCTCGAATTTCAGGAGCGATTGGCAAGTTTCTGAATCCAGAAGTGACAGCAATCGAGCAAACTGCGGCAGCCGAACTTGCCGCCAAGGCTGCTCAGACTGCGACTCTTGTCGAGGCGATTACTCTCGGAGGCGCAGGCGGAGGTTTCAGTGGACGCAAGATGGGCAAGGCAGAAGGAGACGCATACTGGAAGGCTCGCGATGCCGAAAGAGCGCTGGGCCGAGAAACCGTGACTACTACAACTCGACTCGGACGCCTTCGTGGTGCTCTCAACAGGTGGGGAGCGCGTTTGCCGATCGTTGGTGGAATCATGACGAGAAACTTGTTGCCAGCAACGAACAGCCTCATCCTGAAACTTGGTCTGCGTGCTGGTCTCGCAGGTGTTGCGCTCATCGCGGGGTACGAACTTTCGAAGGTCATTCGAAGGATTCCCATCCTCGGAGGAGCCTTGCAGGGATTGGGAAAGATCCTTGGCAGCCTCGCCTACGACGCAGTTCAGTGGACAAAAAGAGTGGCGAAGGCAGCCGCCGATAGCCCGCTGGGAGCACCCGGAAGACTCGCAGCCGATCTGTTCGGGAAAGGAGATAGCGGCGGAGAAGCAACTCTGTCGCCACGAGCGATGCAGGCGTATCGAGCCTGGTCACGCGCACACCCGCACGCAACGGCTAAGCAGAGACAGGATGCCTTCAAACGATTCGCTGAGCGATACGGAGGAAGTTACGACCAGGGCGGAGAAGTCGGAGGCGCCGGATTGGGAGCAGCTGTTCCTATCACTGCTCACGTTGGAGAATGGGTGCTCAATCAGGGACAGCAGTCGCAGATTGCTCACGCTCTCGGCCTGCCAGTGGGACTCATCAAGGAGTTCTTGTTCGGTAAGAGCAGGGGCGAGTCGATGTCTGAGCATATCCGCAAGCGAAAGCAGGCACGAAGACTCCTGGCTGGCGTCGGAAATCTCGCTCATGGATTCGACAACGATCGCATGGGACAGTGGTTCGGATTCAGTCCTGACATCGACGATTGGGCCGGAACAGAGTTGGGAGTTCCCGGCGGAGAAGGGACCGCTGCGCAGCAGAAGGCACGAGAAGCCCGATCACCCCTGTTCATCGACACGCCTCTGGGTCAGTACGTCAACCTTGCGCGAAACGATCTCCAATACATCATCAAGAGCAAGGGATTCTGGATCCCTGAGTATGTGAAGCGCGCACAGGGTTATGCGGGAGCGACGCGTGCGCAGATCAATGCCTGGAAGCGAGGACACGTCATGCGCGGCCTGGGGATCCATGAAGGAGAAGGAGGACAGGCGGCGATCGGAGCGATCATGCGCAGCAAGTTGTGGAGTTACGGCAGCGGCGGCGTGGTTGGATTCCAGCCCGCGTCCGTGCCTCACCAGAGTTTTGCAGCCGGGGGAGTGGTGGCACGAGGAGCGACTCCCAAGGCCACGGGGGCAACGAAGCAGACCAATCAGACGTTCGAGATCATCACGGCATCACCGAAGGTGGACATCGACTATGTGATGCGCGTCGCCAAGATCCATGCGGAGAGCGGATAAGCGATGATCGAAAAGCCAATCACCTTCAACAGCGGCACTCTCAACGATGGCGCTAAAGCAAGTCTGATGGTTAGCCCCTACTACTGGATCCCGGTTACGAACGCGGATGGTCTTTTCGGAGACGAGATCCGCACCGAGACACACCCGAACCCGTGCGGCCCGGGAGAGGTCCACGGAGAGGTGCAGCGCTCCGGCAAGCAGGTTGTCCTCACCGGAAGGATTTATGCGCGCAACCTCACCGACCTTCGTGACGGAGAATTGGAACTGATGCGAATGTTCTATGACCTTCAAGAACATCAGCTCGCGTTCTACTTCTCTCCAAAGTACGCACAGGTATACATCACCGCATACTGCAATCAGCCGCTGGTGATCACAGATGAGTGGAACGACGCGACCGGCAACTGGCGACAGGATTGGACTGTTGGCTTGCGCGCGGACGATCCGACCATCTATTACGTCGGAGGCACCACTAAGTTTCAGTCCTGGATGTGATCTGAGTGGCGCAGATCACCCTCACCTGGCTCATCAAGATCTTCGAACTGGACGGAACGGAGGTCTGCACGATCGAGGGCGCGACAGACCAGACGCTCTCGCTTCCTCTCAACGGAATCGACTCGTGCTCGTTCACGGTATGGTTGGACAACGAGAACGCGAACGAGTTGAAGGCGCTTCGACGCACTGTGAAGGTGTGGCGCACGATCAACGATCCAATCAACTCGGTTTTCTATACCGACCCGCCAGGAACTCCGTGCTTTGCGGGGATCATCACCAGATGCGAGAAGGCTGGACAGGCCAACACTCTGTCCGTGCTTGCTCAGTCACCGTTCTGGCGTCTTCAGGGACGATTCCACCGCAACAACTGGAAACTGGTCATCGACTACGCGGGACAGAACCTCAGTCACGGCTGGGACGGCGGAAACATGGACGGACTGAAGTGGGATGTGTCCGCTCTCTGCTGGCGCCTGATCGATCTCGTAAATCATCAGTTGGGATCAGAGACAGATGTAGCCCTAACCGGCATCATCAAGCCAACGACTGGGCCTCCCTATTGGGAGAAAACGATCCAGATCGCTAATGGCAGAAACGTGCGTCGAGGAAATTGGGTTTGGGACGAGATTCAGGAGATGATATTCACCTACGAGGACGGCAACCCGGCTCCTGATTTGATTCCTGAGTACATCAATCGCGGAGACTACGCGCTTATGTACTTCAAGACTTCGCCACAGAGGGGCAGTGATGTGAGCAGTAGCGTCAGTTTCGATTTCTGCACAGGTGCGTCGAACCTGGACGATTTCGTAGAAACGGAAGAGGTCGTTGTCGGAAAGGACGGTAACTTCTCGAACTTCGTCTGGGCGGTCGGAAACAACGACCCCGAAACGCATCGCAAGGTTCGATTCAACCAGGACACTGGCGACTACTCAGTCAACTCTGTCGGTAACTACATGTTCATCGTGGACTCGGATTCAGAGGACATGGTGGACGAGACTGGAATCCTCGACAAGCAGGCCAAGGAAGCATTGCAGCGCCTCGGAGACAAACCAGTCGTGTACGCAATTGAGCAGGCGGCGCTGAAGCCTCCCTATTACGGGTATCACTACGGACTCGGTGATCTTGTCATGCTTAACGCCAGCAAGGGCGCGCTCTCGGTCTCGAATGTGAAGCAGCGCATTTACGAGGTCATCTTGTCGCTCTCTGACAACTGTGTTGAGACGGCATCTCTCCGAATCGCCAGTGACTTCCACAGTAAGGTTCCAGAGTCATGAGCAAGAGTCCCGATCTTCGGCACTTCAATCGTGACCTGACGGACACGATCAAGGAACTTCGCCGACCTCGCAAACTCCCGGACACGGGCTGGATCCCTGTTGTTGACAGCACGGCAGATTTGCCTGATGGAGATCCTGGATCAGAAAATGGGGGATTTACCGCCGTTTTCAAGAACGGGTGGGGAAATGTTGGCGGAGATTACGTGGCAGTGTCGTTCTATCGATCTGCCGATGGCGAGATTCGAATTCGAGGAGCCTTCCAGAATGGAGATCCGAATACGGTCGTGTTCGTCCTTCCAGTTGGGTTCCGACCAGAGAAGAGCGAACAGTTCGTCATCCCTGCCGTCGATGGATTCGTGGCACACGTCCAGATCGATCCGGATGGTTCGGTGTGGTATCTCTCGACTTCGAACGTGGGAGCGACAGGATCGGCCGGAACTCCTGGTGCCAAGGGATCGACTGGCGCCACGGGGTCTGCCGGAGCAACGGGAGCAACGGGAGCAACAGGATCGGGCGCCACAGGGGCCACAGGCCCCGCAGGAGCCTCTGGTAGCCCCGGAGGAGCCACAGGAGCCACCGGACCTCAAGGTGACCCAGGAAGCCCTGGCGGCGCAACAGGAGCCACGGGACCGACAGGACCGGCAGGACCTCCGGGAGACATTGGTCTCGATGGACTCATGGGGCCATCAGGGCCAGCCGGAGCGCAAGGCGAAGATGGGGCGACAGGAGCGGTTGGCGGTTCTGGGGCAACAGGATCAACTGGCCCTGCTGGAGCTACCGGATCACCGGGAGGAGCCACTGGCGCAACTGGTCCGTTGTCACGGTCAGACATCATTTGGAACGAGACGCCTGCTGGGACAATCGATGGAGTCAACGACACATTCGTGCTCGACATGTCTCCCGATCCAACGAATTCCTTGGAGTTGTACCTGAATGGACTTCTGCTCGAAGACGGAAACGAGTACAACCTAACCGGAGATACGATCGTTTTCATTGCGAGCGAAAAGCCGCAATCGGGTGATGTTCTTCTAGCGACATATCAGAACGGGACCGGAATCGTTCCAGCCACCGGCGCGAGTGGAGCCACTGGAGCCACTGGAGCCACTGGACCTCGCGGAAACACGGGAGCCACGGGGCTTGGAGTAACGGGAGCAACCGGGGCTACGGGAGCAACCGGTTCGATTGGAGTGACCGGACCTCCTGGCGCAACCGGAGCATCCGGCGCAGCCGGAAGTGGAATCGTATGGAGAGATGGCTGGACAGCAGTTGGCGGATCAGAAACGAGTCCGACATTTCGAAACGTGTCGTCTGCCGCAAGCGCGTCTAGCACAACACAAGCAGTATCGCCGCCAGCGGGGCTTTCAAATGGCGATGTGATGCTCGCCGATGTCGTCGTTTACGATGCCAACGGAACTGACGACATTACCGGACCGACTGGCTGGACGAAACTCTCCGACGTGCGTTTCCGGGCGACGGCGAGCGGAGATTCTAGACAGCAGATCTGGAAGAAGGTCGCCTCCGGAGAATCCGGTGACTATACGTGGTCAGATAACACGCAGGCAACCTCGTGGAACATTCACATCCTTGCATATCAGGACGCCAGCGATGTCGATGTCTACGACGCTGGCAAGAAGCACAATGGAGCAACATCCAGTTTCCCCACAAACTCGATTGTGACAACCGAAGACGGCGAGATGATCGTCGTCTTCTGTGCGTTCCGAGGATCCGGATCGGCAGTCACGCCGCCTTCTGGATACACAGAGCGTTTCGACCAGAACAGTGCGCAGTTCGCTACAGCGTTTGAGGCATCTGACAAAGTCCAGACAACCGCAGGATCGATCTCCGAAACGCCGACCGCGACGACTGGCTCTACGGCCTCCGGAGAATCATCTGCAACGGCGATCGTCGGAATCAAGGGCGCAACCGGAACAGTATATGCGGTCAATGATGCCGTGTTCAATAGAGGATCCAGTTACATTTGCATCCTGGCTCATACAGCATCGGCCGCGAGTGAGCCTGGAGTCGGGGTGGATTGGGAGACGTACTGGGACCTGATGGCCGAGATGGGTCTGCCTGGACTGGATGGACTTCCCGGAGATTCTGGATCTACGGGTCCGACCGGGCCTTCCGGAGCAGCCGGAGCGAACGGCGCCACCGGAGCAACCGGAGCAGGAGGAGCCACAGGCTCAACAGGAGCAGGTGGCGCGACAGGAGCCACTGGACCCGCTGGAGCCACTGGGGCGGGAGGAGTGGGAAGCGTCGGAGCCACCGGAGCCACCGGGGCGGCAGGAGCTACCGCAATCTCGTTCGATTGGCAGGGCGGCATGGTCGGATACCCGCAGGTCGTTCCGGCGATCCTACGCGTCCCAGAAGTGGCAGGAGTGTCCAAGACATTCAATCTCGACAAGGCGATCCTGCGTCTTGAGGACTCGCCAGACTCCGGAACGTACAGTTTCGTGATCGAGAAATCAGCGGGAGGGGGAGAATTTTCGGCCACAACAGTCACGACTCTCTCGCTGACGACCGGACAGAACGAGGTAGCCGTCTCAACCAGCCTCGGTTCAGTGACAACTGGAAACTTGATCCGGATTCGTGTTTCGGCGATGGGTGTTGGCGGAGATACCTGGAGCGTCCAATTGGAAGGTACAATGTCGTAATGGCTCAGTTCACCGTATACAGAAGCTCGGATACCAGCGCTCCCGTTCTGACGGGTGAGGTGGGGAAACTCGTCGCACTGCTCGATGCCGTCTTGGTCAACGGCTATGGATCGAAAGCGGCAGCCGGGTGGACGAAGGAATACTCATCCACGAACGCAGCGGATTACCGCGCGCCCAGCGGCCTTCGCCATTATCTCCAGGTGAATGACAATCAGCCCGTGACCGTGAAAGAGGCAAGCGTTTGGGGATTCGAGGCGATGACGGCATGGGACACGGGAACAAATCAGTTTCCAGCAACAGGGTCCGCGCTCACCATCCGCAAGTCATTTTCGGCGGACACAACTGCACGAGAATGGGTCATGTTTGCAGACGCACGCACCTTCTATCTCTTCATCACTACTGGCGACTCCGGTTCATTCCGAATCGGGTATGGCTTCGGAGAGATTTACTCGATTAAGTCGAGCGCGGATTCTTACAACACGATCCTGATGGCAAAGGAGACAAGCAACTCGGCTTTGGTCGCTGGTATGTCGGAAGGAATCGGACGCGCTTCCAATCTCGGCACAGCAGCGGGAAACAACAATACGATGGCGCGCAATCACAACGGAGCAACAACAATTTTGAGAGCCGGTAAGCGGCATACTCTTCCGATCATTCCGGGTGGTACGGATGAACTGGGGCTTGCCTCAGCTGGATCGGACTTGACTTACCCAAACGGAGCAGATGGCGGTCTTTACATGTCACCCATTTGGGTTCACGAAGGAGCGACTGCGCGTGTGATTCGAGGACGCTTGCGCGGCCTGTGGACGATGGCGCATTTGCCAACATCCTTTTCGGACGGAGATACATTTTCGGGCACCGGAGACTTGGCCGGGAAGACCTTCATGATCGTCAACAACCTGAAGACAGGATCAACACCAATCAACTGGGCTTGCGCAGTCGAAACGAGTAACACTCTGGAGACGAACTGATGGCTGATCTGGGAGCCATCGGAACGAGTTTCAAGGCGAAAAACTCTGTCTTCCTCCAGATCACCATCACCGCATCCGCCATTTGGCGATATCTTCCTGCTCGCGTTTCGGCAGCCGTCTCGGTCTTTACGAGGTGATTTATGCCGACAGGAGAGACTGGACCGCCCGGACACGTTAACGCTTTCTACCACCATCATCGATCGCGTGAGGTGGAGAACGTCAACGACAACAACCCTCCCGCTCCTCACACCGACGAAGATATCTGGGCGAGCATTCCTCGTCAGTTCGTAGATATCCGATTTCGTTCAGCTAGACCAACGGAGTCTTAATGCCTGATGGCGACTTCAGGGGAATCTCGTTCCGCAATCCCGCGACCGAGGGGGAGGGAATCAACATCCCGGATCTGTGGGGATGGTGGCCCCTGGGCGAAACGCTGAAGGACCCGGACGCGTCCGGAATCGCTTACGACATCTCCGGCAATAACTACGACATGGATTGGCGATACGACGGTAGCGGGGAGACCTATTACTCGGGGGCGAGGCGCGGATTTTCGAATACGTCGTGGGCGGAAACTCTCTACGGACAGGACAAGAACGATCGAGGGGAGTGGGAAGAGGGCAAGGTCTATCGAGGAAACCATCATGATGTGCGCGACATTGTGCATCACAAATTGGTCCCAACCGATCCTGGCGGAGGGGGGCTGAGTTTCGGAGGAGATGGCAGATACTCGAATTACTGGTACTGCATTCGAAGTCACGTTTCAAGCCCGATCAATGCTCCCGGAACGGCGGGAGGTACCAACGGGTGGAGAGGAACTTGGGTTCCGCTAGAACCGGGTAGTACAAAACTGCCTGGAGTAACTGACCGATCAATTGGACAATTCGGAAGAGGCCATTTCACAAGAAGATTCTTCATGACGGGGGAGCAGTTCCTGGATGGGTCTCGAATGGGAGACCGATCATCGGTACTTCATCCGATTGATCCAAAGGACCTGGGCAAATTCACTGTCGGAATCTGGTTCCTCATCGACACTAACTCGATCACGCAGCCTCCGGAGGGATCCCCGGACGAACGAGATTTTTTCCAGCACAACACGGTTAGCGCGAGACCTTTGGTCTGCGCTGGCGGATTCGATACGGGACTTCAGAACGGAAATGGATATCGTCTGTGGATCAAGCCCCTGGGTGGATATGGACTAGGACCAAACGGGTCGTACCAAGTGGTCAGTCAGCGCATGTGTCCCCAGGCCGCTCCTCAGCACGGATCAACAATTTATGGGCCAACGATGCTCGGCAGCGGATGGCATCATGTAGTTGCGACTTACGATGGCTTCTATCATCGCATGTACCTGGACGGGGGAGAGGTCGGTCGGGTTTACGACACGGGAGTGGGAGGATTTTTCGGATCGTCATATTTGGAGGAGTACCACTCTGATGCTAAGTTCCATGTCGGTGCGGGAGACTTCAATCTCAATCTCTCCGGAACTGTCTGCTACTTCCGAGGCTTGCTCGACGAGTTGTTCATCTACAACGATGTGATGGATGGTCCGAGATCGATTGGAGGGTCGGTAGGATTTTGAGCGGAACTCTAGATTCAAGAAACGCGATTCTTGATCGAGCCTACGGAGGGAGTTCAGTTATCGCGGAGATTTTCACGGGAATCCGAGAAGGACCTGTTCCTTCGGACGAGATTTTCGTGCCCAGCATCGGCCGCAAGCAGAAGGTTCCGACCAGTAATCCCTTCAATCCGAGCAGTCCGGACACCGAGAATTTCTATCAGCCCGGTAGGGGTTTTGTCGGATATAGCACGGCTGCGTTTTCCTGTCCTCCTGAAACCTGGACGGCTGTTCCATTTCCTCGGATCGGTAGTATCACAGACTTCAGGGAAGAGATCAGAATTCAGAACGTCTTTGGGACGTACGTTTTGCTTGGATACAATGAACGCGTCCCAGGGCCAGCCGGATCGTGGACGACTCTACCTGATTCAGACCATCACGTTTTCACTGCAACGGTCAGTTCGGGCGCGTCCAAGAACAATTTCTGGCAATACGTGGCTGAACTTCATTTTCGATTGAGGTTGGCTCACTATGAGAACAGTCGTCTCGTGTACGACATCGCGAAAACAAGCGTTTTCAAAGCCAGAGTGACTGTTAACGGAGTCCCACAGATTGAAGAAACTCGAACGGTCTTTCAGTTGGCTAATTCGCACGAGGGAATTGGAGGTCCCGACTACGTTACTTGGCAGAAAGCGAGCGGAGTTGGACTGGGGCTAATCTACGGGCAACTAAGTGCCGGAGATTTGGTCCAGTGGGAGGTTTGGCATGACGTTCCTGGTCTGAATGAACTCAAGCCATACACGGATGCCTCGAACAACGTGTTCCTCAAAGGTCCGTGCGTCGCTTACTTCAACCCTCTCTTCTTTCAACCGAAGTCGATCGATTCGACCGGGACGTTCAAAACTCTTCCCCAGCAAATTCGAGACGCAGGTAGTGACTTCAGCCCCGCTCCATTTTACTTGGCCGATCCTAGCGACTCTCGGTTGCCAAAAGACTTTCCGGAGGGAGAGTTCATTAAATCCTGGCCATATCGGGACGCACACGGAGCGTCTATGTTCGCTGCTCCTAAATACAGCCAATTGCGGAGTGTCTCTGTTCCAAGCGGGACATGGACCGCCGTGGAGTTTCCGGAATTGCAACAGATTTACTCCAACATTCGAGGAGTTGACTATTTCTTCGAAGGGTTCAACCACGGCCATAAAGAAACCATCCTGAGAGAGCCTCCTGAGTTTCTTGGACCTGATCGAACTCATCGCTACGATTCTTTTGTTCCTGCGTCAGAGTATGAAGGAGGCCAAGGGGGAATTCCCCGCTTCCAGCATTGGTTCGCTCCGACTGGACTGCAAGAGCGGCTGATCGGTCCTGCTGCTCCGAAGTGGGATAGCGGGTACATCGATCCTGACTATTGGGTCGCCAACACCACCCCCGCCTCCAGAGATGGTGGGAAGACTTTCTGGACAACAATGAGCCAGGAGTATCTCTGCACAGGCTATCTTTTCCTTCCCGATGCTCGCTGGATCAGCCAAAACAACTTCAACGGAGGAGTCGATTTTCGCCTGTATCCGAACAGTCAGTGGAAGGGACGAATTAGAGATCTCACTGCTGGCGCAACTGTGGTCGGGAGCGAGGACGAGAAAGACGTAAATCCAGACGGGACACTAGTTCCAACAGGGGCGTGGGGGATTCAGTTTCATTGTGACTCTCAGAGCGGAGCCTATCCTGGATTCGTTAGCCTCGACGCAAACCACCAACTGCGCATGGAGATCTGGCAGAATACTGGGCGCACGATCACCGTGTACTACTACGGACACTTCGTCCTACAGGAGTTCAGCCTCTGACGCGGCCCGCATTCACAGCTTTGACCCAGTCATTGAAGTCCGTGATGCCATGTTCCTCGATCGTACGGCCCCAGGCCACCATCAGGCGACCCTGTAGGATCTTCTGTCGATGGTTGTGCTGCTTCTCTCCCCGCTTGGCCGCGCGCTCTAGTCGCTCGCGCTTGCCGATGTTCTGAGAGTGCCTCACTTAGTCAGAAACTTCTCTTCCTGCCAGGTGAGCCAGCGAGCGATGCCGAACAATCCTCGGCGCTGAGCACGCACTCGGAAGAAGAAGATCGTCTTGCGGATCCGACGCTTCATCCGTGATCAACTTTCTCGTACAGCCAGCGCGCGAAATCAGGGCAAATGCTGTCGTTGTAGAACGGGTCGAACTCCGTACCGCGAACTTCGTTCGCTAGATCCGGATCGAGGTCGTAGAGGACGTTGAAGTACGTCTGACCCCGACGCCACTCTGGATGGTCTACCAGGGCATTGAGGACAGCTACGTCGTACTCGCGAAGGGTCACGGCCACATGCTCGGAGGTTCGGGCCAGTCGGCCGGATCGTTCGGATCGGGAGCACGACCGTGCGTTTCCTTGAACTTGCGGACGTGGCGCTCCATTTCCTTCTCGGAGGCATAGGCAATCAGAAGGCCGATGACGAGCATGACTCCGAGGAAGATTGGGACGCCGATCAGAAACTCTAGCCACCCGTTCAGGTAGGCGATCACCACTTCTCGACCTCCACGTCCTCGTGACCGATGATCCCTTCGGTGTCCGGGTGCATCTGGCCCGCGATGCCCTTCACGTCGCCTCTTGACTCATGGGCATAGTGAGGGCCATTCTCCTCTGCTTTGACGGAGAACGAGCCGTAGATGTCCGGCGCCCCGATCTCACAAACAGAGTCGGGAGGGTTGCCGTCGAGTTTCGCGAGCAGAGATTCCAGGTTGCGCCGCGACAAGATGATCGTCGTGCCGTAGTCCCCGAGTTCGACTCTCATCGCTCGGCCCTCATGACCGTGTGGACGTAGTACGTGGTCCAGTCCAAGTTCGGCTTAAGCGCGTAGATTCGCAGCTCGGCCGGTGTCCATGCGTATGTGCAGGCTGGATCATCTGGTGGGAAGAGGGAAGATGGCTTGTGGGGTGAAATCCTGAGGTGGTCAAGCGCTTCTCGTACTTCGGACTCGATCAATGTCTTGATGGAGCGGAGGTCTCGGTCGGTCAGATCCTCCTTCGTTGTCGGGCTGTCTTCGGGAAATCGCAGAGCAAACTGATACACGGCGTGGTTCATGACCACGACGTTCATGTCTGCGAAGATGCTCATGGCGAGCCTCCTCATCTGATGTATGGGGTAGACTGTTTGTAGCGGAGAGCACCCCGGATGTCAAGGTATTTCCGAGCCGCTGACAGAGTTTACAAAGACTTACACAGGCAGGCGGGAAATTTCGCAAGAGGGGTTTACAGAAGTTTTCTGTCGCCTATGATGGGAACAGCATGGAGCACTCCGCGATGACAGCCAAGGAACGCATCGCAGACGCGGAAGCGCGCCTCGAAGCGGCGATGAAGTTGGCGAAGGGAGGGCCACACGAGGACATTGTGGCGCCTCTTGTCAGGGATGTGCTGTCATCCCTGCGCGGCGAGCGGGTGGCTACGATCGCCGACAAAAAGCGACAGAGACTCATCGATCTAGCCCACGACTGGCAGCGTCAACATGGTGCTCCCCCGACTGCGAAGGACTGGAAGTTGGTCACCGGCACGAAGTGGCCGTCGTACCTGACGTGCATCCGTGCATTTGGATCGTGGGACGACTTCATCTTGGAGTGCGGCTGGGAGCCGAGGGGAAGGGGCAGACCAATCCGATGAGTGTACGCGCTCGTGTGAGGTCTCACATCGAGCTGAACGGCGAGGATCTCCGGCCAGAACAGATCGCGCGTCTCACCGACGCGTTGACGATCCCGAACCCGGACAAGGATCGTGCGGTGCGCGAGCACGTCTACGGCGCAGAGGATATGCCGGACAAGATCGAACTCTGGCGGGAGACCGAGATCGGCTACCTGATCCCGCGTGGTGTGGGAGACGATCTCGACGAAGTGCTCGCTTCAAAGATCAAGTGGGAGAACGAGATGACCTCGGCTCCCGTCAAGACCTCCCTGTGGCAGAACCCGATTCTGCGCGATGAACAAGAGGCGGCGGTTGTGGCGATCCAAGACTTCGCGCAGGGCGTGATCCAAGCCCCGCCGGGATTCGGCAAGACGGTCACGATGCTGGAGGCTATCCGGCGCATCGGACAGCGCTCACTCATCATCGTCAACAACACGACGATCGCCGAACAGTGGCGGGCAAGGGCGCGTGAGCATCTTGGTCTCAGCGAGGTCGGTCTCGTCGGAGACGCCAAGTGGGTCGAGCATGATCTCACGATCGCCATGCAGCAGACCTTGTGGTCGCGGCGAGACTCACTCGACGGCTGGTGGGAGACCTGGGGCCTGGTTTGCCTGGACGAGTGTCATCACGCGAGCGCCGAGACATTCTACGACATCATTCAGCGCTTCCCTTCTCGATACCGCGTCGGCCTCTCGGCCACTCCCAAGAAGCAGAAAGGGCGCGCTGCTCTCGTTCGAGCGGCGATCGGCCCGACCGTCTTTAAATTCGAGGAGTCGATGGAGGGAGATGTGGTGATCCGCGAGACCGGCTTTACGTACAACTTCCTGCCAACACACCGCGCATACAAGGATCCGAACACGGAAGAGATGACGTGCGAGCACGCCCAGCGTGGCTGCACGGCGAAGGGTCTCATCCATCGCAACAACTACTCAGCGCTCGTGAACGAGTTGATCGTGGACGATGCTCGCAACGACATCGTCGCTCGCGACATCGTCTCTGCGTACAAAGAGGGACGCACGATCCTCGTCATCTCTCGTCGTCATAAACAGATCGACGACATCGCTCGCCGCGTGATCGCGGAGATCGGACCCGAGGATGTGTACCGCATGTCCGGGAAAGAGGAGACGCGTGAACGGTCGGAGACACAGAATCTGGCCGATTCTGGGAACATCGTCATCTTTTCGACCGTGGCGGACGAAGCGTTGGACATTCCTCGTCTTGACACTCTAGTGCTGCCTTTTCCGAACAGGCAGGAGGGATTGGTCGAGCAGCAGATCGGTCGGATCGCTCGTTACCACCCCGAGAAAAAGCGTCCGGTGGTTTACGACTACCTCGACGCCTTCCGCGTCTCCGACAATCAGTTGAAGGAGCGCATGCGGGTCTACCGGCGCAAGGGCCTCACGATCACGTAGTCCTCGCAGACCAGGCCATCCTCTGCTGCGAGACCGGGCGACGATGGCCCGTACTCCCACCCCACGGCGCCTCCACAACTAGCCCTCACCGTCACTAGTGGCCTTGTGGTTATCCGTAGTTGACATGATAGCCCTCTGCTATGCTGATGTCCATGGGAACGTACCTCCTCTCGATCTCCGAGGCGGCGAAAAGGCTCAATCGGACGCCTCGATGCCTTCGAGAATGGGAGCGCGCCACTGGATCTGGGCCACGGCTTCCCGAGAATCTTCGGCCGCAGCGAAACTCGCGAGGAGACCGTCGCTACTCCGAGGAACTGGTCGAGCACATCCGTGAGTGGATGATCGCCAATGACCTGCGCCTCGGCGCCAACATCGAGCGGGCGCGCGCCGCCAAGAACGCATGAGCAAGATTCCTGGCTGGTGGGGAGTAGACCTCGATGGCACCCTCGCGAGGTACGACAAGTGGGTGGACGAGTTCCACATCGGAGAGCCGATTCCGCGCATGGTCGAGCGCGTCAAGCGTTGGCTGGAAGAAGGACGCACGGTCAAGATTCTGACGGCGCGAGTGTGCGAGCAGGAAGGTCGCGACGCCGCCGTCGTAGCTGATGTGATCCGCAAATGGTGCATCGAGCACATCGGGCAGGAGTTGGAGATCACGAACGGCAAGGACTACCAGATGGTGCAACTCTGGGATGACCGAGCCATCCAGTTGATCCCGAACACAGGAATCCGCGCCGACTTCCATCGCCTCGGCGACCTTGTGAAAGAACTGGACGACGGCGAACTGATCGAACTCAAAGCGAAGTTCGACGCGGATTCCAGCATCGTCTTCGACGAACTGATGCGTCGAGCGCTCAAACGATACCCTCTCACCGGTGCAGAGAAAACGGGGATCGAGTGAACCTGGCTATCGAGGTCAATCTCTTCGTTCCCGAAGAGGACTGGGGACCGGAAGAGATCGCCCGCCTCTCGCTCGGCATCAGCGACAAAGTGCTCGAACTCGGCTATGGCAACGTGGCTGCCGACGACGTGGATGACACGAGGCTGCTGTCCGTGATTGTCGTGCGCCCGGTCAAGTCGAAGGGTTGGATTCAGCGGGCAAAGGAGGCTATGGCGGTAAACTTCCCGACTAGCGACGAGCGCTTCATCTTTCAGGCGGACAACGGCGGGATCAAGGAGATCGAGGACGGATGACGGTAGTAGTCGGAGTCAGGCACAAGAACGGTGTCCTTCTCGCCGCTGACGCACAGTGGTCGTGGGACAACGACAACCGCATGGCGGACGTGACGCAGCCTAAGGTTCACTCTCTGCTTGAAACCCTTGCGGTCGGATACTGCGGCTCCGGGCGTTTCGGCCAGATCCTCACGTACCACCTGACCGACAGTCTCGAAGATCCGTTCTTGCCTCGCGAGGGCCGGGACGAGCAATACTGGGCAGTGCGAGAGTTCATTCCCTACTTGCGCGACGTGACCCACATGCACGGTCACCTGCACATCTTGGAAGAGAACCAGGTCGAGAGCTTCGGAGAGTCGGCGTTCTTGCTCGCGGTACGCGGAGCGCTGTTCCTCGTGGAGGCGGACTTTTCCGTCAACATGCATCGACTCCCCTACGAAGCAGTCGGCTCCGGAGCGGAGAACGCGATGGGAGTGCTGCACGAGCGGCTCGGCGATGATCCGAATCAGGAACTTGTGACGGAAGCGAAAGCGGAGACCATCGCGCGCAAGGCCGTCCAGGCTGCGATCACCTTCAACAACTACGTCGGTGGAGACATCACCGTCGTCCGAACATCTCTTTACACGGCCGAAGAGAAAGACACGGCTAGGGAGATCCTACGAAAGAGATGACCTTGCTACGCGAACAACTGGAGGAACGATGAGTGCAATCAGAATGGACATCGACACCGAAGGCAGACTCGCTGCTACCGAGTCGGTCCTCGAAATCTCTCTGGAAGAAGACGAATTCATCGGGTACTCGAACGATGAAGGAAGCGCGCACGACAAGACGGTCTACATCGGCCGCAAGACGTATGAGGAGTTGGGTCGCCCGCTCGTCATCACCGTCCGCATCGTCCCCGGCGACACGCTAAACGTCCCAGAGGAGGAATCATGAGAGGGCTGATCGAAGCCAACGGAAGCAGTAGCGATCCCGGCTATTGGCGCTGGTGGCGCATCGCTGCACTGCTCAACACGCTCGTCCTGTTCCTCTACGCATTCGGAGCCGTCGCTGGCGGCGTGCTGGCGTACAACCTGTTCACGTAGTGGCCCCTCGCACGCCATTCGAAGACACGTCCGTCTCCGTCGAACGGAGTAAGGACCAGATCCGGAGGTTCCTCAAACAGGCCGGAGCGCTCGGCGTGCAATTTGACGAGGAGTGGGGTCCCGAACCTCGAATGCGCGTCCGATTCATCTGGCCGATCGATAACGTAGACGGTGCCCTACAGCAGGTAGTCAGGCTGGAAGTATGTCCGCTCGCTCCAGAGAGGGGCACCAGAGGCGGCTGGAGAGTCTCTGAGGAGCAGCGAGAGCGCCAGGCGTGGCGAGGGCTGGCTCACTATCTGGAAGGGACGATCAAGGCCGCACAGTTCGGTCTGATCAAGTTCGAGGACATTTTCCTCTCGTTCATCGAAACGCAGGGCGGCATGACGGTCGGAGACATCCTGATCCCTCGGCTCGAACAGGGACAACTAGCGCTTCCTCCAGGTGAGTAGAGCTGCTGTCCAGGCGAAGAAGGAAGCCGCGAGAGCCGAACGGCGACGAGGATCCATTGATCGTCGCGCAGCGGCTCAAGCGCGGGCTGGCGCTATCTGGTCCGAGGCAGCACGGTATGTTCGCGAGCACGCCAAAGCGGGGATCACCACAGCCGAACTCGACGAGCGCGTAGAGCGCCTCGTTCTAACCGCTGGCGGGACGCCGACCAACAAGGGCTACCGCCACCGAGGAGAGATCCATGAGCCATACCCGGCCGCAACGTGCTTCATGCCGAACGACATGGTGTCCCACGGCATCCCGAACTCGCGGTCGCTCAGGGACGGAGACGTTCTTACGTTCGACATGGGAGTGACAGTGGACGGGATGCACGCCGACGCAGCCTTCACTTTCTCGATCGGCGGCGTATCCGCAGAGGTCCAGCGCTTCATCTACACCTGCAATCTGGCCCTAAGAGCCGCGATCACAAGGTGCATACCCGGCAACACGGTCGGCCAGATTTCGCGAGCGATCGAGACTGTTGTTGAGGAGGGAGGATACGGAATTGTCCGCGCACTCTGCGGCCATGGGATCAACAGCAAGTACCACGACGAACCTCAGATCCCGAACTTTTACGCGGGCGAGATTGCCAAGTTGTACCAGGGACAGGCACTCGCGATCGAGCCGATCATCACTCTCGGATCGCCCGAAGTGAAGATCGGAGATGACGGATGGACCATCTGGACGATGGACGGATCTCTAGCCGCTCAGTTCGAGCACACGGTCGTCGTAAATTTCGAGCCAAAAGTTCTGACAGAGTTCCCTCTGTAAAGTTCTGTGACTGCTAGGCTGCGCAACTCTTGAAGAGCAGACCTGGCGGAAGGAGGATCATGAATCAGCTGCTAATCGATGTCGATCGTGACGAGGATCAACTCTCGTTCGAGTCGGAAGATCGCGAACAGGCTGACTGGGGCGACATCGACCGGAACGGCGACCTGCTACCTCGGCCGGAGGCTGCGTGAGCGCCGTCGAACACCCCGCCCATTACGGCGGTGGAGACAATCCCTACGAAGCGATCAAGGTGATCGAGAACTGGGGTCTGGGCTTCCACCTAGGTAACACGGTGAAGTACATTTCGCGCGCTGGCAAAAAGGGCGGGCCAGCGCAGGAGGTTGAGGATCTGGAGAAAGCGCTGTGGTACCTCGACCGCAAGATCAAGAATCTCCGGCTCGCCGGAGCAACAGAACCGGAGGCACAATGAACCCTCGTCCCGCAACGCGCGTCGGAAAGACCGTCTGCTTCCACGGCGGCAAGGTGCGCAATCTCACCTGGCGTGAACGCATCGCCTACCGTGTCGCCCAATGGGCGGGCGGCAAGTTCGCAGCGAAACCGTGAAGAGTCCCCCGGATCAATACGCTGACCCGAAGTACACGAAAGGTCGAGGTCTGAAGGATTTGACTGAGAAGGGGTTTGATCTCCTGATCGGCTGTTGTCGCGCGAATCCAGAGGGTTGTCGTTCTGCTGATGGAGAGTGCGGACCAGTGGATCGATATGGAACGCGTCCCTGTCATGAACTCGCCGGTGTGAGTCTCGAAGACCAGTGGAAACTGCACAAGGATCTTCAGGAGATCGATTCCCTGTGAAGTTCAACGTACTGGATCATGGATCGCTCGAACTTGACGCTCACTGCGCGAGCGATCTGGCCGTAGTAAACGCGGCTCGTGTCAGCCTGAATCAGGGAAGCGACAAGATGACCGAGAAGGACGAGGGTCTGATCAGGTTCCTGATGAAGAATAGGCATGGGACTCCATTCGAGCATGGATTCTTCCGCTTCATCGTGAAGTGTCCTCTCTTCGTCGCCCGCGAGTGGCACCGTCATCGTGTCGGCCATTCGTACAATGAGTGGTCCGGACGCTACTCCGTGATCGAGCCTGAGTTCTACATCCCCGACCACATTCGTGTCCAGACCGGCAAGCCTGGGGCATATACGTTCGAAGAGATTGAACGCGAAGAAGCGATGATCTCTCAGTGGGAGATGGAGCAAGAGAACATCAACTCGTTCGCGACCTATGAGCGCCTGCTGGAGCGCGGAGTTGCCAAGGAACAGGCGCGCATGGTGCTTCCGGTCGCCACCTACACGAAGTTCTACTGGTCATGCAATCCTCGCTCCCTCATGCACTTCCTTAGTCTGCGTACCGCAGAGCAGGCCATGTATGAGATCAGGGTATATGCTAATATGGCCGAACGAGTCCTAGAGAGGTATATGCCTGTCACCTGGGAGGCGTTCGTTGACAATGGATGTATCGCCCCTTGACCCTAAATATGTCGCCGGTCTCTTCGATGGAGAAGGGACTCTTTTCATTGCTCGCCACAAGGGGTCCGGGCATAAGCGAGGGTGGACATTTCAGGCCCGAGCATCGATCACGATTCGGGAAAAGTGGCTTCTTGAGATCTGGAAAGAGCAGTTTGGCGGTTGGAAAATCAACACCGCGCGCCAAGCCTCGTCGAAACACGCTCCAGCCTTTGCATGGGCAACCAGCGATCGAAGGATCATTCCCTTCTTGGATGTGGTTCAGCCGCATCTTCTTCTCAAAGCAAAGCAGGCGATGGTGGTGAGAGAGTTCGTAGAGTTGAAAGCCGCGCACGGGTATGGTCCCTTGTCCGACGAACAATACGCAGAGCGAGAAAGATTGTGGTCAGATCTGAAGACCTTGAACACTAAGGGCCGGGATCGGAGCGTTCGATGATTCGCTGCTACGCCAACGCGGCGGCAATCACGCTTGGCAAGGTCATGCCGGTGACTCATGATGCGTTCGTCCGAAACGACTGGACAGCGCCGTGAAGAAGTCGCCAAAGGTGGACAAAATCGGGCGAGAGATCAAGAACGGAAAACTCCTGTGCTGCCGATACGATCGCTCGATCGGTCGTTGGTGTCGTAACGTCTCGATGAAGCAGGAGGGCAGTTATGGAATCTGTCGAAAGCACACGATCCAGGATCTAAAGGACTTTGAACTGAAGAATCCCAAGATCATCTGGTACCTAGAAAATAGACATCTTCTGAAGGGAGATACCAATGAGTGAAGTGCCAGAAGGAGCGGACGGGAAACCGCTCGCGAAGGTCCAGACCCACTTGGAAGAGAAGGTCGGTCTGGCGAACTACTCGAACGTCACCTACGGCGCAAGCGTAACTCGCTTCGTCGAGGATGATCCCGACACGATCGCAGCTGGGATTCGGGAAAACGCGGCGACGGTCGAATCCTGGATGAAGGAATACTTCCGGGAGAACGTACTCGAAATGGTCGAAAACTCGGCGAAATAGCAGGACTTGCGCAGACCGTGAATTTCCTGCTATACGCGCGCACGCCCGTATCGCTCCCGTCGCACCTGGCCGCTTACTGGTCCCGTGCGACGGGAGCGATGTCGATGGGCCAGGAGGATTGAAGATCTTGCCGATGGTACTTCGGTCCTCTCTTTCCGCGCGAGCGTGTGCGCGGGATAGGCGTGCGGCGTCGCGGCTCCGCGCTCGCAGGGCGCCAGCCCGTTGCGAGCGGGGTGGGCGACGCAAGAGCACGCGTCCTGAACCTGACACGAAAGTTCAGAAAAGGACTTGTGAGTAAATTTCTGTCGCCGCTATGGTCGAGCCTTCCGACCGAAAGGAGCGTTTAAGTGGACGCAGAACGAGCATTGGTTTCCAAGGTCGCGCATATGGGCAAGGGCCTGTCCGATCTTCTCGCTGATGGACTCACCGCCGACCTCATGATCCACGAGGATTGCATCGAGTGCTGGGACTTCATGGTCGCGCACACCGAGAAGTATTCGAAGCAGCCGACCATCCAGACCATTCAGGAGAACGTCAAGTTCAACTTCGAGTTGAGCGACGAGCCGATCGATTACATCCGGGACCGGTTCGTCGAATCAGTCGAGCGCCGCATGACGATCGAATTCGTCCGCGAAGTCCTCGGACCTGCAACGAACGATCCAGCCTATGCCGGTCGTCTCAGCGAACTCATGTTGGAGTACGGGCGCGAACTGAAGCAGATCCTCCCAACCGGAGAGGTGTCGCGATTCAGCGATGCGGAACGACGCATTGCTCTGTTCGAAGAGCGCGCCGCGTCCGGAGATGCCTACATCGGAATCAAGATGGGCATTCCGGAAATCGACGACGCCACTCTCGGCATCCAACCTCACGAACTCGTCGCCATCGTCGGCTGGCAGGGCACAGGTAAGTCAACGCTCGTGCAATGGATCCTCAGCAACTTCTACCTTCAGGACAAGAAGTGTCTCTACATCTCGCTGGAGATGACCGCCGAAGCTCTGATGCGCAAGTGGGATCAGATGTTCCAGCAGTTCGCGTCGTACCGTCACCTGAAGATGCTGAACCTCACTGACGAGGAGATCAAGCGCTGGCGAGCATGGGCCAAGGAGGCGAAAGAGGCTGCATCTCAGCGAGAGATCATCGTCGTCTCGGACGGAGGTTCGTGGACCTCGGAGCGTGTCCACGGAGAGATCCTCAAGCACAGGCCCGACGTGTGTGCGATCGACTACCTCACGCTCATGGAGAGCAGCAACAGAGCAGACGAGCAGCGGTGGGCGAATCTCACAACACTGACTCGATCCCTCAAGCAGATCGCTCTCCGGACCGGAACCCCAATCCTGGCGATCAGTCAGACGAATCGATCGTCGGCTAAAGAGGGCGCCCAGATGGACAACATCGGCGGATCGTATTCGATCGGAGCGGACGCCGACATCGTGATCGGTCTTCATCAGGAGGACGAGGATCGCGATCAGAACATCATGGACGTGAAACTGCTCAAGAACCGCGACGGAGAGATTCTCGACACCGAGGTCTACTGGGACATGAAGAAGATGCGGTTCGCCGACAATTACATGATGGAGCAAATCCGCAAGACTCGCGAGGCGACCAAACTGGCGGAGGCCGAGGCGGCGCCTGACCCGGACAACAAGAAGGCCGCGTACAAACTCGGCACGGCCGCTCGCGGTGAACTCGTTCAGGTCGGCGACGAGACGGTGGATGCAGTTACCGGAGAAATCGTCTCCTAGTGGCAGACAACGTCAAGATCGACATCGTCGATATGCTCGACTTTCTCGGAATCTCCGAGATCGAGAAGGAAGGCGACGAAGTCTGGTTCAAGTGCCCGTTCCCTGGTCACAAGCCGGGGAGCGGGAACCGCAACAACTCCTTTCGCCCTGCGGACAAGCATGGCTGGTATACGTTCAACTGTTTCGTCTGCGGCAACTCCGGCACGGCGATCGAATTCTGGTCGAAGGTGCAGGGCATCCACGTCTTCCTTGCGAAGGCCGCACTCAGAGAGCGCTACGGAACGTCTTTCATCGACACGATCGATCTTTGGTCCGACTACGAGAAAATCATCAACCAGGACGTGACTGCCGAGAAGAGAGCGATCGTTCCAATCGACGAGAAGGAACAGGAGGATCGCGCGGTGGACTGGGAGGCTGTGTGGGATGCCATGCTTATGGACGATACGGCGCCTCCGAAGTGGTCGATGTACATGTTCCAGCGTGGTTTCACGAAGCAGACTCTCGAAGATGCCGAGATCGGGTTCGACCCGATCCTCAGGATGATTAGCATCCCGTATCGAGATGAAGAGGGTCGCTTGATTGGATTCAAGGGGCGCGCTTGGTGGCCCGAGGCGAAGCCGAAGTACCGATTCCTCGGCAACAAGCCAGGCAAGGAGGACCGGTACAACTTCGACACGTTCGATGCTTCTCAGACCCTCTATGGAATCCACGACATCCCGGGAACCTCTGGTCGAGTCATCCTTTGCGAGGGCGAATTGAACAGGCTGGCGATGAAGCAATACGGTCACCGGCGAGTGCTCGGCATGTCTGGACAGTTCATGTCCAAGGCTCAGGTCGCGATTTTGTCGCGCGTAGCCGACGAGGTTGTCTTGCTTTTCGACGAGGAAGAAAAGGCAGAGCGCGCGGCTGAGATGATCCAGATAGTGATGCCAGTTCTGATCGTTCCCGAGCGCGATTCCGACCCCGCTGACGCGAGCGACGAGGAGGTCGCCGAGTGGCTTGACGGGGCTTATTCGTGGTACAATTCTTGGGCCACCTAGGAGTGGCAGTAAACCAAGGAAACAGGAAAAGGAAGGAGAATAAGGTGAGTGGACTTGCGAAGTTGCGCGGTGCTCAGGAAGAGCGTCGCGCCAGGGCAGCAGCGAGCGGCGGAGGAGGCAATTTCTTCCGCGTCCCCGAGGATGGAGAGGAGCAGATCAGGATTCTCGAAGACATCGAGACGATCCTGACCAACTCCGCGTACTTCCACGAACTGGAGCCGCTGAAGCCGAAGCGTCCGAAGAGGCTGGAGATCTGCCTCGATCAGGACGAGGACGGGAATCGCATCGGGTCCGAGTGCCCCGGCTGCGAACTGAACGCCGAGGACTACGAGGTCGCGAAGCGCAAGCTCGTGATGTACGCGAACGTCCTCTGGCGCAACGGTCCCGTGCGCAAGAAGAACGAGAAGACGAACAAGTACGAGGACACCGACGAGACGAAGGACCAACTCGCGGTGTGGGAGGTCCGACAGGTCACGATCCAGGATGCTCTGGAACAGGCGCACCTGACATACAAGGATCTCACGTCCCGCGACTTCGTCGTGAAGCGGCGCGGCACCGGCTTCGACACGACGTACACGCTCAATCCGGCAACCAACGACGAGGGTGATGCGGTCAAGACCCCGCTCACGAAGGACGACAAGGAACTCGTCGAGAAGAAGCCGGACCTGAGCGCGCGCGTCGCGATGAAGTCCGTCGAGGACTGGGGCCAGGTAAAGAAGTCCAAGGCCGAGGCTCCGGACGACGACGAGGAAGAGGGCGAGGAGAGTCCCTTCCTGAAGCGCAACAAGAAGAAGGAAGAGTAAATCCGGCACGTCAGGGAGCGGAGTGTCACGACTCCGCTCCCACTTCTCATGCTTTCAATCGAAGAATTCGAAATGCTGTTCAAGGGGTGCATGCCCCGGATCAACTGGGACCGCGCAAAAGCGGAACAATGGCGCGTGGCTCATTGTGTGGTTGATGATCGAAAGGCTCTAGGAGACTGGAAGATCGTCGTCACGAAGGGTGGCATCCTGGGCGATGGAGGCCAGAAGATCTCTCTGCACGAAGTGATCGGAGACATGAGTTTGTTCGGTCAGGACTGGCGCAAGGAGGTCTTTGATCTCGCCGCAGAGATGGAAGGAGAGAATCAGAAGATCGCTCTTGTGCTTCCCGCTCTCGGCAATACGATCATGGACGGAAACCATCGCTCGGTCGCCTGTATGCTCGGTGGGTTCGAGTTCGCGATCCTCATCTTGCGTCTGGTTCACCCGACGGATCCCGCACTCCACTTGTCGATGTGGGGAGAGGAGGATTTCGCGTAATGCTCACAGTCAAGATCCAGAACCTGAACGGAGACACGCTCTTCATGGGTTACGTCCCCGAGGAAGCAGTTGTGATCGAGGGCGGACTGACTCGCCCGCGAACGGCGACGATCTCCGTGCCGATCAACGATCCCTTGGCGAAACTGATGGAGCGCCCATGGGACGACCCAGAGCACGACATCTTTCAGGACATTCGCGACTGGGCGAACGCCCCCTCCAATACAGCGAGCGCAGTTTGTGATTACGACGGTTGCTCTCTTCGTCTTGGTCACGTCGCGTTCCCTCATGACATTCCCCCGGAGCCAGAGCGTTGAGTTTTTGCCACCTGCACTTGCATGGCGAGTTCTCCCTCCTGGACGGCTGCGGCAAGGCGGAGAACTACGCCGAGCGCGCCAAGGAGATCAAGCAGGACGCCTTCGCTCTGACTGACCACGAGAACCTGGCCGGTGCGCTGTATCACGCGCAGGCGTGCGACGACGCGGACATCAAGCCAATCATCGGCATCGAGACGTACTTCGAGCCGTACCAGGGATGGGCGAAAGAGACTCAGACGCGCGGGCACCATCTTCTGTTGTTGGCGAAGAACGCGCAGGGATTCCAGAACCTGATGCGGCTGTCGAGCGTCAGCTTCGAGCACGATCGCTTCTACCGGAATCCTCTCATTGACTGGGAACTACTTTCCAAATTCCGGGAAGGTCTCATTTGCACTTCTGGCTGCGTGAACGGGTACATCCCCCGCCTGATCCTCCAGCCGTGGGAGCAGCGCATCGACGGCGACCCGGAAGAAATCCTCGGCCGATTCCTCGGCCTGTTCGGCGATGACTTCTACATGGAGATCCAGCCACACGATTTCGACGGACAGAACATCGCCAACGATGCCATCATTTCTATGGCTCAAGAGCGTGGCGTTCCGCTGCTGGCGACGTGCGATGCCCACTACCCCGACGAGGACTGGCGCTTGTCTCAGGGAGCCGTGCGCGCGATGAGGTCGAGCATGGGAACGAAGTCCGAGAAGGAAGAGGACAAGGATAAGACTGCGATCGACTATGCCTATCCGACTCAGTGGATGATGAGCGAAGAGGAGGTGCGCAAGCATTTCGCAAGCATGGGTGTCGCAGAGAAGTACGTGGATGAAGGGATTGCGACCTCTCTCGACATCGCGAAGAGCGTAGACGCCTTCACTTTCTCTGATGCGCCGAAGTTCCCTCGCGTCGAAGTTGACGCCAAGAAGACGATCACCGAATGGTGCCGTGAAGGGCTTACCAGAATTGGTAAGGAAGGCGTGCAGGAGTACGAAGAGCGCCTGGCCCACGAACTCGCGATGTTCGATCGCAAGGACGCGTTCGACTACTTCTACATCATCGGCGACATGGTACGCTGGGCGAAACTCCAGGGTATCCGAGTCGGCCCCTGTCGAGGTTCGGCGGGGGCCTCGCTCGTTCTGTACTTGATCCGCGTCACGGCGATCGATCCCATCGGGTACGACCTCCTGTTCGAGCGCTTTATGAACGACGCGCGCGCGGAGATGCCGGACGTTGACATCGACTTTCAGGCTGACCGGCGCGACGAAGTGCGTCAGTACCTCGTAGACAAGTACGGAGAGGAGCAAGTCGCGGACGTGGCCGCGTTCCAGTCGTTCGGCATGAAGTCTGTGATCAAAGATCTCGGCCGAGTGTTCCGCTTCGAGTACATGGAGGGCGAGTCCGTCTCGAAAGAACTCGATGACGAGGCGATCGGCACGACGCTCGAAGATGTCGTAGACAAGCCGGGGCACGAGAGGGTCGCCAAGTGGCGGGAGGATCATCCCGACGCATGGGATACGGCCACTCGTCTCGAAGGACAGATCAAGAACATGTCGAAGCACGCCGCAGCGGTGGTCGTTACGGACGGCCCGGTGCGCGAACTGATGCCGACGATGCGCATCCCTGGCCTCAAGTCGATGCGCGGCGATTCCGACGAGACCAAGGGTCAGGAGGCCGTGACTCAGTGGAGCGCGCGAGCGAACAACGAACTGATCGCGACCTACGGCTTCCTCAAGATCGACATGCTGGTGACAGAAGCGCTGACGATCCAGCAGAAGTGCATCGAGTTCATCAAAGAGCGCCACGGAGTCGTCGTGGACTTCGAGGATCCGATCACCCACCCGGAGATCGTCACTCCTGTTGGAGAGCGCGAGGTCTGCGAGAGATTCGGCAAGGGATCGAATCTAGGCATCTTCCAGTTCGCTGGCCCCGCCGCTATGCGCGCTGCCGCAGAGATCAAGCCGACAGAGATTGAGCATCTGATCGCGGCGAACGCGATGGCTCGCCCGGGTCCAATGGCCTACATCGGCAAGTTCTCCAAGCGCAAGAACGGCAAGGAGGAGTACGAGATCCCGGAGCAGGCCGAGAGCGTGCTCGGACGCACTTACGGAGTCATCACGTACCAGGAGCAAGTGATGATGCTCTTCATCGTGCTCGCGGGCGTGGACCCTGGCATCGCGGACAAAGCGCGCAAGGTCGTCGGCAAGGGTGTCGCTCGCGACATCGAGGGACGCAAGAAGCTCGAGGAGTTCCGGAAGATCTGGATGGACGGATGCAAGAAGAGTGGCGTCGCGACCGAGTATGCGAAGCAACTCTTCGCCGACATCCTGGAGATGTCCACGTACTCGTTCAACCGCGCGCACGCCGCCGGTTACGCGCTCCAGGCGTACCAGGATCAGTGGCTCAAGACCCACTACCCGGTCGAGTATTACGCAGCGATCATGACCGTGAAGCCGAAGGAGGCCGACTCGGCGATTCGCGAGGCGCGCGCGTACAAGATCGAGGTCATGCCTCCGGACGTGAACTCGTCGGGCATCGGCTTCACGCTGGATGGCGACAGCATCCGATTCGGACTGCTGGGGATCCAGAACGTCGGAGACACCGCTGCCAGCAAGATCATGGAACTTCGTCCCTTCGCCAATCTCGAAGAGTTTGACGAGAAGATCGCCGCCGCCAAAGCCAAGCGCATGATCAATTCGCGAGTTCGGCAGTCGCTCATCGACTGCGGAGCATTCGACTTCGACGGCCAGCGCGACGGCATGCACGACGAAGTGAAGGGCGAGTACGAGCGCAACCTGCTCGGATTCTCCCCGAGCCAGAAGTCTCAACTGGCCGAGTACAGAGAGTTCCTCGACGAGTTCTGCCTCCTCGACATTCTGGACGAGGCAGAGGACGGCCAGCGCGTGAACGTCGCCGGTGAGGTCGTCGAAGTCAAGCGCAAGAAGACGAAGAAGGGCGACCCCTATGCGTTCGTCCGCCTGTGGTTCGACGGGCAGGACATTGAGACGGTGTTCTGGTCCGAGCAATTGAGCCGATACAAGGATCTGCTGACCGAGGGGAACGCTATCCTTCTAAGAGGTAAGTGGCAGGAAGATCGTCGCTCCCTCACCGTCACCCGAGCCGACTCCGTGAGCCGTCTCGCAGCCCAACTAGCCGAGGAGGATAACTAATGCCTGTGGATCCAAGCAATCTCGACAAGCATCTGTCGATCATCAGGAAGTTGTACGGGGAGAAGGCCGTCGTCAAGGGTTCAGACAAGCCAGCGCTGCGGCGTATTCCGACCGGAAGCATGGAACTGGACTACGCGATTGGCGGCGGAGTACCGCTCGGACGCTGGTGCCACTTCTTCGGGCCGAAGGCCAGTGGCAAGACGCTGACGGCCTATAACGTGATTGCCAATGCTCAGGCGATGGGACTCACTTGCGCGTACTACAACATCGAGAAGCAGTTCTCGGAGGCGTGGTGTAAGAAGCATGGCATCGACACGAACAAACTGGAGGTCGTCGAGGGCACGGTGATCGAGCATGTCGGAGCGAAGCTCGAAACTCTCCTGTCCTCAGCCCACGTCCACGTCATTGACTCGATCGCGTTCGGCGTGGCCGAGGAGGAACTTTCCATGAAGGCGAACGAGTGGCGTCCCGGCATCAGTGCCCGCGTGTGGGGAAAGACGATTCGGCGCGTCAACGAGCGTTTCGATGACACCGAGAACACGATCATCATGATCAACCAGACCCGCAGCGCGTTCGGGTACGGGGGGAGCGAGAATCCCACAGGCGGCGCAGCCATCGAGTACATCTCTCGTCTGTCGCTGGCGTTCCGCAAGTCCCACTGGCTGTACTACACCGCTGACGGGGTGCTCGACCCCGACACGAAGGCAGGCGAATCCCTGACTGGCGACAAAGAGCCAGATGGGATCGAGTACGCGATTCGCGTCGCCAAGAGCGGAGGGTTCGGCAAGGAAAATGCAACCGCGCGGCTCCGCCTCGACTATGCCACCGGTCAATACGACGAACTGTGGTCGCTTATGAAGGGCGCGATCTACCACAAGATCGTCGAACCAACCGGCAAGGGCTCTTCCTGGTATGTGTACGGGGATCAGAAGGTTCAGGGCAAAAACGGAGTCCGCGAACTGATCGAGGGCGACAAGAAACTCCAGGACAAGATCAAGGCCGAGATGTTCAAGGAGGCAGCATGAGTGACGATACGGTTCGCCTACGAATCACCGTCATCGGCGAGTATGACGCTATCCCGGAGAACTATCGGGACGCACCGGATGATGACGTGACGCCCGCCCAGATGGCCGCGATCGACCAGAAGAGCATCGAAGAGGGATACCTCGGCGAAGCCATCGATTGGGCTGACCCGAGCACTCTCCAGGTGAAGATCGAGCCGGTGTGAGCGACGTAGTCAATATCGGCCGCAAGTTCGAAGAGGACTTCGCTCAAGAAATGGATCTCTCGCGCGTTCAGGGGTCAGGGAATCAATGGCACAGCAAACTTGACGTTCGCGGTCGCGGAACCCTCTGGAGCCTCAAGGCCACGCGCTCGGCTCAGATCAGTGGTGAGGATTTCCGAGAAGCGATCATGGCGACCCTCGGCCCTGGCGGAGATGGTAGGCTCGCTCTGATGGCGGTTCGGTTCTTCGCCGAGAGCGAAGAGGAATTGGATCTCGTCATGATGCGCAAGGACGAGTTTTTCCGGCTCGTTGCCGGAGATCTCGAACTCACGGTTCCGAACAGCAAGTCGCAGGAGCGCATGGCGCGCGCCGCGATCCCCGAACTGCTCAGGGAGGTGGACGAAGATGAATGACGAGATGGACGCTGGCGGAGGAAGCAAGAGACCATTCGGCCCACACGGAGAAGGTTGTACCTGTGATTGGGAGGAAGGAGAGCCTTCGGAGGAAGACGAGTCGCAATATGCGCAGGATGACCCGATCAGTCCCCAGGAGCGTATGTACACGAATCATCTCCCTCTTGGCCTTCAGGCGATGTCGGCCACGATGATCGAGCACTTTCTCGCTGGTTTGGACACAGCTGCCGCCAGCGGTAGCGGACTAACGCGCCCTCAGGTCATTGCCATGCTGTCCACTCTCATGACCGGATATGCAGATTCGTGTGAACTGGTCAAGAACATCGAACAAGAACTTCGATTGCAGGCCCAAGCCGCTCGCTCTGAACGGAAGGCTCGCGAGGCTGAGCAAGGACCGCCAGTAGAACTTCATGATGTGTCAGACATCTTCACTGTTCCTCCTCCGCAGGATGAAGGTCCAGGTCCGGGTTCTCCCGACGACAACTAGTGGTATCCCGCAAGGAACTCTTCGCTCGTCTGGGGATCATCGATCACCCGGACGCTCCGAGCCTGCACAAGTTGACGATCAAGGCTTGGCAGATGCGTGGCGATCACGAGATGGAGAACGGACGTTTCAGAACATCGTTCTGGGGCGGCATGTTTCCGGCCGGTATCGACGAGAAGCACTGTGGTCGCAAGGCTCTCTACGGGCTGCTGAACCTCCCGAAGACTCTCGACGAGAAGCCAAGTCCGCATCTGCTCGCCACATCGAGGGCTGGATCCGATGTTGAAGCACAGATCACGGCCTTGTGGGACAAGTTGGGGATCTCGCTCGTGCAGATCTGTCATACCGAGAAGCAAGAGATCGATCCCGAGACGAAGCAGCCGGTCGTGTGTCTCAAGGGCGGCATCGGCTGTCCGGTTGATCACTCACAGCAACTCCGACTCCAGGATCCACGCTACTGGTACTCGTCTGCGATCGATGACGTGCTAGACCTTCGACCTGAGGTCAACTTTGTTGTCCCGGTAGACATCAAGTCGAAGAAGGAGGATGTGCTCAACTCGATCAAGCGCAATCAGGTAGCCGACCCGAAGCACAAGGCTCAGGTCATCGGCTACATCCATGTCTGCCGACTCCGGCACGAGGAGATGGGCTGGGACAAAATGGGATTGGAGCGGAGTCAGGGTGGCTTCGTTTACTACGTCTCGCGCGACAACCCATCGAACGCCGTGGCGATCTGGGTTCCCTACGTCGAGGAAGAGGTAGCCGGAGCGCTGGCTCTCCTCGAAGAGTGGCGGGACTCCTTCCTCAAGAACCAACTTCCGCAGCGCCCGAAGGATTGGCGGTGGACAGAAAATCCCTGCAAATTTTGTGATTTCAAGAAGCGCTGCAAGCAGGACAACAAGGATGGGGTGACCGATCTGTTCGAGTCCACGACCATCAAGATCGCCCAGAGGCAGGATCCAGATTATGACCCCGAAGCCATCCGGCAGAAGGTGATCGAGCGGTGGAAAGAAGAGGGTTGACTTTCCGGGCCTTTCTGCTAAGTTGAGATCGTGAAGCAGGAATCCATCCCCTCAGGAGGAAGAATGAAGATTCGTACCTACACCAAGCGTCTCGCCGACGAGGCGCTTGCCATCCCCACCGCGACGGGGTTCTCCCGGAGAATCTCGGAGGTTGCGGTGCAGAAGCACATTCGCGCCCTCGAAGGCGGTTTCTGGCGTTGGGAAGTCGCTGACCCGATCCGCCTCGGTCCCGATGGAGCGGTCTACAACGGTCGGCATCGCTTGATCGCCGTTTCTCGGTGTGCGGTGCCCCTCAAGACCTATGTCCAGGAGAACGTCGATCCCGAGACGTTCATCTTCCAGGACACGGGTCGCGCTCGCACAGGGGCAGAGATGACGAGGTTGGCGGGACATAGCCAGCAGTTCACGGCCATCACCGGCGCGGCGAACTACGTCAACCAACTGAACGGCCTGCCGTATGGCGATGCTCTTTCCGCCTATGAGCGGGAGCAACTGGTTCTGAGCGATCCGATCTTCACGGATCTCTCGATCTACTCAGTCGCCTCCGAACTCAACAAGGAGTTCAAAATCCCGCAGGCCGGAAGCACCGGCGCTCTCATCTGGCTCGTCCAGAACGGTCTCGCCCCGAAGGCGAAGATCATGGGTATCTACCGCGAACTGCTCGATGACACGTTCGGAGACGAGTCCATCGCTCGCGAACTCGCCGAACTGGTGGATCCCCCGAACCGTGATCGCGCAGGGAACAAACTGGCCCTTCGTGGCAAGAGGAAAGAGCGTCATTACGCATGGCGCGAGAAGCAGGCTGGTGGTCGGCGCGATGAGTTCACTGGACTTCTGATCGACGAGATCTGGAAGCGTCTCTCGGAGAAGCAGCGCACCCCGGAGAAGCAGGCGCTCATCGACAACCTTCTCAGCGGTAGCGGGATGGTCAAGAACCATCAGAGCATCACACAGCAGAAGAGCATCACGCAGAAGGCCCAGCGCGCCCGCGCCGCCTAAAGAGGGAACCTGATCGACCCAGGGAGAGGCCCGCTTTGCGGGCCTTTCCTGTAGAATGAGGTAGTCCCCATGTCTTACGAGTACGATGTAACCGACTCAGACCAGTTCCCGGTCAAGACTCCGGCGATGGAGATCATCCCTGAGCGCGTGCAGGTACTCACGACAAGCACGACCGTGATGAAAGTCTTGCAGCCGAAGATGAGCAAGGCTCCCTGGGCGCCATCGTTCCGGAAGTTGTCGTTCCTCGTGACTCAGGACGAGCACCTGCTCGGACTCATTCATCTGTCGTCGCCGTTGGCGATGAAGCCGATCACGGCTCGCCTGGGCGGAATTTCAAGCCAGGAGTTGTCCTATCACTACGCCAACGCGAGCGTCCTTGTCGGCGCGCAGCCGGTCTCCTGGTACTGGAACCTGGGCAAGATGCTCGCGCTGATTGCACCCACGCTCGGAGACGTGTTCGAGGGGCGTTATGGGCACGACCTTCGCGGCATCATCACCACGTCCCTGTGGGGCAAGGGCAGTCAGTACAACCGGATCTACGAGTACCTGGGCGTCACCGACAAGGGCGGGCACACGCACACTGGTATCACTCCAGGAAAGTTCGAGCGGCTCAAGGCTCGAGCTATCGCTGACGGATTCACGAAGGCCGATGTGGGTATCGGACATCCGCTCGCCCGGTACGGCGACATCGAGACCAAGACATTGCCCAGCAACCGCTGGCGTCCGAAAGGGAAGTACACGACGCCGTGTTTGAAGCACGCCTGGTTCGAGGGAGAGCCGGTCCCCGAAATCGTTCCGGATCCGGATCAGAAATGCACTTGCACCGGGGGCGACGGATCGTCGGCCAAGTTGCGCCTCGTCAAGTTCCTGTTCACTGTGTACCCCGACGAGGCAGAGCCGCTGGACACCGGAGAGGCTCGTGGCATCTACTACCACGACGCGATCCCTCCCGATCAACGGCCAGAAACGATCCAGGGCTGGTACGACCGGTGGGGCCTGCGTCGATGGGAGAGCAAGAAGGGCGAGAAGGCTCCGTACCAGGACGGGCTGTCATGATGCCGCCAGAGTTGCTGTCCCTTCTCACCGACATCACCGTCGAGACGAAGCACCACAAACTGGGGTACCAGCAGTTCTTCGATGTCGCAATTGCGAACGGGAGCGATCCCGGCACGCGCGGACTTGGATACGACCCTGGCTACCTGGCGATGCGGCGGTACAAGGATGGAGCCTCTAGATTTGATGTCTTGCAGGCTCTCAGTGGTCGGCAGAGGAGTGCGCTGCACGGATGGGTGATCGAGTCTGCGGCCTTGGATCACATGGGCCAAGATCCCCGGCCCCGTCTGAACGGAGCGGGGCGGGACGGCAAGCCCGAGGCTCATCTGTTCGGGTACGACATCGACTACAAGTTCATCGGCAACCCGGAGAGGTACAACCTCTACGTCAAGCGCTGCGACCTGTCGGGCAAAGAAAAGTGGCTGTTCATCTTCTACGGCAAGGAGGGAACCCTGCTTGGCTGGGCGCTAGGCGAGGACTTCATCCGAGAGGGCGGGCCTCTCCCAAACGAGATGCCAGAAGAGGGCACCACCGAGCAGAACATTTGCCTACCTTTAGGCTATAATCTGTGAGTCCCTACCAACGAAGGAGTAAGTGATGGGCCTAGGAGAGATGTACGTGGACCAGCAGGAAAAGGCTGCCGAGCCTGACATCGAGTTCCCTCGCGGTCAGGTCTCCGGCGAATATCTGCGTCAGGTCGAGGAACTGGAGACGCTGCACAACAACCTCGACGCTCTCGAAATGCGACTACGTCTCGGTGGCGTCCTTCGCAGCATCGAGACCGAGCCAGGCGAGAAGAGCGACAAGGACTTGCGCGAGATCAAGGTCCCGCTCGCCGAGAAGTTCGAGGACAACAATCGCCTGATCGCAAAGGCGACCAGCCGAGTTCGTGACCTCATCGACCTCATCGAAGTCTGATGAGCGAGCGCATCTTCACCGAAGGAGAGGTCATTCAACTCGTCGGCTACCTGAACGCGGCTGTGCCAGAACTGGCGAACGTGGAATCTCCACTCCTGCTCTCGATCGCGGAAGAGGGCATGCTTCGGATCGAGGACGCTCGTGAAGGCTAAGACCGCCCTCGCGATCCTCGAATGTGCGAAAGAGGGCGGGTATTACGACGACCCGATTCCGGAGGCCGAGGAGGAACTGATCAAGGAGGCGAAGTTCTACTTCCAGCACGCTGAGGCGGCTGCGGAGACGAAGGACGCCGACAACACGATCAAGCAGATCGTCGCGATCGGACGCGATGGCGCGGGCTACACCGACGAGGAGCCGGAAGCCGTGCCCACGACGGAGGACGACGCTCCCGCTCCGGCAGAGATCAAGGCCGAGCATCTGCCAGTTCCTCGGCAGATCGAGGGCGATCCGCCGGAGATGCCGTTCGACATCTCGGACTGCTCCGACAAGGAGATTCGTCGTCTCGCGAGTCAGTTCCAGGCGTGTCTCAACCGAGCGATCTGGCAGCTGAAGCAGACGATGGATCGAGTGCTACGTGCGCGTCAACTACGCGAGAGCGCTTATCGCAAGGCGTATCTCGCCGAAGAAGTCGCGGCGCGCGAGAACGGGGTCAAGCCGACCAAGGAAGCCCTCGACCTGGCGGCAAAGGAATCCCCGGAGTACAAGAAACTCGACGACGAAGTGTTCGATCTCGAACGTCAAGTCGGCGACTACAAGGCCCTCAAGGAAATTTATGAGGGCAACGTGTCGAGACTCAGCCGAGAAGCAACACTTCGGGATGATGAGTACAAGCGATCAGGAAAGGTAAGAAACACATGACAATCATCTGGCTCATCGTTTGGCTGGTTAGCGGCACCCCGCCGTTGCACCAGTGGAACGCATGGCTGGTGTCGCTCATCGTAGTTCTCGTTCTCGACCTCACTGGTGGAAGTTCGAGGGCACTCTGATGGCCGACACTGTTCAATCTCGCGGTGGACCGAGCACGCTCAGTCTTCTCGGAGTGGCGTTCGTGGTCCTCAAACTCGTCGGCGTGATCGACTGGTCATGGTGGTGGGTAACACTGCCATTCTGGGGTCCGGTCGCATTCATCGTCGGCGGACTCCTGCTCGGCCTCGTTACATACGTGGTCGGAGGAGCCGCGCTCGATACCCGTCGCGCGCGAAAGCGCCGCAAGACTCTGGCTCGGAGGCGAAACGGTACTCTTTAGGAGTGCCGTGGACATGCACCAAATGTAAGACGAAGCATCCGACGCGCAACAAGAAGCGTTGCGATGCTGTTGTCGATGGAGTGGTGTGCGGGCGCTTGCAGCCGAAGAAATCAGCTCCGCCCGCACACCGCGCGGTTCTATCTGAGCCATATGAATTCTTCGTCGAAGTCAATGGCGGAAACTTCTGCTGGATCGGCCGCTATCTTGGAATCGATTGCAAGCCAAATGAGAATGGCAGATTCCATCGCGATCACGACCACAAAACAGGCAAGGCGCGCGGTCTCCTCTGCTTCCGACACAACAAGCGCCTACTCGGCGGAATCACTATCGATGAGGCGCGAGCAGTGCTCGCCTATCTGAGCAGGTAGACTCTTACGAGTCGAAAGGAGGCAAATGATGACTGGAACAGGAAACGATCCGTACGGAGACTCTTACGAAGAGATCGAAGGCGTCCTGGACGGAGACGGGAACCCCACGAAACATCGTCGAGCGACGCGCGGCGGAGACGGAGTTGGGTCTCATTCATCCGAACAGAGCGCGATTTCGGACGAGGCATCCTCTCGCAATCATGGTCTGGCCGCCGAGTAGGATTTGGGTCAGAAGACGACACTTTAATTCGCCGCTAGAGAAATCTTTAGCGTAGGGTGGTCGTGCATGGGCCGATCACACAAAGGCGAGAAACTCAACCTGTCAGACGAGGAGCGCAAGCGGCGCTCTGATCGCGCCAAAGCGATGCACCGCGAGAAAGTGGTGGATCCCGAGACAGGAGAGGAGCGAGCGAAGTTCGGCGGCGCTCAGAAATCGATTGCCGTCAAGAAGACTTCTGACGATCTGATCAAGTCGATTGTCGATGCGACCGGAGCCGAGGATGTTCAGGTTCTGGTCATTCAGGCATACGTTGACGCCCTTGCTAATGGAACGCGCGCCGAGAAGTTGCGCGCCGCTAAGGGTCTCGTCGAGGTGCTGGAGACCCACAAGAAACAGCAACTCGCAGAGAGGAGGGCGCTGAATGATCAGCAACGAACAGATCTCTTGGCCGGAGTTCTTCGGGATCTTGGCCTCGGATCGTCCGAGGGCGGAGAAATTCTGGACGGAGAGTTTTCCGTCATTGACAACGGATCAGCAGGACGACTGCCTGCTGGCCTACCAGAGTTGGAAGTCGGCGAAAGGGCCGCAGACTGACGACGAATTACACGCTTACATTCTGGACACATATGGGCTAGACATTCCCCGCACGCGCGTGTGTCCTGAACATCAATCTCCGTTCGAGGCGTTCAGCAATCTCTACTTCGAACGCGACTATTCAGCGCTCTGGATGACGAACCGTGGCGGATCGAAGACGCAGATGGCCGCACTGTGGCACATGCTCAGCGCTAAGTTCAAGGGCTGCGATGGAATCAGCGTCGGGGCCATTCTTGAGCACGCCGGTCGCTGTTACGACCGACTGACTGAATTGATCAAGACTGACGGTAAGGTTCAGCAGGCCGAAGATCATCCCGACGTAGAGAAGTGCCTCATGTCAGAGACGATTTTCAACAACGGGGCGAAGGTCGAGATCGTTCCTGGCACCGAGGCTGCGGTGAACGGGCCGCATCACCCTCATTGCCACGTTGACGAGCAGGAACTCATGAAGCCTGGCGTGTTCCAGGAGTCACGGAACATCTCTCTGTCCAAGGGCGGCAATCGAGCGCAAGACCTTATTACGTCAACACGAAAGCGCGCGCACGGTCCGATGCAGACGCTTCTCAACGAAATCCGCGACGCGGAGAAGGCGGGCTTCGATCCTCCGTATCGTCTCTACACCTGGTGCATCTTCGAGTGCGCTCAGGAAGTGCCCAACTGCCGCAAGGCGTATCCAGATCTCCCCGAAGAGGAGAAGTGTGAATGCAATCGTGTTGTCAAGGGCAAGTGGGAATCGGGCGAGGACCGCACGTTCGAGGACGTGTGTAATGGTCGCCTCGCGCGTAGCAGAGGATGGCTCCCGCTTGGAGACCTCCATAAGACTTTCCGAACGACGACCAGGGACGTGTGGGAGGCTCAGCAGGAGTGCTCGCGCCCGTCCGCATCTGGTCTGAGACTCCCTGACTTCGACCGCCAACGTCATGGCATCCGACATTTCATGCCCGATCCATCGAATGGAATGGTCTTCGCGAGCGTGGACTTCGGAGGAACGAACCCAACAGCTATTGAGTTCGTCCAGGTGCTCAACAAGCCGGTGATCGTGCTTGGCTTCCACCAGGCCGATAGAGAGGAGCCAGCGATCGTTCTTCCCGCAGGATCGCACGTTGTGTTCGACGAGATCTACAAGGCCAACCTCGCCCCATCGAAGATGGCGGATCTGGTGATCAAGCGAATCGGATACTGGAAGATGCGATTCCCTGAGTTCCACATCAAGCGCTTCTTCTATGACGTGCAGGCTCGCGGAGCGATGCTCGAATGGAGAGCGCATGACCCTCCTATCCCGTTGGTCAACTACGCCACGAAGGACGTAGATCTGCACACGACCTACTGGCGCGACCTCATCGAAGAGAACCAGTTCTACGTGGACGTGACGCGCTGCGACATGCTCTGCGACGAGATCGAGGTCTGGCACAACCCCGACCCAAAGCCGGGACAGATTGACATTCCGGATCGACCCGTCAAAGACTTCGATCATGCAGTAGACGCGACGCGCTATCTGATCGCAAATGTGCGAACGATCAAGCGCAGCCAGCAGTCCGCAGCGGCGCCAACAGGAGCGGGAGAATCAGGATACGGAGGAAGTACCGGAACCGGATCCGGTCCGAGCAGGTATCTCCCAGGAGGCGGGGAACCGGCTCGAAGCACGAATTTCCCCAGACCACCGGGCTGGCCTACGCCTCGATGATGTACACTTTCGTGGCTAGCAATTCGATCGGAGTGTTCGAACATCACCCACTGGCAAAACCAGGGAGTACCCATGGCCTCCCGTGACCCTGGGAGGCTTTCGCATGCCAGATGACGACCTCAGCGTGGGCGGAGCACACTTCGCGGAAGGTGATAGCGAAGAGGCCCGTGAGCGGCTGAGAGACCGTCTGGCCGCTGACAAGGGACCTAGCACCGCCTCCTCGACCTCTCGGTGGAAGACTGGGGGCGATATTTTCCGAGCTGGTGGACGCACCCCGGATGCTACGAAGGTCACGATCGGCGACCTGGAACAGATGCGTCGTGATCCGATCCTCTCGTTCGGACTATCGTTCATCAAGGCGTATCTCGCTCGCGCCAACTGGTACATCAAGAGTACAGACCCTCGTCGAGCCGCGTTCATCGACGGAGCGCTGCGCAGGATCTACGGCCGCTTCATCCTCCAGTACGGAGGCAGTCTCGATTTCGGCTTTCAGGCCATGGTCAAGAACTTCGAGCGCGCTCCGGTCGATTGGGTCTACCTGAGCGGAAATGGACCGGACGCGCAGGAGGTAAGAGTCTGGAGTTCGAGCGCTGATCCTCTGCTCTGGAAACCGTTCAGTCCTCTCAACCCGCGCCACGTCACTCCAGCATGGGACGCAGATGGAAACTTCGCAGGGATCAACTACCGAAACACGCAGGCAGGGTCCCGGTTCCCATTCGAGGAGAAAGCAGATTCAGACGGAAAGATTGGTCTCGACTGGGCGCTCTGGGCGACCAACGAGAAGGACTCCGTGTTCGGCTCCCTCTATGGCTGGCCGCGCCTGGGTTACGCATACCGATTCTGGTGGGCGTACTGGTATCGCTTCGGCTTGGCTGACCGAGCATTCGAGAAGTGGGCCGATCCGCCGGTGATCGCGTATCACCCAACCGAACTCGCGACTGACGACGAGGGCAACCCTCGCAACTTCACGCAGGAGGCTCTGGGTCTCGCCGAGAAACTCCGCTCTGGCGCAAATGTTTCGCTGCCGAGTAGCGCTGTCGAGAGTCAGATGGATGGACGCACCCTCAACCTCCGTTCGTGGGAACTGAAGCACATGGAAGTCAACACGAACTTCGACGCGTTGAATGAGTCGTTTGAGTATCTCGACGTATCTCGCCTCCGAGCGCTCATGGTTCCGGAGCAGGCATTCTTCGAGGGCAAGGGCGGAACATCATCGCGCAACGTCGCAGCCACTCTTGGTTCGACCTTTGAGGACGGGCAGGCGATCATCAAGGCCGAGATCGATGACCAGATCAACCGCTACATGATCCCGCAGTTGCTCGAAGCGAACTTCGGTCCTGGCGGACCAACGTGTGAGATCGTCACGACCGGCTTCGAGGATCAGGATGTGGAAACGGGTCGCGCGATCGTGCAGGCGCTCGCGCAGAATGCTCCCGCAGAACTCGCGTCCGTGGACATTCGTGAACTTCTGAAGCGACTAGGCGTACCGATCCTGAATCCAATCGAGGCGAAGAAGCAGCAGGAGGACCTGATCGAGCATCTCCAGTCGATGAAGCCACCTCCCCAGAGCGCTCGCGGAAACTTCGCTGGCGTGGACGAGAATGGTCGCTATTTCAAGGAAGAGGAGATCGAAGAGATTAAGGTCGGACTGGAGGACAGGATTCGAGAGGTCGCTGGCGAGGTTGTGGAAAGCAAGAGCGTCGAACTGTCGGAGAAGATCGATGGCGACTTCAACCGTTTCAGCGGTTTGCTATCTCGCCTTCTCAATCGTGATCCGGTCGTGAACGTTACTGTTCAGAATCCAGATCTGGAAGAGAAGCCGATCGGATTGTCCGAAGAAGATCGCGCTTTGATCGAGCGAGATGCCGAAGAGCGTCGCGGGTTCATGGAGGCTGTCAAGGCATTCTTCTCTCGCAAAGAACCAGACATTCATGTCCACGTCCCGGACACCACTGTGAACATCGATGGTGTTCCCATCGCTCCAGACCCAGAGGAAACCGCTCCCGATGACGGGGGCGGTTAAAGTGATTCCCGGCCTGGGGAAGGTCGTGGAAAATGGGTAAGAAGAACTACACGATTCCAACTCGTGTGGTCGCCCCCAAGCCCGGAGAGACCGGCGCGACAGGCGCTACCGGCCCTGCGGGTCAGTTCGGCGCTCCGGGCAAGAAGGGCGATCCAGGAGATGTCGGGCCGACTGGACCTCCCGGCGCGACCGGGCCAGAAGGACCTCCGGGAGGCGAAGGCCCTCCTGGACCGCAGGGGTTCTTCGGTCCGACCGGTCGTCGAGGTCCAACGGGAGCGCAGGGGCCGAAGGGAGAAACTGGGCCGCAGGGACCGAAGGGATCGACCGGAGCAGATGGCAAGGACGGTGAAGATGGGACGCCCGGTGCGACGGGACCGGCCGGTCGGGACGGAGCGGATGGAAAGGATGGTCGTGACGGCGCTGACGGAGCGCCCGGTGCGGATGGAGCGACCGGACCCGCTGGAGAGTTCCCTGAAGTCGTAACGTGGAATCGCAAGGACGAGTACAAGGCCCTTGCTCCTCTTGTCTTCCGTCTCGGTAGCACGTATCAGCCGAAGAAGGATGTTCCAGCGGGAATTGATCCCGCCGCCGACAACAAGCGCTCGAACGAATACTGGCAACTCGTAGCCCGTCGAGGAGACCCTGGCCCGATTGGCGCTCCCGGCCCGACCAGCATGGTTGTTGGAGGAGCGGGCGGAGGCGGAGGTACCGGAACGGGAGTGGACGGAGCGACGGGAGCTACTGGCGCGGCTGGATCGGCCGGAGCCACAGGCGCCACAGGATCGGGTGGAGCGACCGGAGCAACGGGGCCAGCGGGCATTGACGGAATTGACGGAATTGACGGTGCTACGGGCGCCACGGGCGCAAATGGCGCCACAGGCGCAACAGGTCCAACCGGTGACATCGGGGCCTCGGGCGCCACTGGCCCTGTCGGTCCGGCGGGAGTAGATGGAACAGATGGGATTGACGGATCCACAGGAGCGACGGGAGCACTCTCAGCAGCCAACATCATCTGGAACGAGACGCCCGGAGGCGCAATCAATGGAGCCAACGTCATGTACACGCTGGCAAATTCTCCGACTCCAAGCACAACTCTGGAGTTGTACCGCAACGGAGTTCTTCAGAGCGCTGGTGGCGCAGACTACACGCTGTCCGGAAGCACGATCACATTTGTTACGGCCCCTCTAACGGGAGACACACTTCTGGCGACATACCAGTTTGCGATGGCGACTGTTTCACTTGGAGCAACCGGTGCGACGGGCGCAGGTACAGCGGGAGCCACAGGAGCAACTGGCTCGGCAGGATCGGCGGGCGCGGCTGGTGCCACAGGAGCCACTGGTTCGGCTGGTGCAGTAGGGGCGACCGGGGCAACGGGAGCAGGAGTAACAGGAGCGACAGGCCCGGTGGGAGCGAGCGGAGCAGATGGAGACGATGGATTCGACGGTGCAACGGGAGCCACCGGTCCTGCTGGTGCTACAGGAACCGCTGGAGCGACCGGATCAACTGGACCGGCCGGTGTTGCGGGCGCGACAGGAGCGACCGGACCCGTTGGAGCAACAGGAGCAGCGGATTTCGCTACTCAATGGGCCATCTCATGATTCCGGGCTGTTAAGATACCGCTATGCCTAACATCCTTTCACGAATCTTCGGACCTGCGAACCTCGCCAGCGGTACGAGCACACCGTTTACTGGAACAACTGGACATACCTATACGCTGCGGAACATCCGAGTTGTGAACGGGAGTGCTGCCGCAATTCTCTTCAAGTTGGGAATCGGTGGAGTTCTTGACGCCAACCTCATCATCCCTCAAATCTCGATTCCAGCAGGCGGAATTCTCAATCATGATTGCTTCATTGTCATGGCTGGAACTGAAACTCTTCAGGCGAACACGGGCGGGACTGGTTTGACTCTCACGGTATCCGGTCTCGATCAGAGTTAAGCCTTGGCTAAGCAGCCAGCACTGGGTCTGTTCGACGCGAACCTCGGATCGCTCGACGAGGTTGACGTTCAGGTTTTCACCATCAGCGGTACATGGACGAGACCGCTCGGAAAGCGCTGGGCATGGATCATCTGTATCGGAGGCGGCGGTGGAGGTGGTGGTGGTCGATCCGGAACAGGCTCCGGTGGGGGTGGAGGTGGAGGTGGAGCTAGACAGGATGCTCTTGTTCTTGTTTCCTCTCTAGGCGTTACCGAATCCGTTACGGTCGGAGCGGCTGGTTCAAATGCTGCTGCAAACAGCGCAGGAGGGGCTGGAGGAACTTCATCGTTCGGAGGATGGTTGCAGGCTGGTGGTGGCGGGGGAGGCGGCGCTGGTGGATCATCCACAACATCTGGGGGTGGTGGCGGCGGAGGACTACAGGGCGGAGGGTCTGTCGGATCTACAGCGGGTGGCGCGGGTGGTAACCCTGGGGGAGCTACTGCGGCTGGAGCTATGCCCACAGGAGTCGGAGGTGGAGGGGCAGGGCAAACCAGCAGCACGGCATTTCTTACCACGAACCTGGGCGTGCCCCATTACGGCGGTGGCGGCGGGGCAGGATGCGCTTCCGGTGCGGCCGGTAACTCGGCCGGGGCATCCGTGTTTGGCGGAGGAGGGGGAGGATCAGGAGGAGGAAACGCAGCGGTCTCTGGCGGCGCCGGAGGAGGAAGTGGTGGAGTACCAACCACTAACGTCGGAGGAGGCGGCGCCGGTGGCGCTACCGGAGCAAATGGAACGACTCCTGCGTCAAGAACGGGATCTGGTCTAGCGGGATCTGGTGGCGGTGGCGGAGGTGGTAGCACCACCACAGGAGGAATTGGAGGCAGCGGACAGGTTCCAGGGGGTGGCGGTGGTGGCGGAGGGGCTGGAACGACGACGGGTGGCGTCAGTGGCTCAGGAGGTCGCGGCGAAGTGATCGTCATTTGCTGGTAAGACGCGATGCAGAACATCACACCACCACCTTGGCTTCTTGAAATTCTCGACTCCCGACTAATGGGAAAAAATGCTGGTCAAGGGGTCGATGTTCAGGTGTTCACTGGAAACGGAACTTGGATTCGTCCGCTCGGCGCACGTTGGTCATACATCATCTGCATCGGAGGTGGTGGTGGAGGAGGCGGAACAACTACCACGAGAGGCGGAGGCGGAGGTGGAGGCGGAGCCTGGGCTGGGCTATTGGTATCCACGTCTTCACTAGCAGTTACCGAGTCTGTCACGGTCGGCGCTCAGGCAGCTGGAGGAACAGGAAGCGCGGCGGGAACAGCAGGAAATCCATCATCATTCGGAAACTGGATCAAAGCGTTTGGGGGCGGAGCGGGTGGCGGCGGTGGTGGAACCGCTCAGGGCGCTGGCGGAGGCGGGGGCGGACGATTTGGGGTCGGAGGAAACGGATCAACTAACAATGCGACCATTACTCCGGGAGCGGGTGGAGGACCCGGAGGCGGCGCAGGAGTTGCGGGTCAAGCCAACATGCCTGCTTCCATGTTCGGTGGGTCAAGCGGACGAAGAGGAGACTACTCTATCGGGCAAGCCATGGGCATCCCCGTCTTCGGCGGCGGAGGAGGTTCAAGTGGAAATATCGGAAGTGCTTGCATCTCTCAGTATGGCGGAGGCGGTGGCGGCGGCGGGGGGAATGACAGTGCATCTGTGGGAGATTCAGGCGGTGGATCTCACTTTGCCGTCACTGGAACTGCCGGGGATGGGGGAAACGCAGGAGACCCAGGAGGAACACCAGCGTCCCGTACCGGCACGGGATTGGCTAACGGTGGCGGGGGTGGCGGAAACGGGAAATCAGGTACCGGAGCAACAGGAGGAGCGGGAGGAATCCCCGGCGGCGGTGGCGGTGGGGCGGGCACCGGAACGTCAGGGTCCGCAGTGGGCGGCGCTGGCGCTCGTGGCGAAGTCATTGTGATTTCGTGGTAGAGGTATGATCTAGAAATGGCGACTCTTATTGACAACGAGCAACTCCGAGGGCCACTGGGCGGCTCAGGAGATGGTGCCACTGGTGCGACGGGAGCGACGGGTGCGGGAGTTACGGGCGCAACAGGACCAGCAGGGTCGAACGGATCTGCTGGGGCAACAGGAGCAACTGGCCCGCAAGGAACAACAGGCCCGACTGGTGCGGATGGAACAGACGGAATTGACGGAAACACGGGAGCCACGGGTCCACAAGGATCAACAGGAGCAACCGGAACAGCCGGATCAGCCGGAGCCGCTGGGGCAACAGGAGCCACTGGCGCATCAGGAGGTGTTGGATCCACTGGAGCAACCGGACCCGCAGGAGCGACGGGTGCGGGCGCTGCCACCCATACCGAAGATCGACCGATCGATCTTCAGAATCCTGAGCAAAATGCGAACCAAGGAAACGTATTCCCAACGGCTTCTGTCCTGACCGCTTACGAGAACTGGCACTGGGAATTTACGAAGGATGTGTTGGGCAACCTTTTTGGACGAGTGCGCGTGCCAGAGAATCTCGCCGCAACTCCGGCTGCGAAGATCGTGCTTGAAATCAGTGCGAACGCTACTTCCGGTGTGACACGTTTGATTGTTCTGAGCAAGAACGTAGCTGATGGAGGATCCCTTAATCCGGCGACGTTGACAGCCGAAACTGCTCAGGACATCACCGTTCCGGCGACTGCTCGTCTTCGCAAGAAGGTTACCTTTACACTTACAAACGCTCCTTCTGCCGGAGACCTTCTCATTGTCCAAGTGAAACACGATGGCGCTCACGCCAATGACGATCTGACAGTCAACACTGAACTGCACGGTGCTTGGCTGGTCTGTGATGTGAACTAAATGTCCTGGAAAGTTCCCGGAGGAAACGACAAGGGGTTCGGCACTACCGACACCACTTGGCAGGTAGACAGCAACATCACAGTGTCTATTTGGGTCTACATGACCACAGCAGGGATGTTGGTTCGCAAGAACCCAGGCGGAGGTGAGCCGCGCTGGAACCTGGACGCCGGTGTGGGCGGAGGGACAAACCAAGTTCAGTTCGGGGCCAAGACAAACTCTGGGCACCCGAACAAGATGCACTCGACGGCGGTTACCCTGAACGCTTGGCATCACATCGTCGGCAGACGTGGAAGTGACGAGATCACATGTGCTCTGGATGGAGTCATTCAGACCACTTCTGGAGATGGAACTGGAGGAGTTAACGATGGGCCGGTTGCGTTGGGAGTTGCCAACGCCTACTCTGGCGGTTCCGCCGGATCAGGGATGGCAGGATGGATTGCTGAGTTTTCTCTCTGGAACGCAATTCTTACGGATGCGCAGATCGGTCTTCTCTACAAGGGAGTTTCTCCTCTTCTCATTCGTCGATCGGGTTTGATGATCTACGCGCCGATCTACGGCATGGCCGCTCCACTACCTGACTTTTCGGGCAACGGTCGTCATCTCATCAAGCAAGGAACGGACGCAAACTTCGTCGCTGATGAAACCAAACACCCATCTGTTCAAAGACAATTCGGCTTTTCTCAGGTTGCATGATGCGACTTCACGAGTTCGAGGAGTGCGGATGAGCAAGAAGAGGTTGCACCTGGTGAGCCTTCCCCATACCGCAACAACGAGGGAATATCTAAGTTGCGCGTATACCATGAAGGTTCTCAAATTTTGCAAGATGATGTCGTCTATGTACGACATCGTCCTCTATGCCGGTGAGCAGAACGAGGTTCCTGCCGACCAGGCTGAGCATGTCATGCTCATCACCGAGGAAGAGAGAGCCGGTTGGTTTGGCGGTGAAGGATTCGACACCGTTCTGACTCCTCTCATTTGGGATCCAAACCAGATCTACTGGAAAACGATGAACGATCGCGCCATCTCGGCGATTCGCGAGCGGGTGCAAGACGATCAAGATTTGCTTCTCCTCATCGGTGGTAACTGTCAAAAGCCGATCGCTGACGCGACGAACCTGTTGGCGATCGAGTGGGGCGTTGGATACGAGGGGATTTTCACGAAATTCTGTGCGTTCGAGTCCTATGCGTGGATGCACCACGTCTACGGCAAACAGAGCGTCTATCACCAGAATCGAGAGTTCATCAACGGACGGGCGTTCGATCAAGTGATCCCGAACTTCTTCGATCCGGACGACTTCTACGTTTCGGACAAGAAGGACGACTACCTTCTTTACATCGGGAGACTTGTCGAGCGAAAGGGGCCGCACATCGCGGCTGAAATCGCTCGTCAAGTTGGACGCAAACTCGTTGTCGCCGGACCTGGCGCGCTGGAATGGGGTCCTAATCACATTGCCTATTCTGAAGGTCGGCTGGAAGGAGATCTGTTCTACGCCGGTGAGGTGGGCGCTCAGCAGAGAGCTGACTTGATGTCTCGTGCAGCAGCGGTGATCGTCCCAACGATCTACATCGAACCGTTCGGCGGAGTGGCCGTCGAGGCTATGTTCTCTGGCACGCCTGTCGTGGCCTCAGACTGGGGCGCGTTCGCGGAAACCGTGCAGCCGGTAGCTGGTCGGCGCTTCCGCACGCTGAAGCAGGGGATGGACGCCACCGAAGAGGCGATCAAGAAGTGCAAGCCCGCGCAGATCCGCAAGTACGCCGAGAAGAACTACAGCCTCGAAGTGGTCGGCAAGGAGTTTGATCGCTGGTTCAAGCAGTTGTACACGCTGTGGGGAGCCGGATGGTATGAGCTATGAGCCACAAGATCGAGGACGGTCTGACTCCACATCAGAGATGGTGCGCGCGAAATCCGGAGAGAGCCGCTGAGCACAACAGAAACTCGCGCTGGCGCGGAATCCTCAGGAAGCACGGTCTGACGCAGGAGGACTACTACGCCATGCTGGCCGCTCAGGGAGGGCATTGTGCTCTTTGTCCTCGCAAGCCGGAGGAGCAGGCGCAAGGACGGCGCCATCTGTCAGTGGATCATTGCCACAAGACAGGACAGGTCAGGGGACTCCTTTGCAACACCTGCAATCGAGGTTTGGGCCTCCTTCAGGACGACCCGGCCCTACTCAAAGCCGGTGCTGAATACCTACAGAGGTACGAACTGTGAGTTACCTGGATGAACTTCTTGCGATTGATGCCGACCCGATCCTCATCTGGCGCCTAGAAGAAACGTCGGGAACAGTCGCCGAGGACAGCGGCATCGACAACCGCGACGGCACGTACGTTGAGACGTTCACGCACCCGGACGGGATCGTCAACGATTCAGTCAAGGCGCTTGGGCTAGAGGCCGCGACCGGAGACGCCTCCGGCGGAGTTCGACGCGCGGGTGAGGCCGCGTTCCTGCCCACCAACTTCACCCTCATCTTCTGGCTCAAACTGCGCACGGCCGTCTCCGGAGACATCGTTAACTGCGTGGACCAGGACATCGGAGGCGGGGGAGCGAACGCGGAGGGATGGGTAGTTCAGTATGCCAACCCTGACATCGGAGACCTCCTGGGATTCTCTGTTTTCACGGCTCCGACCACGCAGACTGATTACCAAATCAAGGTGAGTCCATCTGTTGGCGTCCGGCATATGTGCGCGGTGACGTACGACAGCGCTGGAGATGTCAACCTCTACTTTGACAACGTGGGCGCGAACGGGGGCGCGTCACAGGGTGTGCTGGCGGGTGTCGCCGCGAACACGCCGTTCATCGTCGGAACGTCCATCGCGCTCGACTCGTTCCAACTTCTCGGCCAGCCTGACGCGATCGTGGATGAGGTTTCGTATCACAGTACCCTCTTCACCGCACAGAACATTTCGGACCTGTGGACAGCCGGATCAGCCGCAGCAGCAGTCACCTACACGGTCGTCAACGGAACTCTGGAGACTCTCTCGAATGTGAATGCTGCGGGAGTAGATGTAGCCAGCATGTCTTATCGACAGGGAGTCGCTCTCAACGATACGGAACTGGCGGCGCTCTGCGCCACGAAGGGGGTAATGGTTTTCGCCGATGACCTCACCCATGCCGAGACTAAGGCGATCTGGAAGGCCGGAAAGTACCTGAACACCCTGGCCTAGGCCGTGGTACACTGCCGCCATGGTAGCTTACACCGTGATCAACGGAACCGAGGCTGACCTCCTGAACGTTAACGTCGGAGGCGTAGACGTGGGTTCCCTCTCCTATCGAGACGGAGTAACCCTCACTGACGCTGAACTGGCTGCCCTCTGCGTCCTGAAGGGCGTTGCCGTGATCAAGGATCAGACGGGCGCCGTAGACGCCAAGGCCATCAAGCGAGTCATCGCTATCGCTTCGACGTACGCGAACACGCTGCCGTAACCTCCAGGGAATTTGCGATCCTGGTAGGATTGTGCTATGGCTCTGCCGACCCGACCAGCTAAATACGCCCTGACGGTCAACCAGGGGGCAACCTTTCGCTTCCAGGGAACCTGGCTCGACGAGAACGGGGACCCCGAAAACCTCACCGGATGCACGGCTTCTCTGGTGATCACGAAGCGCGAGCGCGACAGAAGTCCCAACCCTGGCGCGGAGACAGCGACGCTTCTCACCCTCACAACCGGAGATGGAATCACTCTCGGAGGAGTGGCCGGAACGATCGAGATCGAGATGGACGACGAGACGACTGCCGCTCTCGATTGGGACAAGCATCGAGCGCAGGGCGTCTATGACCTCTACATCACCTTCGGGAGCGGCGACGTGGTTCGCCTCATGGAGGGAGGAATTGTTCTTCATAGACGGCAGGGCGCATGAGCGATCCGAAAATCGAGATCAACGAGTCCGATGAGAAACTCGTAGTCCAGAACCCCTCTGGCTCCGAACTGCGCGTCGAGGAACTTCCCGCGCAGGTCGTTATCGAGTCGGGGGACGATACAGATATCGTCACTGAAGAGACGATCACGAAGGTTGTCATTCGCCAGGAGGGAGACGCCGAAGTTAGCGTCCTTGAACTGGGAACTTCTGTTGTTGAAATTGCTCCTGTCGTAGGACCCAAAGGGGATCCCGGAGACCCCGGTGGACCGACTGGTGCCACCGGAGCCACTGGCCCGCAAGGAGATCCCGGTGGAGCAACTGGTGCCACAGGGGCAACCGGGGCAGGAACAACTGGAGCAACTGGATCGACTGGAGAAACTGGTCCACGGGGATCAACGGGCGCTACTGGCGCAGGCGCGACTGGAGCGACGGGTCCAGTCGGGGTTGCTGGAACTGTCGGTGCAACTGGTGCTACCGGGAGTGGATCGACGGGTGCGACGGGACAGGTGGGCGCGAGCGGATCTACAGGCGCGACCGGACCTGCTGGTAGCGATGGAGGGCCAGGATCTACAGGCGCGACCGGACCGCTCGGCCCAGAAGGACTTCAGGGAGATAGAGGATTCACTGGTGCCACCGGATCAGCGGGAACTCAAGGAGCAACAGGAGCTACAGGCCCCGCAGGAGCGACGGGATCGAACGCCCCGCGATTCTCGGCAACGATCGGAGACGGAACGAGCACGACCATCACGGTCACTCACAACCTCGGCACTCGCGACTTGGACGTTCGCGTCTACCGAAACTCATCGCCATGGGATGAGGTCTTCCCGACCGTTCAGCACACCACGACGAACACGGTGGACATCATCTTCCTGCTTCCTCCGGCCTCCAATGCTTACCGAGCGGTGGTTCACTGATGAAGTTGCTTGACGTGATCTACTTGGGACAGAAGTCGAGTGACCCGGACACGACCGGACTCGACGACGGAAGCCTCTACTACAACACGACCTCACACAAGTTGCGCATTCTCATTGCTGGCGTATGGACTGACGTAGCATGAAGATTCTTGACATCCTTGTCCTCGCTCCTTCCGACACCGATCCGACCGGAGTAGACGAGGGGGCGTTCTACTACAACACGGCCTCCCAGAAGGGAAGGCTCTATAACGGCACAACGTGGATCGATGTCCCAGGAGCAGGAGGAGGAGGCGATGCCATCGTGCGCTGGATTCCTGGCTTCGGAGCAGTCGATCCTCATATGATTGCGGTCTCGGCGTTCATTGACAATTTTGAAGTGGTGACCGTCAATGGGGTTTCCATTTCCCCGACTGTGGACAAACTGGAGATGTTCTTCAGCGCTCTTAATGTTGCCATTGCCCTGTCGATCATGTTCGCCATCAATCCGGACGCTGTGCTGGTTTCTGTCTCGCCCACCATCGACAAATTTGAGGCGACCCACGATGCTCTAGGAGTTGCAGTATCGCCGACTGTGGACAAGATCAGTATCAATCCTGACGCGCCCTCGATCGCTGTTTCTCCGACCGTGGACAAGTTCCAGATTGAACCGACCAACTCGGTCGCTATCGCTCCATCAGTATCCAATTTCGACATTACTCACACCGAACTTGGTATCCCCATCACGATTCCCGCCAGGACCTATACGTTCGCCTACACTGCAAACGACAACTTCACTGTCCCCTCCGGAGTGACATCTCTGAAGGTGGAGGCTTGGGGAGGCGGCGGAGGAGGAGCCTCTATGGGTACCATTAACGGATCCGGCGGAGGCGGAGGCGGAGAATATCGGCGAACGAACGCTGTTACGGTCACAGGAGGTGAGGTCAAGGCCATCGTCGTCGGCGCAGGCGGAGCGGTAGACGCTGACGGAAACGACTCCACCTACGACAGCACGGTAGTCGTCGCCAAGAAGGGATTGAAGGGAGTCGCTGGCGCCGTGGGTGGACAGGGAGCGGGCGGACTGGGAGGGACCGGCGGTACCGGCACGAACGGCAACTTCAACGGGGGAACAGGCGGAGGCGGAGGCGGCGCTAACACGTCTGGAGGCGGGGGCGGCGGAGGGGCCGGTGATAACGGCGCTGGCGGCACGGGAGGCACTGGTGTCGCTGCCGGTGCTGGCGGAGCGGGCGGCACAGCCGGGGCGATGGGGAACGCCTCTGGAACAGGGACGATCGATGGCCGGACATCTGGCACGGGCGGCACAGGAGCGTCCTCCCCGGCGGTCGGATCTGTCCCTGCCACCCCGGGAAACATCATTGGTGGGGGCGGAGGCGGGGCTTCGACCCTCCAGGCTGCTTCGGCGGGAGCTAAGGGCGAAGTTCGAATCACCTTTACTCTCTGATATGATGTGGCCCATGCAAACAACTCCAGAAGTCCGGATCGAAGAGGTCTCCAGCATCCTTACCCCGGCTGAGGGTGTGACCCTCGATCAGGCCATCGCCGACGCCAAACTGGCTGGCTTCGAAAACATCGAGTGCGCCGAGGATGGAAGTCACGCCATCATTACGTGGTATAAGCGGGCGGAGAACTAAATGGCGAACGTCAACTTCACGCAGGGACTCAAAATGGTGGGCGACCGCGCCTCCGGTGTGGCGGGAGCGGGTGCCGCAATCACGCACATGTCTCTGGACGACGGGGCAGTAACCGGCGGCGGGCACACCAACTTCGTGAACACGGACACCACGCTCCGAAACGGAGGCACGGGTGGACCTACCCTTCAGTCTTCATCGGCTGTTCTGGACTCCACGCCAACCAGCCCAGCGGCGGCGACTCCCCACGTTGTGACGCACGTTTACACGCTGCCCGCAGCCGACGTGAACCTGAACACGAAGACGATCACGAGGATCGCGCTCCACAACGGCGCCCCTTCGGCCACCTCATCCACCCTCATGTTCGGGATTGACGGTCTGTCTCTGACCAAGCAGTCCACGTTCTCCCTCGTTACGACCTTTAAGCTCTCCTACACGTAAGGTCTGCTAGAGTGACGAATTACACCATCATCAACGGATCCGATGAGCAGTTGGCGAACGTGAACGGAGCCGGGGTAGACGTGGAGGCGTTTTCTTACAAGGATGGGGTGACCCTCAACGCGACCGAGTTGGCCGCTCTCCTGGACGGCAGCACCTTCGGCAAACGGAATGTGGCGGTTATTGCCGACTTGACCGGTGATGCCGCAGCCGCACAGAAGAAGCGCTCAATCGCTCTTGCTGGCATGTACGTCAGCGGGTAAGGAGGACGAGTGGAGATTGGCAAGCCCTCTGAGGTCCCGCAGATCGAGATTGAGCCGGTGCAGGATCCGGTTCCGCGTGAGAACCCACGACCTGTTCCTGAGGAGAATCCGTTGCCCGAACGCGCGCCCACGCGCGAACGTGATCCCGAACTTGTTCCGGCCTAATGCCTGACGGATGGGGGATGATGGGAAGGCGACCGTCGCTACCCATGGCATCGACTCAGCCGGACGAGAATCTCGAAGCCACCTTCGAACTCGAAGCTCCTTTCTACATCGAACCGATCATCGCTTGGCGAGCGTGGAATGTCTGCGCTCCGGGAGTTTGTGACTGCTTCGAGAAAACGGGTCGAGGGCGTGCTCTCATCAGATCAATCACTCACCCGATTCCTTGGCTCCGAAAGCGAGCCACTCGCGCTCACTGCCTAGGAAGGTGGAAGAAGAACCTGGGAATTGATCAGTCCTCTCTTCATCATTGTGCTCCGGATCAGACGCACGGATGCGGAATTTACGCGGTCAAGGAAGTAGAGACGGCGGTCAAGTGGAGCACGTTCTATACCACCAAGTTCTCGATCATCGGCGAGGTTCAACTATGGGGCCGGGTGCTTCAGTACCAAGACGGGTACATCGCAGAGTACGCTTACCCTCTCAATTTCTATGTCCCTGACAATTACGATTTCTACGTCCAGGCAGACGGGACGGCTCACGCCGGAAAACCCATCATCGATCCTCGCGAGATCGCATACATGATCGAAGAAGCCTATGGCGTCGAGACGTACCTGGGTGTTGAAGGGATCGAGGGATGATCAGACCCCGCACCGTAGCAATCAGCATGATCGTGGGCGATGACTGGCGCGCCGATGAAGTGAAACCCCTCTTGGCTTCTCTCGATGCACAGCCAGAGATCGAGGCGATCTACGTCAACTACAACGGCAAGAAGTCTCATGTCCCTTCTTGGAATCGCTGGTCGGAAACTCCGATTACCTGGGCGCGCAGTGAGTGGATCGAAAACTTTGCCTACTCTCGCAACCTCGCTCTCGACATGATCCCGATGGATAAGTACGGCTGGTGGTTGTGGGTTGACAAGGACGACGTTCTGGAAGCACCCGAAGGTCTCTCCCCTCTGTTTGACGCCCTGGAGAAGAACCCCTACGTCAAAGGCGCGACCATGCGCTACGCCTACTCGATTGAGCCGAAGACTGGAGCTGTCGTCATCGATCAGTGGCGCGAGCGGATCTTCAGCACGGACTGGCCTTGGGCCTGGAAGTGGCCGATCCATGAAACCGTTCGATCCCCGCACGGCACTCCGATGCTTCGGTACAAGGGTCCAGTTTTCATCAAGCATCTGCGCAACTCGTCGGAAGAGCGCGGGACTCGCGAGCGGAACCGGAAGATCATTATGCGAGCGCTGAAGGAGGAGCCGAACGAGCCTCGTCATGCCTATTACTTCGCCAATGAGGCGAACGGGGCGGCGCTGCACGAGAAGGATCCAATGCGTCAGGTCATGCTAGCGGAGGCGGCGATCGTCGCATGGAAACGCTACCTCTCGATGGATGCACCGAAGAGTCCCGACCAGGAGTACAAGGCCGGTTATCACATGGGAGAACTCTTCCATGTCAAGGGCGACTATACGGGGGCGATCGATGCCTATTTACAGACCGCTCGTCAGCGACCGGATTGGCCTGACTGCTGGATCGGATGCGCCAAGGCTTGTCTGTCCTTGCGAGACTGGCCGCGCATGCACTCTTTCGCGGACATCGCTGTCAATCTGGAGCGTCCAGAGACAACGGTGGCCCTGGAGCCGCACAACTACGACTTCAACCCTCTCTTCCTGAGAGCAATCGCCGCTGAGGCGATGGGGGCTTACGATCCCGCTTTGGTTGACTACACGGCGGCGAGGAAGATTTGGGACGACCCGAACAACGATCTCGGCGGGCGTATCAAGGCTCTGCGCAAGAAGATCGCAGATCAGGGCAAGAAGTCGAAGCCGGAACAGCAACTCGAAAAGCGGCGAGGTACGAAGCCAGACAAGAGCATTTGCTTCTTCACGAACCCGATCGCCGAGCCCTGGAATCAGAACACCCTTCGCGCCGGAGGCCACGGAGGCGCCGAGACGCTCGTGCTCGAACTCGCTCCCCGATTCGCAGCGGACGGGTGGCGAGTGAGCGTCTTCGGCTGCCCGGGGGACGCTGAAGGGATCGGTCCAGACGGAGTGGAATACTGGAAGTCAGAGGACTTCATTCCAAACGAGCCACACACGGTTTTCATCTCCAGTCGCGCGGCTATCCCTTTCGCAGGACCAATCGCCGCTAAGGCCAAGTTCCTTTGGCTACACGACGTGAACATTGGTCCATCGTTGCGAGAGGTGGCCGGTCAGCCGGATGCGATCGTGCCCATCTCGAATTGGCATCGGACACATCTTCACAACCTCTACGGGATTCCCGTAGACAAGATGGTCGTCATTCCCAATGGGATTGATCTTAGTTTGTACCCGGAAGCACGCAGCGATGACGGCCATAAATTCATCTGGTCTTCCTCTCCTGATCGAGGGCTGGAGACGCTACTCGCGCTTTGGCCGAGTCTGCGTCAGATGATGCCCGATGCGACTCTCGAAGTGTTCTATGGGTGGAACTACATCGATAAGATCCTCGCTCAGAACCCTGGACACTACATCGCTAACCTCAAAGAAACGATCCTGAATCAGTGGGAATCGCTAGGAGCAGAAGAGGCCGGTCTTGTGTGGATGGGTCGTCAGCCTCCGGAGGTTCTCGCCAAGCACCAACTCACGGCCGACATCTGGGCCTATCCGACGAACTTCATGGAGACATACTGTCTCACCGCTGTTCAGGCTCAGGCCGCTGGCTGCTTGCCCATCACGACCGATCTGGCGGCTCTGAAAGACAACGTGGCGAGCCGACATCTTCGACTCTCCGGGTGGCCGCGCAACAGCGATTACCAGACGCGATTCCTACGGATGATGGGAGCGATCTTCGAGGATTCTGAGCCTGCCGCTCTACAGCGAGCACAGTTCCGGCGAGAGGGACGGGCATTCGCTGAGACTCAGAGTGTCGATGCCAGTTACGAGAAATGGAACGAACTGATCCGAGCGGTTTACCCGAACGCGGGGCGGTAGGATATGGACCATGAAACATTTCGACAAGTTTGCCGACTGGGCCTCGGAGAAACTCGGTGAGCCGGTTGTCTTCGTCATCGCTCTGGTCCTCTGCCTGCTGTGGGGTCTCGCAGGTCCAGCCTTTCACTTTTCAGATACCTGGCAACTCATCGCCAACACCGCCACGACGATCGTCACCTTCCTCATGATCTTCCTCGTCCAGTCGTCCCAGAACGCTGACACGGAGGCCATTCAGGAGAAGCTTGACCGACTGCTCGAAGAGATCGAAGATGTGGATGGAAAGGGATTGGTCGGCAAACGGAAAGAAAGGAAGCGATGAGTGACCGAACCTACCGAGTGGTGTCCTGTTCCGAATGTTTGTGGCAGGACTACTACGCCTGTGACGGGACCCGTCCCAGTTACCCGCCTCGCTGTCCAGAATGCGGTGAGTCTTGCATGCCCCATGAGTTCATCACAGCGAACTGGTCCGCTTCGGTTCGCAGAGCGCTAGGTCGGGATCAAGGAGTCCGTGCAATCTTCGGAGACCCGAATTCTGACTACCGGAACTACGCCGAGCGCCGATTCGGCTCATCGTGGATGAAGCAGAGCCGTAAGTGGGACTGATGAAGGACCGGTGGCTCTATCCCGGTAACTGGATGCGTGACGACGTGGCGATCAACCTCGCCTTCGCCGCGATCCGGCTCGACGCCGCTGGTCTGACGTACCCGGAACCAGTCCGAACGGACAGGCTCCGCATCGTGTTCTGGGACTGGTTCTTCAAGATCCCAGGACTGCGCCGCTTCGACGGATTCACCCTCTGCCCGTGGCTCATCATCATGCGCCCGGGCTTCGAGCGCAACAACGACCTGTACACGCACGAACTCACCCACGTCTGGCAATTCCAGAGCGAAGGATGGCTGAAGGTGAGCCTGTCGTATTTGAGGGTCGGGTACGACAAGAATCCATTCGAAGAGGAGGCCAGGTTTGCTGTTTGGGTTACCGAATACATCCTTGCCGCCATTCCAGAGGCCGCGTGATGGACGGCTTCGACCTTGGTTGGGTGGTTGCTCTCTTGGAAGGGGAGGGCACCTTTAACTGGCAACGACGCGACCCCCTGAAGCCCAGAACCAGACCCTTCTACGCCAGAGTGAGGGTGGGGATGACGGACGAAGATGTTGTTCGCAGACTGCACAAGAAAACTGGTGTGGGCCGAGTGACAGGACCTATCTCTCTGAAGAACACGAACCACAAGGATCAGTGGTACTGGACAGTCTCTCGCAGGCAGGAAGTAGTAACCCTCTGTGAGTTGATTCTTCCCCACATGGGTTCTCGAAGATCAGCCAAGATCGCAGAAATGATGGCAGAAATCAAGAGCCACGAGGAACAAATGGATCCCTCGAAGGCTCGTGCGGCCAGGGTGAGGTGGGCGGCATGAGAACAGCGGTCCTCACCGCGACGAAGCGGTACGGAGGTCTGGACGTGACCTTCGCCTCCCTGATGGCGCAGACCGTTCCCGCTGATGTTTGGATCATCGCGGACGAGCACCAGTACGAGCGCATGGATACGGTCATGAAGATGGCGCGGGAACTCATCCGGGAGAAGGGGACATCGGTCGAGCACTTCGAGCCGCTGACCAAGACACCGGGGTACTACTCGAACCTGCCCGCGATCTATAACTACATGGCCCGTCGCGCGATAGACCACGGCTGCGATCTGGCGATCAGCCTCCAGGACTACATCGCCACGCCCTCTGACGGCATCGAACTCTTCCTAGAGGCACAGAAGGATCAGCCAGGATCGATCGTCACCGGACTCTGCTCGATGTCGAGGACTCCGACTGCTGAGGAGGTTTACGATCCGAAGGGACTCTGGACCGTTTTCAAGGACCCGTTCACGATCAAGACCTGGGGCGGAGCGGTTGATCTGGAGTGGCCTGATGTGAGGGCGGGGATGCTACCCACCATGGAGGGTCTGATCGAGGTCAGCCCGAAGGTCTGGGAGATGAACTGGTCCTGCTTTCCTTTGGAGGTTTTCGAGAGAGGCGTTGAGTTTGACGAAACCTATGGCGAGCACATCGGGCACGAGAATGTTCAGTTTGCATGGGCGTGCTCGCTCAAGGATGATCGAAAAGTCTTCATCCAGCCAGAGAATCACGCGGTCAGCCTCCCTCACCGGCACTATTTTGCTGAGGAATGGGAGGAGCAGCAAGTACACCGTGACGCCAACCAGCACTATCACAAATCGCTGTACGGTGGGGTAGAGTTTTTGCGTACCGGACAACGATGATCGCCTGAACAGGTATCATTGGAGGCGCAGACCGACCACGGGGCCAGCCTCCAAGGGACGCCATCCCACAAAATGACAACGAGGGCAACGAACCCAGTGATCGATCGAGATGTAATTGAACTAGCGTGGGCAGCAGGCTTCTTCGATGGAGAGGGCCACGCTTCACTGGTTCGATTGAAACTGGCAGATTGAACGTCGCAGTTCTCACGATCGCGTTCAGGGAACGCCGACTTATCGGGGCTTGCGTGCGTCAGTTCGAGGGTCTGGGTCTGCCTCACTATGTCCTCGTCTCTACCGTCCCTTATTTTGGCGATGTGAAGCCAGACGATACGCATGAGATCGCCAGCAAGTCTGGCGCGATCGTGTGGACGGAATCGTGGGAGAGCGCGGAGGTTCAACGCAACTGGGGGCTGGACCGGATGAGAGAGAACGGAATCGAATGGGCGCTCGTGGTAGACGCCGACGAGTTCTACACCCGTACTAGCATCCTGACGTTGTTGCAAAGCATTCATACTCCCACACATGCCGTAGTCGCGCCTAAGATGAGTGTGTACTGGAAGACGCCGGAATACAGACTGTTCCCTGACCCGCAGCCCGACACCCCGATCGTCGCGATCAGGACAGACCAACGATTCACGAAGGATCGACTCGCCGCGCACACTCATTTTCGAAGCATTACGCCTGCGACTTTGCATCACCTGTCTTATGTGCGTACGGACGAAGAGATGGAGATCAAGCTCAACACTTGGCCCCATGCTCACGAGATTCGCCCAAACTGGTACGAAGAGGTCTGGCTTCGATGGACTCCGGAGTCCAGGAATCTTCATCCGGTGGTGCCCCATCAGTTTGCGGAGACTGCCCGCGCCCCAGTTCCGGACGAGATTGGCGCGCTACTGAAATGATCGTTGTCGATCTTGGGTGCTATCCCAACCAGAGCCGGTGACGGACTCGATCTCGATCCTGATCGAGAGATTTCATCCGGACATCTTGTATGGGTTCGATCCATGGCCCGAATTGAAGGATGGCGCGCATTACATGCAGAACGGCACTCGGGTGATGTTGAGCAATTTGGCTGCCTGGACGGAGGACGGCCTGTGCCCTTACCTAAAGCATCCTTCGCCAGCGTCCTCAACGACAGTCATGGGTGGACCTCTAGTGCGATGCTTTGACTTCTCCCGCTGGCTTCTAGACCAACCCGAATCGATCATCGTGAAAATGGACATCGAGGGAGCGGAGTTTCCGATCATCGAGAAGATGATCTCGGACGGAACAGACAATCGAGTATCCCTTTTGCTTGTCGAGTTTCATGATGATCCGTCCAGCATTCTGGAACGGATTTCTTGTCCAGTAGAGGAATGGCAGTGGTGATTAGCGTCATCATTCCACACCACTACGGCATTCCGGGCGCCGAAGAATGGCTGGCTGAGTGTATCGCTAGCCTGGAGGGGTACGACGAATTGATTGTGATCGCCAACGATGGTCTGGGGTTCGGAGCGGCTTGTAATCTCGGATTTCAGAGCGCGCGAGGAGATTACCTCGTGATGTCGAACAACGACATCGTGCTCACAAGAGGCAGCCTGCGGGATCTGGCTCAGAACGACGCGGTGACGAAGCCCTACATTCATGGTCAGCCTGACCAGAAACCTCGCGCTTTCTACTGCATGCCCCGATGGGTCTACGAGCGAGTGGGTGGTTACGATGAGCGCTTCAAAATCGGGTACTTCGAGGATGACGATCTGATTCGAAGGTGGGAAGAGGCGGGAGTTTCCTATCGAACTCTTCCGGAGGTACGGGTATCCCACCGAGATGGAGGCGGAAATACGATTAAGCATGTCGGCCAGGATGGGAATCCCAGCCCCAATGGAGAGCAGGAGAATTTCGAGGCCAATGAACGACGCTTCAATCTCAAGTGGGGCACCTGATACACTCTACGGGTGTGGAATTCCAAAACCCTCAGAGACGCATTCATGTTCGTGCTCGGCGCGATGGGCTTTATTCACGAAGTCTTCTTCGGTCCGATCGACCGACCAACGATTATCGCGGCTTCTTGTGCGTTGATGGGACTGCCGCTCGTGCTCAAGGCGGACCGGGCGCGGAATGGCGACTGACGTGTGGCACCGCTGCCGCTTCACCGCCGCCTGGTGCGCCATCTCAGGCGGGGCCTACCTCTACTTCTTCATTCAGGGACTAACGTGAAGACGGGCGAGCGCGGACAGGCAGGCGAGACGGGCGAGCGCGGACAGGCAGGCGAGACGGGCGAGCGCGGACGGACAGGAAAGCGCGGACAACGAGGCGTATCCGCGAGACGCGGAGCGGCCACCCTCGGCTACCTCATTCTTGCTGCTGGAATGGTCGCCGGGTTGTATATGGCGCAAAACGCCAACAAGGACTTGAGGGCGGAGCAGAAAGCCAGCAGCGTGCGGGAGGCGCACATCTTGCGCACGATTTGCAATCGACAGAACGTCTCTTACAAGATCATCCGCGACGACAAGAGGGCGTCAATCGCGCAGTTGCGAACGATTCAACTCCCAGGTTTCACGGAAGCCGAACGCCGACGCGCAATTATGAACGCTGAAGCGACCATCGCGAAGTTGAGGCCGCTCAACTGCAACAAGTTCGTAGCCGAGGGCATCCCCGCGACGGCACTCACCGACATTCCTCCCGGACAAGGATCAGTCGGTCCCGCCGGAAGGCCAGGACCTGCTGGCCCCGCTGGACCTCGCGGTCCAGCAGGCCCTGCTGGACCAAGAGGCGCGCGCGGACCGGCAGGAGACACAGGGCCTAAAGGCGCGCCCGGGGCGCGTGGATCTCGCGGACTCCCCGGTCCGGCTGGCGAACGAGGAATTCCTGGAGAGCGAGGGTTGCCTGGTGAAGCCGGACCTCGCGGCCTTCCCGGCGTCCCTGGAATCCCAGGACCCCCAGGACCTCCAGGACCGCCGGGGCCTAGAGGGACTGGCGTCTGCGATGTGGCTCCATCGTTCCCTGGATGCTGAGAGGAGGAGTGATGGAAGAGGACAAGAGCAAGGGAAGGCCGGGTGAGCCAGGAAGGGATGCCACGGGCATCCAAGGCGGGACCGGCGGTGCTGGTGGCACCGGAGGGGAGGGCCAGACAACTGGCGGTGCGGGGGGGTACCGGCGGATCGGGTGGAGCATCAAATGTCCCCGTGGCCGTGGTCGATCCTGTCGAGATCGTTATTTCCAGAGTAAAAGGGTGGCCCTTGATTGTGATCGCGTACATGATCTTGGCGGTCGGAGTCGTGTTGGCACTTTACTTTGGCCTGAATCCGCCGAAATCTGTTCCGTGCGTCAGGTAAACTGAGAGCATGAAAGTTCCGTTCGTACGACCGAAGCATCTCTCTAAGAAGGGTGCCGAGTTCATCGGCCGCTCCGAGGGTCTGCGCCTGACTCCGTATAACGACGCAGTTGGGCATGCAACCATCGGATACGGACATCTGATGCACTATGGAAATGTGACTGCGGCGGATAGGGCCAAGTACGGCTACGACCCAGTGAAGAAGGTCTACAAGAAGCCGATGACAGTCAAGCAGGCAATCAATCTACTCATCACCGACGCGGAACGATACGCTCGCCCCCTGGCGACGCACGCCAAGAAACGCAAGTGGAAGCTGAACCAGCCGCAGTTCGATGCGCTGGTCTCCTTCTCATTCAACGTCGGGACGGGCTGGCTGGACGACTCTGGCCTCGAAAGAACCCTCACGAGAGTGTCGAAGGACGGCAAGGTCGGTGACCTGGACAAGGCCGCTGTTCGCCGCGAACTGGACAAATGGGACGTGGCTGGCGGTCATCACCTGCCCGGACTCCTGGCTCGCCGAGAGCGCGAGGCGCATCTCTTCGCCACAGGCCAGTATCGATGACCGATTCTCCTTACGTGCTCATTCAGTGTTGTCCGGTCCCAAGGAAACTGGCCCCGGTGATGCAACAGATCCTCGACGACTCCGGCGCACACCTTCAGTCGTGCTACCGGGCCAACGACGCCGCAGCGCTGCTCGCCAAGTGCGGAAAGCACTCACAGACCTGGCTGTATCAGCACCAGGGTCGCCCTGAGCAGCCGAACCCCGCGAACCCTCCGGGTCGATCGACACATGAACTGCGCTCAGACGGAGTGGCCTACCCCGGCCCCGCCGGACGCAAACTCCTCTACTGGCAGGTCGGTATTGACGTGGACGATGGACACGTCCAGGCTTTCATTCGCTCGGCGGCGAAGTTCGGGTACCGGGTCACGGTGACCTACCCAGGCTCGCGCTCCGAGTACCACCACCTCAACTTTCGCAAGATGCCGGTCCTTAAACTGCCTGCGCTCAAGCGTGGAAGCAAGGGGCCGCGCGTGGTGAACCTCACGAGACGACTGAAGCGAGCCGGGTTTCTCAAGGGCGCTCGCTGGAACTACGACTCGGTGACAGAGGATGCCGTAAAGGCATTCCAGAAGGAATACCACCAGAAGGTCGATGGCAAGTGGGGTTCTCAGTCGAATGCACAGTTGACCGTCGTACTTCGCAAGATCAAGAAGGAGGCGTAATGTTTCTCATCGCAGTTGGAGCGATCCTCCTGTGGGCCGTGAACGTCCAGACCGACAAGGTGGACATTCACACCATCGGAGCGATCCTTCTCATCGTCGGCATCTTCGAACTTCTCTTCGAGATCTTCGTCGGTAGCCGCATCTACAGGTCATGGAGGGACTTCTGATGCCCCACTACGCTGACGGAACACTGGCGAAGCCCGGAGACTGGGTGAAGGGGCCGACGTACAACCAGCCGGACGTGCGCGAGGGCATCATCGCTCGGATCACATCGGAGGGAGACGCTTGCAACTGCGTCGTTCAGTTCCTCCCCGTGACCGAGGAGGAGGTCGCCCAGTACCCGGACGGCTCCGCTGGCAAGGACTGGGACTACACGGCAGTCAAAGATCTAACGCCGATCCGGAGAACTCTGGCTCGCTAATGCCTGGACGAGGAATCTGGCCGGAGTCGTATGGACGCGACGACAACTTCACTTCAGATCCGTACGGCCGGTCCGCCTTCGGATTGTACGCTGTCAAGAAGGAGTTGGTCTACAACGGATTCGCGATCGGGATCGATGTGCGAGAGCCGGTGTTCTGTTCCTCAACGCTCAAGCAGACGATCGACTTTCAGAAGGCTCGCGATCTAGATCCCGATGGTTTGATTGGACCAATTACGGCTGCTGCATTGTTCGACGCGCGTACGAGAGAGATTGAGAAACGATTCGGGATCAAGAACAATTGGCTTCTCAAGTTGAAGAATGCTCGAAGCCAGAATGACCCCGTTGCACAGGGTCCCCAGGACGAAGAGGGTCTTGTGCAAGTAGAGTTGCACTTCAATCCTTCGATCTCGATCGAGGATGCCTGGGATCCGGCGTGGGCGTTGGACTATGGGGTGCGCAGGCTCAAAGCCGCGATCGAGTTCTGCGGGGGCGATGAACAGGGCGGGATTGCAGCCTGGACCATCGGCAGGATCTTTTCGAAGGACTGGGTAGAAGCCGGAAAGCCCGACTCTGGAGGCCCCCAACTAGGCGGAAAAGATTCGTTCAGTCGAGCCGCTGAATATGTCTCTCTCGTCTCGGCCTGCTAAACTCAGAGACATGTCGAAAGGAGGATCATGAGCAATTTCAGCGTCGCGGCGAGGTCAGCTGTCCGAGCCTTTGTCGGAACTGCCATCGTCACGTACATCGGTCTTTACCAGGTCCCGGATGTTGGTCAGAAGGGCGCCGCCTATCTCGCGGCTCTCACCGCTGGCGGTACTGCCGTTCTGCGTCTGCTCCAGGTGAAGTTCCCGGCCCTGTCGTTCGGCCGTCTGCTCGCCAAGGTCGGACTCGCGGATTACACCGCGATCGTGGACTCGTTCGCAAGAGCGTTCCTGTCCAGCCTCACCGTGTTCGGAATCGGAGTGCTTCAGGCGCCGGATCTGCACCTAGAGCGCGCAGCCATCTCGGCTGCGATCGTCGGCGCAGCAACATCAGGAGTCCGAGCCGTCGAAGGGCTGTTCACTAAGGGTGAGCCGCCGTTCAAGGGCATCGGCTAAGTCACATGACAAAGGAGAGCGGTCGCGTGCCAGGGGGTCGGCGTCCAACCGGGAGAGGGCTAGAGGATCGAGGCGGCAAGGAGCCGCCAAAGAAGATTCCTGTCCGAATCCAGAAGGCTCGCGCCGATTCCAAGGAGCAAGAGGCACACCGGGTCTATCTCTGGCGGAAAGAGCAACTCGAACTCGCCGGGATGCCCAAGGAACTCGCGAAGTCTTGCGCAGCAGATGAGTCAATTGATCTGCACGTCGCCTGCGACATGCTCGCATCTGGCTGCTCTCCTGAGTCTGTTCCCGAAATGCTTTCCGCCCTGTGACCTGCGAGACCAAGCGCAGATGTCCGCGTTGTGGGAATCAACTCGTGTGGGCCACGAGTTCGTTTCACTGCTCGAAGTGCGGGTGGCATGAGGGATGTTGTGGATCCTGAAATTTTCTGAAGCTGTATACGAAGTAACGTTGTCAAAATAGACGACAGAAAGGTAGAAATGAACGACGAAGCACAGGAAGGTAACGGTCAGGCCGAAGACGTAGAGGTCGGCCCGCCGCAGGGGATGCCTGATCTCCCCGAACTGTTCATCACCCCGTTCGGCATGCGCGTGGAGAAGATCAACCACCCTGTCGAGGGGCAGATCGCCCTTATCAAGGTTCTCACGCCGGGGATGATCTACACGATCAAACTCAGCGAGAACCAGACCAAGGAACTCGGCGCCGGACTTACCGGCGGGATCCATGTCGCGAGTGTCGCAGACCTCGCCCAACTGAAAGGACGATGAGATGGGAATCAGTTTCGAAATCTCAGACGAAGAGTACAACGACGACGCGGACGAAGGTCAGAGCATCGGCGGAGCGATCAACACGACGCCGCCCGAAGACCCGGACGAGCCGATCACCCCGTCTCCCCCGGACGCACCGAAGCGTCCACAGGTAGACGAGGACGAACAGTCCGACCCCGCTGGAACCTGATGCCTGCCTACGTCACGAAGTTCGCGTTCAATCTGAAGGACCTCGACATGACCGTCGTCGGCGAGGACGGTCTCCTCGACATCGAGGATGCGAGCTTCTTCAAGATCCCAGACACGGTCGAGCGAGGCATCCGCAAGCGCTGGACTCCGATCAATGTCGAGTCTGACCCAGAGACTGGCACGGTCTGGGTCTGGGCTTACCTGATCGACTGATGGTCGCTCCGTATCATCTTCAGAAGGGGCTGACGCTGTACGAAGGAGAGGCGTCAGCCACTCTGTCTGAGTTCCGCAAGAACTCAGTGGACTGTATCGTGACCTCTCCTCCGTATTTCCGCTTGCGCGATTACGGTCACTCAGATCAGGTTGGACAAGAAGATTCCTGGTCAGATTACTGCAACGCCATTGGCTCGATTTTCGAAGAGGCCCTTCGTGTGCTGAGACCACACGGAACTTGCTGGTTGAATATCGGAGATAAATGGGAGAAGAACGAACTCATGCCTGCGTACGACGTAATGACGGCCCTGCGACAATCCGGGTGGCTCCTGGCACAGACCTTTATCTGGCACAAGACCAACGTCACCCCGTACGGAGCCAAGCGCCGTCAGACGCAGGATCATGAGTACGTGTTCCTGCTCGCGAAGAATGCTGACTACGACTACGACCGCCGCGCGGTTATGGTCCCGGCGAAGTGGGAGCGATGGGGCAAGCAGACCATCGTGAAGGAGTACCGAGGCATCAAGCCAATCGACATGAATTCGCTGGATCGGCGTCGCCAGGAGGGCAAGCCCGTCCGTACGGTCTGGTCTATGCCCACGAAGCCCTACAGGGGACGGCATGACGCCGCCTTCCCTCCTGCCCTAGCTGAACGATGCATGCGCCTGGGCTGTAAGCCCAAAGGCATCGTGCTCGATCCCTTCATCGGTTCTGGATCCACAGCCGCAGCCGCTAAGACTTCCGGTCGGCGCTGTATAGGGATTGACTTGCGGAGTGACTTCCTGGATGACACGATCGATCGTTGGACGGGAGCGGTCGCCGCATGAGCCTGTCTAACTACTCAGTCCAAGAGTTACTGGACGAACTGACGAGGCGAAGGGCGGCTCCCAGATGCCCTTGCGGCAAATGGGGGACTCGAATCCACACCTGGGATGCAGATGGGTATACCCTTCGCTGCTCAGGTTGTCTGAAGGCAATCGGAAAGTGTCGCTGCTGATGTGCCATCTTTGTCCGCCATCGACGACTACCCCGCGACCGGCTGGAAACTGCCCGAAGTGCGGCTATCAGATGTACGAGAATCTCATCCATCACTGCCCAACAGCGGTGCGCATTGTCCCTCAGCAGACGAACTGGAAGGTCCCTGGTGGCTCCGAAACACGGTGACAAAAGGAAACGCAAGCGAGCCGAGAAGGAGCGACGGGTTCTAGGGGCTACCGGACAGGTCGCAAAGGGGCTAGAATGTGCTACGTGTGGTCAACGCAATCCCGTCGCAGGAGCACCCTGTCCCGGTAGCGCTGCTGGCATGCCGCACTTGATCCTGTAAATGAGAGACTATCTCACCTTCGACGACGTACTTCTCCGACCTAAAAGAGGTCTCCTGCGCACGCGCGCAGACGCAGACATTTCCACAAGTTTCGGAGGAGACCAGTACGAGGTTCCTTTTGTCTCCGCACCGATGCCGAGCGTGACGGACGGCTATTTGGCGAGTGAGATGTGGGGACTAGGAGGCATCGGTGTGATTCATCGCTTCCAAGATGTCGCCAGCCAGATTCGAGAACTGGCGGTTGCCGGGTTCGATGCATATTGCGCGATCGGTCTGGACGAGCGCCGACTTGACGCCTTGCGGCTTGCTGGATGCTATCGATTCTGTCTGGACGTTGCTCATGCCCATTCGGATCCTGTGCTCGAATTTGTCGCAACCAACGCGAGCATTCGAGGAGAGACTTGGATGGTCGGAAACGTCGCGACCGCCGAGGGCACGCTCGATCTGGAAGAGGCGGGAGCAGATACGATCAAGGTAGGCATCGGTCCGGGAGCTGCGTGCATGACGCGCACCGTAACCGGGTTCGGAGTGCCACAACTCTCTGCGATCATGGAATGCGCCGAGGCCGCAGAGGCCCCGATCATCGCGGACGGAGGGATCCGAAACTCAGGGGACGTAGTGAAGGCTCTGGCCGCTGGTGCTGTCGCGGTCATGATCGGGAGTCTCTTCGCCTCCGCCAAGGAGGCTCCAAACAACGGAGAGTTTTACGGCTGCGCGTCTAACGTGCTTAACGGGCATCGCGCGCCAGAAGGTGTAAGCATTACGATCACACAGGAGAAAGAGCCACTCGAAGACATCGTGAAGAGGCTCGCGTGGGGATTGCGCTCCGGCATCAGTTATGCCGGTGCGCGCAACCTCTACGAACTCTACACGAATGCCGAGTGGATCAAACTCACGGACGGAGCGAGAGCAGAATCGTTCCGCGAGCGAACCTAGGAAGGAGCAGATCATGAGGGCAGCCGAACAACTGCCAGCAGAGGGGATCGCCGTCCTGAACGCGGACGGCCTGCTGACCAGCACACCGGACGCCATCGCTACGTACTCAGGCGGATGGATTCGCCCGCTGGACCCCGACCCAGAGGACATCAACATCGACGACATCGCCCACTCGCTGTCGAACCAGTGTCGCTTCACCGGCCATACTAAGGAATTTTATTCCGTAGCTGAACATTGCACGCTGTGCCTGAAGATCGTCCGCGAGATCCTGAAGCCGAATGCTTCGGTACGTCTGCTACTGACGACGCTTCTGCACGACGGCAGCGAGGGCTACCTCAGCGACATGGCGCGTCCAGTCAAGAAGGCCGAGGGCTTCGGTGAGTTCTACCTCGCGGCGGAGGAGCGACTCGAAATCGCCATCGCCGAGAGGTTCAACCTGATCTTCCCGTATCCGGAAGTAGTGAAGACGGCAGACAACATGATGCTCGCCTCGGAGATCTACAATCTGTTTGGGCCGGAGTTCTCGGCCCGCTGGCCGGTGCCCGATCCGAGCACGCCCAAGCCTCACTGCTGGGAGCCAAAGATCGCTCGCCGCGAGTTCAGAAAGGCGTTCAACGCGCTGACTTCGTAAGTGGCGTATCGAGGATGAAGGTGATACACTGAGGGCATGCCAATTTCGCCCTTTCCTTCTCCGTTGATTTTCGTCGCCTGGGGGCTTATGTCAGGCACTCCGGGTGATCGGTTCGGGGACGCCAGCGCTCTGCGCGATTGGGCGAAGAGCACCGGCTTCAAGACCGTGTGCCTCCAGACCGGCCAGTGTACGCCCGCCGATGTGAAGACCCTTCAGGACGGAGGGATCTTTGTCGTTCTCTGGAACGTCATGGACGCTAGCATCGTTCAGATCGTGCGCGACTTCAAGCCGAACGGAATCATGCCGCAGATCGAAGGGCCAGGGCAGTACGACTCGTGCGTCCAGGCGCTAGAAGCACTGAAGGCGGCGGGGAACACGCTGCCTCTCGCTGTGGTCACGACCTACTGGGGCCTGTACGATCCGACGAACGATACGACGATCCGATCTGGCTCGAAGTGGAAGAAGATTGCCTCTCTTGGCGTCAAGGCTGCCTTCGTCGAGTGCTACAAGGCGGACGCCGACAGCCACGCGAACTTGGATCAGATGCTCGGGCAAGGAGAGATTTACGGCATCCCGAAGGATGCACTCATCTCTCTCTGCGGGACGTATCGGGGTGAGATGCCAAGCGCCTATGCTGGCCTCGATAAGCAGGGGCGGATCTTTGGTGTCTATCTTGCTGAGCCAATGACGGGCGATCAGTGGGTCGCATGGGGCAAGGTCAATCCAGAGCAGCCACCTCCGCCTCCCCCTCCGCCGTCTCCCAAGGTCGGCTGGTGGCAGGTCAAGGTAGGAACTCAGGTTCTATTCGAGCAGCGTGCGGTCACATTCTCGACCAGTCCGCTTGACACTGGACTCACGCGCTGTATCGACTGGTTGGACTCCCATCTTGACACGGTACGTGCGGCGAAGACGATCACGCTCACACGAGTCCTGAAATAAGGATCTCATGGTGGGAGAGTTCGCCCTGGGAGGAAAGGCGATCCACGAGTTTGATCAGGTCCAGGCTCGTGCTCTTTCAGCTTTGCGGAAAGAGAAGCGAGGTTTTGTCGTTCTCCTGCGCGGTGACTACGATCAGGTCGATCCGATGCTCTGCGATACGGCCTTCTCCGCTCGTGGTTCCTCGAAGAAGGAATTGATCGACTTCCTAGAGATGGTTATCGAGTTCGCTCAGCGAGAGATTTCTGCCATCGAGGCTGCCATTGATGTGTAAACTTTGGTAACCCATGTTTTCACCGCATCAATTCCCGCCTGTCGATCCAGACCCCGACCGGGATGACTGGAGACACGACCGAAAATCGAAGAGGGAGGAGAAGGGCTGCGACCATTGCAAGTGGATGCCGTGGGAGACAACCGCGTGGCTCGTCTGGGGCTTCACGATCTTCGTCGTCCTCATGGCGATCATGGCCGGGACGGCTGGCACATACACTCCTCCGACTTGTGGCGAGAGAATCGCTAACGCAGGCTCTCGGTCAGGAGGAACTCACATCGCAGGACCGAAAGACAACTGCGTGCAGCCGACTAATTCCGGTCGGTCGGCACCGGTTAAGTAACCAGGCGAGCGAACACGGCGATGCGAGTCGTTGCGAAGTGCGGCGGGTTGCAGGCCGTGAGAACCAGGTGCTGAACCTTACGCCCATTCAGAATCCAGAGCGCATTTGGCGGTACGACGATCACTTTGTATACCCGATAGGTATACGTCCCATAGCGAGTTTTGAGATAGATCTTGTCGCCTCGACGCATGCGATCCAGATGAAGGAATGGATGCGTGTGTGTGACTCGGTGACCGGCGATGCCCATGGTGCCGTACTGCCAGGGCAGAGACGTGTCAGGGTAGTGAGCCGGACCTCCGTTAAGAGTGCGAGGCCAGTCTTTCGTGTAAAGATTCATCCCGCCCTGTAGGACGCGGGCGCGCAGATGAATTCGAGGGACAGTTATGACCCCGATCCGCGCCCCCTCCGGTATGTGCGCCGGAGGAGACGAGATCGCGAGTGCTGCCGCTAGTAGCCAGCCGATGCCCACGTTAGGTCGTGTGGGCCAGCTTCGCCGTTGCGGGGCGATTCGGACGAGCGGGTGGAGCCTGCGGCTTCGGCTTTCCTGGCTTTGCGACCGGAGGCTTGTTGACCGGAGGCTTGCCGGGAGTCGAAGGCGTGTTCGGCTTTGCCGGAGGATTCGCCGGTGGATTGCTCGGCGGATTCGACGAGGTCGTTGGTGGCGTGGTTACGCCAGCGCAGTGATCCTCGTTCACCCCTCCGTTGTTGCCATGCTTGTCGCAGTCCTTGCCATTCGTTGGCTGGGGATCGGGTTTGCATGGCTTGCCGGTGTTTCCGTGCGAGCACGGATCCTGGCCGGGTGGCGACGGTGGCTTGTCCAGCGAACCCGCGACAGCGACACTGGCGAAAGCCAGTGACACCGCAGCGAGCAGCAAAGGAAGCCACCTGAGGTACTTCTTCATTCAGTTGCTCCTTTCGTCTTGCTTGTCGATCGACATCGTCATGGTACGTGAAGAGGCAGAAATGCCGCTTAGGTGGTGACCGTGGTTGGTTCGATCATCGCCATATTGCAGCGATAAAGGGCGAACCTATAGATCTCCGCGATGGCTGAGTCAAATCCGAGAGTCGGGTACGCGATCACGATGTCCTCGGCGAACACGCCGTTAAGGTGCTCAATACGGCTCGCATAGCGCCACTCTTTGCGGTCGAGCATAAGAATTCGAGCAGCTAGGTCGGCCTGCCGGATCGTGGACGCAACGATGGTCTTCATGCCTGTTGCAACTCCGCTTCGAGCCGTGACAGGTAGCCCATCTCGAACCCCGACAGGAACATCGTGTATAGAGCCTGATACGGAGCCAACGGCCCGATCGGTTCAACCTGAGCCGCCTGCATGTGCGCGAACTGATCGACCATGATGGCGAATGCCTCCATGTCGATTCCCCACGCCGCCAGCACTTCGTCGGCGCTCTCCATTGTGCAGCACTGAGCCTGGAAGCGAGCAAATTCTTCGTGGCCAATCATGTTCTATCACTCTCCATGAATCAGCGCCTCTTCCCTAAGCCAGTCGAGGAGGTCGTCGATGTCCATCTTGGTGATTTGGAGGTCAGCAGCATCGCACGGAGGGCGATCGAGTCCACTCCAAAGACACGTTCCGATCGTCGGCCAGTTTCTCTTGACCGCAGCCAAGAGTTGATCTCCGTCACCGTTGCTCAGAGGGCCGAGGTCGTAATCCGTGATCACGACGTGGACGGGGTCGCACTGAGGATCATCCTGATCGAGCAGGAGTACGTCCATCGCTCCTTGAAGCGACTTCGCTGTCTGCACTCTGTAGTCGCGCATTTCGAGCAACGACGAAAGCGACTCAACGTCATGGTCATCTACGAGCAGAATGTTCATGATTCGCTCCAGTAGTTCATCATCACGCCTGCCTCTTCGAGCAGACTACGAGCGACGGCCAGGTCCTCCGACCAACGCTCAACTGTCCCTTCCGGCGTGTAGCCGACGACTCGCTTGATGCCAGCCTGGATGATCGCCTTGGCGCACCCGGAGCAGCACGGAGGTTGTCCGAACGGAGGCCATACGTAGATTGTCCCGCCGCGAGCGCGATGTCCGGCCTGAATGATCGCATTCAGTTCGGCGTGGACGACCAGTGCGTACTTGGTCGGCCTGTCGTTCAGCCGATCCTCTCGGTCATCGACACCGCGAGGGAAGCCGTTGTAGCCCGTGCCGACGATCTCTTTGAGTTCGTTGACGATGACAGCACCGACTTTAGTGCTCGGGTCCTTCGAGATGGTCGAGACGTATTGGGCCATGCCCATGAAGTAGCGCTCCCATTTCTCACTAAACATGCTTCAACTCCTTTGGTGTGAAAGTCTGGCGCATGGCGAGCAGACCCGCGCACTGCTCGGCTTTCACTCGCATGTACTTCTTGTTCATCCGATCGTTCATTCGTCGTCCCATCCTAGTTCCTGGCGCAGAAGAAGCATCTCTCGCAGAGCCTCCACGCCGTCCTCGTCCAGATTTGAGAGTTTGCCGTCGTTGACTTCGAGTCCTTGAAGCGCCGCGCGCCCGCGAGCGAACGTATCCTGGACATCTTCGGGCGCTTCCTTGAGGCGATCAGCGATCACGGTAACTCTCGACGATCCTCTGGATCGCGGTTTCGCTCATCGGCTCCTCAGTACGAGTGCCTTTCACGAAATGGCCGTCGTCGGTCACAAGACCGGCGTCGATCAGAACGGGGCGTTCGTGCAGGGTTCGGAGCCTCAGTTCCAGATCGGCCAGGAACTTTTCACTTACTGGTTTTCGGTTTTCGAGCATTGAGTCTCCTTCGAAATTTTGGATTGGTAGCTCGAGGGTTTCGTTGCCTAAACTGACAACTACCTGATCGTGATTCCTCTCCATTCCGAACGGAACGCGCCCGCTCGGTAATGCCGAAGTTCTGCGATCGAGTCATCGATGTCCGGCAGCGCACGGTGGAGTTTCTTGCCATGCGTGTAGAGGGCTTCCTCGCCATACCATCGCCGGACGATCTCCTTGACGCTTGACACGTCCACGTTCCTGTACTGAAACATGGCGTGCGCCTGCGGGCAGAGAATCTTGAAGAACTGCCGGTCGAACTGACCGACCGTGCTTCCGGCCATGAGCACTCCCTGTCGGTAGTCCTCTTGCTGACAGGCCACGACGCGTACCCAATCAGCGATGGCTTCATCGAGGTCGAGCAGGTCGGCCGCAGACTCCGGCTCCCGATCGAAGAGTTGCGGAAGCAGGCCGCTCTTCGTGTGCATCTCGACGATGAACGGATCCAGGTCCTCGAGCTGAAGACCTTCTGGCCTGAGGATGGTCTGGAACGGAATGATCGGACGATCCGTCGCATCCAAAAGAGGAAGCAGATCACCATCGGTGGCGACGAGTCCGATCTCGATCACCTGGTCCACACCCGGCACAAGTCCGGTTGTCTCCAGATCGATCCAGACCAGCGGAGAGTCCTTCATTGGCGCGCTCATCAGGTCTTACCCTCCTGGGCGAGTTCCTTCCAGACGAGCATCTGTCCGTATGCGGCCTCGTTGCCGGGACCGGCGATTTCGCGCAGGCCGCAATCGATGATGTACTTGAACGTAGAGCGCTGGAGGTCGCTGTCGAGGTCGATCACGACTCCCTCTCGCAATTCGATTTCGTGGTCCTGGATCTTCATGATTCCCTCCTGGGCGCGACGGCGGCGACAGTGCCGCTCACGATCGTGCCGCTGTTGTTGGCTCGGAAGATCGTCGCAGCAGCCTCTTCGGCCAGCCGGTCGGCTGTCTCGATTGAGTCTGCCTCGATCTCCACGTCGATTTCTGCTCGGAATTTCATCTCCAGCAGCTCCTCGGGATCGGGCCGTAGTTCGATACGGCGTTGGACAAAAATTCATGGACTTGGCGGCGGATCCGCAGGGCGTTCTTCTGCGAGTACCCGACCGCGCGGGCGACCAGCACAAGGTTCCCGACAGCCCAACAGTCGGCGAATCCTTCGCACTTCCCTCGCCTATTGCAATCGCCAGCCTCTACTTCGGCGAGAGCGCTTGGATCGTGCGCGTGACCCTCTTCATGAGCGAGAACGTAAACCGCGATGGCCGTGTTCTGATCCACCTTTGGCGCGCGCTTCAACGACTGGCAAAGCGTGTGATCCATGACGATCCCATAGCCTGGATAGAACCGACTTGGGCCTTCATCGTTCGCCGGAGCGCAGAATACGGCCGCGCCGAGAATGGTCGCGAACAGGATCATACGCTCACCTTTCGCACCCACCGGCACCCTTCCTGGCATCCAGTGTAGTCGTTGCAGTTGTCAGCATGCTCCATTTCGTACTCGCCGTCCAGCGCCGCCAGGTACGCCTTGATTCCAATACGCAGTCCGTCGCGCGTGCTCATGCGCATGATCGAGGACTCTTTTCCGTCGTACTCGCGAACGACGAATCCGTTGCCGCCGTTCAGGATGCCGATGCGGGCATCCCTGAGTTCGATCAGAGCGTCCTCGACGGCAAGACGAGCGGCTTCGAGAGCCTCTTCGTTGATCCTGGTCATCAGTCTCCCACCAGTTCCATCATTCCGTAAAAGGGAGGGCGAGGGCCGTCGTCTCGCGCGTCGAGGGCCTGCTGAGCCTTCCTGGCGATGATTTCCAGGTCGGTGAGGAGGTAGGGCTTGTCCTCTGACGCCCGATCTTTGCGTGTTGCCTGCGATCGGATGTCGAGCAGGAGTTGGACCATTTTCTCTTCGCGTCATTAGAACCACGTCTCCAGAGCTACGCCGATGATCTCGTCGCGCTCTTCGTCGGTTGCCGGTCGTGGCTCGGCCGAGACCCACTCTTCGTTTGCGGGCCAGAACACGTAGGCCAGATCAGGATTCGCTCCCTCGGGGACCTTGCGGTCGAGCAGCGTGACCGTGCCGCTGAGCGGGTTCGAGACGTGAATCTCGTCCGCGCGCTGCGTGTACGCCTCGCCAGCGTTGTACTGCTCGAAGTCTCCCTGTCGGAGCCACACTTTATCGGGAGCCTCTTCCAGGTGTCCGCCGACGCCGCACTTGAGGGACTGTCGGTTGTAGAGGCCCATTCGATACGTGACTTCACGATCGGGAACTTCGGCCTCGGTGCCTTCGAGCGTGTAGCGATACTGCATGACCACTCCGGCCAAGACGTGAGATTTCATGTGCCAGGGATGAGTGTGCATCTGGCTCACTCCTGGGACGGCGTGCTCTCGGCTCCAGACGTGAAGCCGCAGGGTCTTCTCTGCGTCGATGTACGTCCGGAGCATGCCGAGACCCTGGATCGACCATTCAAAGGCGTCAGCGTGGCGCAGGATGGCTTCTGCGAGGGTTTTCTCGGGGATCATTGTCTTCCTTCCGTTCGGTTCATCATTCGTTCATGCCTCCGGGTTCGTTCGGGGGTGTTACAGCCGGTGTCTCCGCTCTTGTGGTGATAGCGGTGTCCATCGCTTTGATTGCATGGGCCAAAATCTACTGAGCAGCCGGTGGCGGTGGCCGCGAAGGCGACCACCGCTGCCGACAGAATCACGATCCGTTTCAGGTCAGCGACCTTTGCGGTTCGACAGGTCCTGCTGTCCCCTGGCAGGGTTCAGCCTTGCCGCATGGACAGGAAGCGGACTGTCGGAGTAGATGAAGTCCATGGTCGTCTCGACTAGGACTCCGTTTGTGGTGAAGAAGAACACGCCGTCATCGCCGCCTTCGTTCGGTCCGAACGAGCCATCGTCACCGATCGAAGGGACAGAGCATGCGCCGTCTGCATTGCCGCAGTCCCAGGTCTGCTCAGTCGTCGTTAGCTGAGACGAAGTGCTCGACACCTTGCCGTTGATGGCGTAGTAGCCGACGAAGTTTCCGTTCATTCCCAGCAGGTAGACGTAGCCGATCTTCTTCTGCTTGTTGAAGCGGAGCAGGCGCTCTCGCAGGTTTCGGCGCTCCTGCGAGTCCTTCATCTGTGCCTGCGGGTACGGGACTGCTCGCTCCATGACAGTCGCGATGTAGTCCGAGACTTTCTCGTCGGCCTTCTGCCACTTCGGCTTTCCGGCAATGGCTACCGCCACGACGATGAGGGCGACGAGGGCGACGACGAAAGTCGTCTTGGAAAAGCGCTTCATGTGTTGTCCTCCTACCGGCAATCAGCCGGATCGAGTCGATAGGGAAGCCCCGCGCTCTTGAAGTCGCGAGACGTGTACTTCTGTGACTCGGCGTTGTACTGCTGTGCCGTGTCGATGCAGATCTGAGTCACGCCGGTGAGGTTCGTCGAGTTGACATCGCTCGGGTCGCGCTGGTAAGCCTGCTTGGCAACCTCGATCTTCGCGATGAAGCCTTGGAAATCCTCATTGAGCTGAACGAACATTTCCTGCTTCTCGATGCGATTGACCGCCGACTCCTTCTGCTTGTACGCCTCGCCCTGACCCTTCGGTCCGGCGAAGAGAACTCCCGCACCCCATAGGGCTGCGCTGATGATCCCGACCACGATGACAGCAAGCACTGTGTAGCCGATGATTCGGGCCACGATGCCTCTCTCGGTCGGGTTCTCGTAGAAACTGCTCATGTGTCTTCCTTTCCTAGTCGTGAGATTGTCTGTTCCGCTGCCTCGCGGATTTGCGAGATGGATGCTCCGGAGTCTATGGCGATGAGCACTGCCTCCATCGCCTTGATGACTCCCTGGTCGTACAAATTCTTGGCCGATGCGCTGCCGTCGTCGCTCCCTTCGGGGTTCGGAATCTGGTCCGCTGCGTCGGGGTGCTCCCAAGGCTTCATTGGCCGTAGACCTGACCATGCCTGATGTCTATGCCCGTGAGTTTGCGGAAGCGAGCATCGAATGCGCCGCCTCCCGGAAGGCCGATGTAGACTCGTCCGTTCACCCCGGGATAGTTGATCGCCCAGATCGCTTGCTCTACTGCTGCCCGAAGGTTGACCTTCTGGCGCCGAAGAGTTGCGAAACCGATTGGCTCGATGTACCAGTGTCCCTGTCGGTCGTAGCGCACGATCTCTACGTCCTGGTACTCGGCGTGAACGGTGCGATCCCATGGCGCGCGCTTGCCCATTAAAGTTCACCCGGTCGGCAAGACGCCCAGAACTCGGGAGTCCAGTGGTCTCGCGGGAAGGCGACTGCCCACGCCACCTTACCCTCGACCGACTTGTCGTAGGGGACAGGAACGATCACGTTGCCGTTCTCCCCTACGACCACGCCGTTGAGTTTGGCATCCATCGAGGCATCAGGCCGCTCGCTCCCGCTTGGCTTTGTGGACGACTGCGCCATCGGTGCCTACCTCCTTCGCCTCGATCGTGTGGACTTTGTGGACTTCGGGGACATCTTCGACTTCCTTGTGCTCGCTGAGCGCCCTGCCGCAGAAGGGGCAGGTGGTTCCGACAACTACCACCTTGCCTTCGCTGGCGGATAACTCTTTGCAGGCGACGGTCCTCACCGGATCTCGTTGAGCCTTTCCAGACGATCGATTCGACCGGACAGTTCTGAAACGGCCGTGGCGAGTAGCGTCTGATTGTTCGCGATTTTCTCGAACAGGTCCAGGAACTTCTCGGCGGTTTTTCTCTCGCCGTTCGCGACGGTAACGATCGTCTGAGCAGTCTTGTTCAGCGCTTCGACGATCTGCTCGATTGCGTGTCGGGCTTCCCAATCAGGAAACAGAGTCATTCTTTCTTCCTTTCTTCTTTCGTCGCTCTTTGAGGGAGACCTTCTCGGCAGCCGCGCGCAACTTGGCGCGCTCTCGCTCTGAGAATCCGCTTGCCTTCCCGACGTTGTGCCGTTTGTCCAACTTGCGCAGCTTCTCGTCGGGAGTCAGTTTATCGTGCTCGCGCTGACGAGCCTCGGCCTCTTCGCGCCGTCGCTCACGACGAGCGGAAAGGATGCCGCGATTCGAGCCGATCTTGTGTCCAGTCTTGCGGGAGCCTTCGTTCATCTCGTTTCCTCGATGCTGATTCTCTCGTACTCGTGGTCGTTTCGTTCTTGAAGGAACGCCAGAGCCGCAACCCCGTCTTGGCGATCGAGAATTCCATAAGCGGTCTCCTCGGCATTCTCTGGCCAGAAGATGTACCCATACTCGACGCGCTCGGCCAAAACGGTCAGGGCTGCTTCGTGCAACTGAACATCGGTATCAGCCGAGTAGTGGGCAGGGCCATGCTTGTCGTGCCAGATAAGAATTCGTCCCATCAGTTCATTCCTCCGGTGGACATCGGTCGGAGACCGATCACGATTCCTTCGAGAGCGAGGATCGTGAAGTCCACGCTCTCTTCGAGGCACATGCGAACTGCCACGTCCTGCATCTCGTTGGCGAGAAGCAGCATGTTCGGCGTGGGGTAGAACCCGGTTGCTTCCTTGAATTCCTCCCTGCTCATAGTCAGATCATTACCTCTTTCTCTTCGGAGCGCTATCACCCGAACGGGTGATCTTGTGTTTCGCGAGGTTGCGCTTATGTCTAGCGGTCTCTGCATGCTTACGAAACCAGGCGATCCCTTCGCGAGCGGGCTTCTTGACGCTGCTGCCGCACAAGAGGCATTCGGTCACGATCACATTGTCGAGCGATTTCTCCCGCAACTGGCGAGTGTATTCACTCTCATGACCCCAACCCTTGCTTTTCTTCTTGTGTGGATTCGTTTCAGGCATCCCACCCTGCCTTGTCAAATTCACTGGCTCGGGCGATCAGGTCCCGGCCCAGGACGAGAACATCTCGGTCGCACCGATCCTCGAACTGCTCGCAGAGCGCATGACCTCGTGGGCCTCGCTCGTACAGGTGCATGACCAGCCGCTCGTACTCTGCTGGCATTGTGCTTCTAAGCTGATGCAAGAGTTGAGCCGCGTCGGGATCACCCTGCACCACGCCGAGAACGGCGTCCTTGAAGTCGATCATCAGTCGAGCGCGTTGTCGTCGGAGTACAGGTACGCCAGATGCGGTGGCACCTGATGACACTCGCACCCGCACGCTTGATAGCGAGCGTTGTGCCAGCCGTCCTCCGGGTTGACGCAGAGGCGCGTCGAGCACAGTCCATGCAGCCCGTCGTGGCAGACAGACGTGATGTCTGCCCGCAGAGAGAAAAGATTCCGCTGCTCGGCAAGTTCCGGCATCACCAGTCTCCTTGATCGTCGTCCCACTCTTCGCCCGCGAGCCAGGCCATACGCCGGTCTCGTGCGTCGAGCATGTGGCTCAGGCGCTCCATCTCGGCTCGCGTGCGCTCGTGCGCCGCTCGTTCCGAGTTGTAGAGCATTTCCCTCGTCCGCTCGCGGCTCTCGGCGTTGTGCAGCATGAGCCTCAAGACGAGGTTCTGCTCGGCGTCGGAGAATCCTGGGAAGTCTCGCGCAGCCATTAGGTTGCCGCGTCCTCCCAGTAGTAACGAGCGCCAGGGAGCCACGTCCGGCCGGTCTCCTGGTCGAACAACTTGAACCCCGCTGGCATGCGCGCAGTCAGGTCTCGATCGAACCTGCCTGTGGGGATGCGCCGCGCCGCTCCGGTCCCGTCCGATCGCTCGAACGCAACGCTAGCCTCTTCCCAGGTGTCCCAAGACGTGCAGTAGCCCTCGTCGGGGTGAGACAGGAGCACGAAGCGACCGGCGACAGGAACGCGAGCATGCGGAGCCTCGGCCGGTTCCATGGGGAGCGGAGGAAACTGAGTGTTGATGCTCTCGCTTCCGAGAGCGCGCCGTGCCTTGGCGATGAGGGTGAGTGTGGCCTCGACCTTGCCCTTGGTCAGGTTGAACTCAGCCCACCCAAGCAGGCGATCGGCCTCGCGAATCATCGCGTCCTTACCTTCGCCAAACGGCAGGCCGTCGCAGCACGCCATGACGTGACGCACGTTCGGCATCGTGTGGCAGAGGCAGTTGCACTCGTCGCGAGACTTCACTTCGATCGCTCCAACGCCGCTGCAGCTTGCTCGTACCAGCCTTCGGTGCGCAGCGTCTTGTAGACCTCGTAGCCCTCGTCCTCGGACACAAGATCGTCCATGGCGCGGTGGAAGCGCTTTAGCCGAATGTCTGCCAGTCCGGGGTCGGCACTCGCACACTCGCGAGCGGTCTGGATGGCTCGGTTAATGCGCTTCCTCGCGCTCTTGTCGAAGTCAGGCATCAGAAGGGAATGTCCGTAGTCGAGGGATCAATTCGTTCAGTCGGGGCTTCCGCGTTGATCTCCCGCATGCGGTACTCGCGCCGACACTGATCGTCGCAGAACTTCCGCCGCGTCGAGAGGGGCGTCCCGCAGCCCATGCAGGGATGGTAGGAGTCCCACCGGGTCTCATCGTCCGCTTCCTCGGGAACCTCGGGAGGATCGAACCACTTTCCCGGCAGGCTGCCGAGGACGAGAGCGATGGGTGTGAGCAGGATGCCCGCAACGGATCGCACCTTAGATCCGACTCGCGCCTGCGCGGAACGTCTTGGTCTCTTTGTCTCGGAGCATCATGCGCGGGCCGGTCGGTCCGTCGAACTCGACCAACTCTGCCCCGATCCCCTGCTCGGCTCGGGCCTTGAGAGCCTGAGCGAGCGGGGATTCGAGGGCTTCATACCCAAGAGTCCTCTCGATCTTCGCCAGCGCGCGCATCGCGACCGGGCATGGACATTTCTTGATCTGAATCCGCTCTTGCTTACTCTCCGACCAGTACCATTCGTCCTGTGAGAAATATTCCTCAACAGAAATTGGAAGTCCTGGAATTGCCCCCGTCATCTGACCCCGCCCCTCTCTGCAAGTGCAACTGCGGCAGGCCCGTAAGCCGCCACACTCGTTCTAACTCTCGCCTTGGATACAAACGCGGAGACTGGCGCGAATATTGCCAAGGACACAACTCTAATCGAAAGGGGTGGACGACCGACAAGGATGGATACATCCTGCTGAGGATTCCAGAGCATCCGATGGCGGATAGCCATGGATACGTTCGAGAGCATCGTCTGGTGATGGCGAACCATCTTGGCAGAATGTTGGACCCAGAGGAGCAGGTCCATCACAGGAACGAGGATGTGGCCGACAACCGGATCGAGAACCTGAAGCTCTGTGTCGATCAGGCTGCTCATCATGCCGAACATGGTTTCCCTATTCGGAAGTTCGCTCACGCAGGCGCGGCGGCTCGTTGGCATCCTCGTTCCTGAATGGTCATCCTGCTTCATGGTCCCATCCTTACTCATTTTCTGAGCCTTTTCTATCACCCGTTTGGGGGATCTTCTGCGGGAAGCGGCTATGGGACTCGATCAGAGCGTCCAGTTGCTCGGCCGTGATGCGATAGGGGCGCATGCCCCAGGTGGACGGGCATGGTCGCAGGCTCGTCCGTAACCTCGTCGGCCTCGACCGGAAGATCGAGCCAGAGGTAACTCGGAGCGGGCTTGCGCTTCAACTCGCGACTGGCGAAGGGGTGCGTCAGATCGTTCACAGGACGGCCTCAATCGCCTTGTATCCGCCGATCACGGCCGCGAAGAGGATGGCCCAAAGGACGAGGCTGATCCCGACTGCGAGAGCGATAGCGCTGAGGGGGAGTGTCATTCCTGGTTTCATGGTCTCAGCATGTGACATCGAGACCTGATTTGCAATCACCCTTTCGGGGGATTCTGTGTTCATTTTTGGCTCCCTTGTGCTCGGATTGTGAGAGGATCGCCGTCGTGGCGCTCCGGGAACCCGGACCCTCGATCCGGGAACCGCAGCGTGCAACGATCAGACCTCGCGCCGAGGAATCACCCGAAGCAGAGCAAACCCGACCGACAGAATCGTCAAAGCGATCACGGCGATCCAGATAAGCCCAAGTCCGGTGTAGGGCAGAACTCCTGCCACGCCGACAGCGGTGCTTGGCGGTGCTGAGTGTCCGTACATGCAGTACCTCCCTTCTAGGTGATCGTGGCTTTGCCGGTGGCGCGAACGTCGCCCCACTGGCCTTGACGGCCAAGCAGATGCTTGGCAACTCCGAAGTAGGTAGCTCCGACGAGCCACCAGGAGTACAGAATCTCGGGCAGGTACAGCCCCGCGATGAGCGCCGCGCGCCAGCCAGCCTTCCTGACCGTCACGACTCGCTCGGTGATAAAGATGCCCGTCGTCGCATAGCACCACAGCGGGAAATGAAATTCATGCGCTCGGGCGATCGACGCCGCCAGGAGGATCATCCAGACCAGCCAGATCATCGAAGTGAGCGCTCCCCATGCCTGCGAGAGCCACGGCTGTAGGGTCTGTCGCGTGAGGCCGAACTCGCAGATCGTTTGGAAGTAGCCGCGACCCCAACGCTCGCGCTGGACGAACAACTCGCGCCAGCGAGGGACAGGGACGGTCGCCGCCGTGCAGTCCTGCGGACGGATGCAGCGGTAGCCCGCGTGCTTGAGCGCGAAGGTCAGTTTCCAATCCTCGGTCCAGTTGCCCTCGTCGTAGACGGTGCCATGCAACTCGATGATGCGCCTGAGCGCACTCACGGAGAACATGGAGGCCATGCCCGTCATGCAGCCGACCCTCCCGCGCTTTCGGCCGGTGTAGCGCCGGTCGCGCTCGTACTCCATTTCCTGCAAAGTTTCGACCAGTCGGCTCGCCTCGTGGACCAGGTGATTCGATGAGCACGCTCCGAGACCAGGGCGGATCGAGAAGTGGCGAGAGGCGTTACGCAAGAACTCCGGCGAGAGCATTGTGTCCGCGTCCATCGAGACGATGAGGTCCTCGTCGCTCAGCGTCGGCAGCAGCCACGCGAGCGCCTGATTCTGCCCACCGGCCTTGCGATGCTTGTTGTCCACGGTCTCGAACACTTCCGCACCGCACTCGCGCGCAATCTCTTCTGTCCTGTCGGTGCAGTTGTCGGCCACAACGATGATCCTGTCCGGCCGTCGAGTCTGAGCCAGGACGCTCTCGATCGAGCGAGCGATCACGGCTTCCTCGTTGTGCGAGGGGATCAGGACAGTGATCTTCATACAGAACTCGTCTTGCGGCACTCGGGGAAGGTGGAGCAGCCGTAAAATTCAGACCCTCGGCCAGCCTTGGCCTTGCGCCGGATCATCGGAGCGCCGCACTCGCAGCGCTTCTCGACGCCGATCTTGTCGAGGCGGTCCTGGAGGTTCTTGCGCCAGCCCTTGACGCGATGGACGCGCTTCGTGGTCGCTACCTTCACGATGTCACCGCTCGGCTTGCGCCAGAAGATCACGCAGCGGATCGCATCCTCGCCCACGTCCCTGCTCTCGCCACTCGGGGCGATGCCGGTATAGACGCGAAGGGAGAGGCTGAGGTCGTCGGTGTTCGCGCGCCGCGCGTAGACCAACTCCGTCACTCCCGGCAGGAGGATCTGTAGGAATCCCTGGTCGCCCAGGAAGTCCGCCATTTCGTCCTGTGTGATGTTTGTGTATTCGGCCATGGCCTAAGTATCGTCAGGAAACGACGAAGAACCATCCCCTAAATGGGGGATTCTGTCTCCATCTTCTGCATCCTCTCGATGCCGACCTTTGCGGCCAGCCGAACGATCGCGTCGTCCGGCTCAATGTCGTACTCGGCCAACTCCGTAAAGAAGCAGTCGAGCACGACATCGAGAGCCAGAGCTTCGTCCTCTTCGAGCCGAAGTAGGACGGGGAGGATCAGCGTGACTCCACGAGGGGATAGCGCCGGTAGAGACCCTTGAACGTCCGGGTCAGCGCGTCCACGAGCAGCAGGACGCGGCCGTGACGCCGATCCTGGGAGCCAGGGACTTCCTCGATGTCGCCAGCCTGAGCGACACGCAGTGCCAGCGCCCGCGCGAGCGGAGTCTTGAGCGCTTCGAGTCCGTAGTCATACCGGATCTTGTTGAGCGCATGCAGAGCATGCGGAACCGGCATGTATTGAATCTCCACGTCCTCGTCTCGCGACTCGGAATGGTAGTGCGTGGACTGGAACCAGTCCTGTGCTAGGAGGGTCATCGATGCCCTTCCTTTCGTGGTCGATTGCCAAGTAGAACCCTTGCGGTCTTGAAGTCAAGCGAGTATGCGATGCGCCAGAAGAACGAGCGCACGGTAGGCGCGTCGAGGATGAATCTCAGAGACCGCAGCATGAGAGAAAGAGGTAGACGGGAACGTTGTGCCGCAGGGCTTCGTGCGTGAGCCATTCTCGCAGCGTCATGCCTTCAACGGCCTTGGCGGTCTCGGGGGATGCGTGGACTTCTCTGCCTCGCGCAGCGGTCTCGGCTTCGGGGCAAGCAACTTCTCGACCGGACCATGGCCGTCCTTGTAGACGTACCCTGTTGGCTTATGGGGAGCGCTGTGCCAGAAGTAACCCTCGGGCTCACCCTCGCTCTCGCCGTAGACCATGCGCCAGGACATCCCTCCCCAATAGTCGATCAGGTTCGCGATGCCGTGGAAGATGCGACCATCATCGTCCTCGGCCGCGATGTTGACATCGGGGTACCACTTCTGGCCGTAGCCCTCGTAGCCAGCGAAGCGCGCAATCTCGGTGACGAGGATGCGACCCCAAACGATGTTGCCCCAATGCTTCGCGCCGGTCTGGTCCTCGTAGGCGTCCTTGACGTACTTCGTCAGCCAAAGCTCGTACACTCTCGGCTCGGCCGTTTTGTTGCCAGCCTTCACTAATTCCGTCCGCTCGGGCGCTTGCGCGCCGTCGTCTTGCGCTTCCGCTTCGCGGTCGCGGGCTTGACCGGAGCCTTGCGCTTGATCCCCTTGCGCGCGGGCTTGACCTTCGGCTCGGTCGTAGCGATCCTCTTCGATCGCGTGCGCTCGCGCTCGGGCACTTCAACGTCGCCCTGCCGATCGCAGAACCTCTGGATTCTCCATGCCGGGAGCCATTGGTCTCGGACGCGGCGCTCGGTCGAGGGGACGCCAGGCTTGTCGTCACGGACGAACCGGACTTCTCTTACGCCATAGTGGCCTCGCCTCTCTTCCATGACTGTCCAATGGTGTCGCCAGCCGAACCAGCGCGACCCGATCGTGACCAACTCATTCGGCCGATCGGCGTCGTCTTTGACGTGATCGATCATTGATCCTCTGCCAACTCGGCCGCGTAGACCTCGGACTTGAGGTCGGCCTCCGCGTAGGCGCGCTGTACGGCTTCGAGAGGATTGCCGTAGGCCGCAGCCGCGTCTCGGTAGCCGTTGCGATAGGCGACCTTGACCTCACGCTCGACAGCCTCGGCCAAAGCCTCGGACACGATGTCAGCAAATACCTGTCTCGGCGTCATGATGATGACGCCTCGATGATCGTGCCGCCGAATCCCAGGTGCCAGTCAATCTCATCCTGGGTGGCGAGTCGGACAATGCCAGGAGCGCCATAGTACGGATCAGCCGCGCGCAGCCGCGCAGCCCTTGTGTTTGGAGCGTTGACGATCGCCTGGATGCCGCTGTTGTTCTCGAACCGAGTGCAGAGGAAGAAAGTCATGCGCACTCTGCCAGGTCAGAGAAGTAGATCGAGCATCGTCCGTAGGTGTCGCCCGTCAGAAGGTCACGAACGTACAGGAGTGGCAAGCCCGGACTGCCGCCCTTGCTACCCAACTCGCCTGAGTGGATTTCGAGGACCTCGACCGTGCGAAGGTTGAAGGTGTCGATCAGTTTGATTCCGACGCTCGGGAGCCTGCGCCTGAGCGGGGTTGCCCTCATACGTCCTGCCTGAATCGAAGGGCGACGGGGAAGCGGGGGATGCCGTCCGATGAGAGGTTCTGAAACTGGACAGTCACCATCTTGCCAAGCCACTTGTCCGGCTCGTTGAGGTACTGTTCCAGATCGTCCAGGCGACCGACCAACTTGCACTTGAAGGTCTTGCCAGGCTCAACCTCACAGTGGAACACGGCCTTGCCCTGCATCTTGCCTCGGCCCGATTCGATGTGGACCAGTTTGTACTCGGCGTCCTGGAACAGTTTGACCTTCTGTAGGTCGTAACTGCGGCCGTCGATCTTGTAGCGGCCGTCCAGGTTACGGAGCATGAGACCTTCGTAGCCCTGGCCCATGAACTCCCCGAACAGCGCGACCATTTCGTCCTCGTCTGCAACCTCGATCGTCGGAACCGCGACCAGCGCGCCTACGCTCTGCTCCGAGATAGCAGCGATAGCCTCCGCGCGAGCGGACTGCGGTGAGTCGTTCACAAGGTCGTAGATCCAATACTGGACTACCTCGCTACCAGGCTTAGGAGTCTGCGAGCGAATGAAGCCCGTCAGGTCCTCGAAGTTGTCGTGGTAGTCGTGGTTGTAAAGTTCGCCGTCGAACACTCCGCTCGTCGCGCCGATAGACCGACACAATGATTCAATGGCTCGGCAGACGTGGGGCAGTCCGGTGATCGGCTTGCGCGTCCGGGAGTACAGCCGCGCCTCGCCGTTCTGATAGACGGCGATGCAGCGGTGTCCGTCGAGCTTCGGCTGCGCGAGCGCAGGGAACTTGATCTTGTGGCCGTACTTTGCGAACGGATGCGCGAGCATGGGAGCCACGCCGCCGACGATGAGCGCGTCCGTCTTGCCCTCGCGCGCTTCCTCGATCGTCTTGACGTAGCCCTTCTTGAGTTTTCCTTCCCACTTGCTCAGCGCCTCGGCCTCGGCCTGTTCAACCGCCGTGGTCTCGTTCGCGCGGCCCACGTTCTTGCCCTCGGTCACTACGTCCTCGGTCCGCTGAATCTTGCCGCCGACCTTGCCGTAGTCCGTCACGATCCAGCCGTGGCCGGACGTGTCCGTGCCCACGCGGATGGTCCATTCCTGGATCGATCCGTCGCTGGCTCGCTTGTAGAGAGTGGGCAGGGGAGTCATTTCCATACTCTCATCATCGTCCATCGGAGCCAGTCTCGCATCCTCCGAAAGGGGGATCTGCTCTCACCCGAAAGGGGGATCTTGATATTCGAGCCTGCCGAACACAGGAGAGAGTCGGCAGGCTCGATCTTGTCGGCCCAGGAAGCCACAGGAGCCGTTCTCAGGGCTTGTCCTCTAGCGGCTGGACTCGGAGCCACAGAGCCGCGCCAGCGCCCGTAACGGTCACTAGAGAGGGGTCTATGCCCAACTGCTCGACACCTTCCAGCAGAGAGGCTAGGGTCTCGCTCGCGCGGGGCAGTAGAGCGCTGCCGGTCTCCTGCAAGCGGGTCAGGTCTATGTCCCTCACAGCCGCCGCCACGTCATGCCGAGAGAGACCGTGCCAGCGCTCACGGCCAGGATGATGCCTGCCGTGTAGTGCGTCGTGGCCGCGCATACGATCGCCGCGATGGAGAATACGAGCTTCGCCGGATCGAACGTAAGGCTGTTCAGCCCGTACCGCTCCATGAGTCGATAGATCATCGCGCGTACATGAGGCGCATGGCCTCGTTGCAGGTGTTTCGCCATACGTCGCGCACCATGTTTCGCTCAGCGAATCCGAACGGCTGATCTTTGACATGGACCCCGTAGCCTGCGAGCGTCACGTCCAACTCCTGGACCATCTCGGCCGCGACCCACAGAGACTTGACTGGAATGTCAAACTCGATGATGGTCTCATGCTCGCAGCCGCTCACGACTGGCACGCTGCCGATCGCGATTAACTCCTCGATGATCCAGCGCAGCGGAGGATCGCCAACATAGTCGTCATGCTTGACAACAACCTTGTCCCGATACAGCAGGACGGCATCGCCCTCAATCTCTGCCTCGCCGTCGCGCTCAACCAGTCCGGCCGCAGCAGCTTCCGCCGCGATCGTTGCCGGGTCGCCCTGAATGTCGCCGGACGCCGTTGCGTACTGGTCGAGGAAGTCGCGCAGCGCGGTCTCGGTCAGAGCCGTGGCGATCACAAGTAACTCACTTCGCCGGTGTAGTCATAGCGCTTGCCGCAAGACTCACACTGGACGTAGCGCTCGCCGTCGCCGTTCTCGCTCAGATCGTCCCATCCGTCAGGGTAGACAGTGAGCACGCCGTCCTCGAATGTCGCGCCAGAGGATCGGACGTAGCCGTGCTCAACGTCGCGCCAGTTGTCGCAGCCGCAGGAGCACTCGCCGGTCTTGGGCCACGGTGCGATCGGCAGGGCTTCGTTCTCGGCCCAGGTCGCAAGGGTTGTGCTATCAGGACTCGGAAGTCTTGCGCTCATGATGCCCTCCGTCCGAACAACTTGGCAAGGTTCTCGTCCGCGCGCACCATGCGCTTGCACTCCAAGAGCGTCAGCCCTTTGAGCATGAGCGGGTGAGCCTCATAGGCGTCCACGTAGGGCAGGTGGATGAGGGACAGAGGGGAGTGGCGGTAGATCATGTACTGCGCCCTGCCGTCCGCCACGCCGAAGCTGATGACCTTGCCGACGATGTTGCCGCGTAGCCTCGTGCTATCGCTGTTCGCGATGCACCACTGGCGCACGGCCTCTTCGTGTTCCTCGCATGCCGCGAAGTAGGCATCCGATCCCTGCGTGATGCAGATGTCGAAGTCCGGCTCGGGCAACCCTTCCGGCAGGCTGTAGACCTTGGCAGCCATTAGACGGCCTCGATCAGTTCAGCCGGACAGCGGGTCTCGCCGCCGAAGCGTCCCTGCACAGAGTCCATCTTGACAACGACCGTCTTGGCGTTGACTTTGACGACATTTGCCTCGACTCCGATGAGGTACTTCGGCCGAACCGCGTCAGTGAAGCGCACGCGGTCTCCGGGCTTGTAACTCGCAGCCGCGATCTGAGCGGCCACGACTCGGCGCGTCTTGAAAGCGTCGTAGATCGCGCGCTCATCGCCGTC